GCGGATAATTGCTAAAAGAGGTTAGCGCAGGATTGCCATCATTTGTAGAAAGCCCTGCATTTAAATCAACTTGTGTATTTTGACCCATTACAATATCCCAATGTTTATTATATAAAACAACACGCATGTTTCCAAAGTTATTATTTGGATCTGTTCTAAGATTTATAGCGTAAATATTCACAATTTCAAATTCTCTTGTTAGGTTAACTTCAATATATTCAGCGGGTTTTGAAGCTGATATAAAAGCATCTTCTACTTCGCGTTCATAATATGATCCATCAACAATAGTGTAAGAGTTTGTATTATTACTTGTGGAAAATGTTGGCTTGTAGAGTGCTACATTAAACCCATATGAATCTATTGCGATAAGCTGTGATAGCTGTATAGGTTGTGAACCTGACAGTTGTTCGACTCTTATATACTGAGCGAGTATTCCACAGCCTGTTTTTCCGAGTACTGGATCTCTCTGAATTATTTCAAGTCCAGCATTTGGATTTAGATATGATTCAGTTCGATCTTTTCTGAAATCAAGAATATCAACCCCAAATGAGGTAGCAAGCTGTGATACGAGTTGTACTCCAACAACCTTATAGTTCGAATCCATTAGCTGAACTATAACACCCTGTGCCGATTTATTATAGCCTGCTGTTACAATGTAAATAATAGAATTTATTTCATAGGGATCTCCGAGATTTAGTATTAAAAAGTTGCGTTCTTGGATGCCTGCATTTGAAACAAAGGACGCGCTCGCCAACTTCTGACGATATTTTGTAAAAAACATTTGAAGCCAATCCGAGTCTGACATCTTAGCCTCATATACACCATCCACTGCATATGATGCATTTTGGCGAACACTATCATCTACTGTAAATGCATCTGCCTCTAAACTCACATTATTACCACTAGAGTCTACTGCAATAATCTGTGAAATATAGAGTGGTGTCACTGCATCTCGTGGTATAATACGAATATACTGTGCCATTATGCCCTTATTTAAGGGTCCATATCGAATCGGTAGTGGCTGTAAGGGTGCATAGTTGCTTAGAGAGGGACCTCTAAAATCGGCGTACATAATTTGGTTATTTGTAGGAAACTCTTTTATCTCCTGTCTTGCTACCTGATTTCCCTGACAATCTGTTAGTTCGATTCTAGTAGAAATCTGGGCTGAATCATATGACATTGTAACACATGTAATATCTGCCATATAACCAATCGTTATTATCGTATTTCCAGAACTATAGTTTATAGTCGCGCCTGTAAAAAGGTTGCGACCAGTTGATTCTACAATAGCAGCATTTGTATCAGATGTCAACACTCTAAATGGTATTGTTATTGTATCACACATTGTTCCGAAAGCGCCATTCTTAACTACACTTGCTTCAGGAATGACCGCAACTGGATAGTTTGACTCTTCAGGAATATAGCGGAAATCGAAGGATTCTTTCTCTTTACTCCCTTGAAGTGGGCGCGTAGCAAGAGAGGTACCAAGTTGTCTGAATAAATCAATATTAATATTATTCGTTAATGAAGGAATATCAGTACATCCATATACATTTATGGCACAGATCTCATGCTCCCACTGCAGATCTATAATATAGCTCTGGATAGTAGTAGTAGAACTTGCTACATAGCAAGAACTATATGAAACAGCTATATTTCTATTACTTACACCAAGATAGGCCTGAGTCTGATTTGATGTGGCTGTCACAGGTTTAAAAAGTGCTATATCACGCCCATTTTTATCAATAATTTCAATCTTAGAGAATCCGAAGCTACCTGGCTGTGTCTGGATAAGGCGAACATAGCGAGTAATCAGACCAGCTATACCATAGTAGGGCGGCCATAATGGTTCCATAGAACAATTCGAATCTACATTGAACCCAATAAAGGGTATAATCTCTTTACGATTATTTGTAAGAACATTGGTCTCAGTAGCAAGTAGTTTATCCTCTGTATATAATTGGACTTTGAGACCCTTCTGATAGTTATTTATATCTGATGTATTATAAATATGAACTGCAGTAACATCAGATTCTGAGCCGAGATCAATTTCTACATAGGTATTATTATCAGTAATTACAGGACTCGTATAACAGGCAGTAATAGGTAGTGCCTGATAATAGGTTCTATTTACAAGTGAAGCTGGTATTGGTGTTGGCTGACCTCCTGTAAAAAATCTTACCATTTTATTTATAGCAATATTATTACGATTAGAATCAATAACTGCTAGCTGACTAAATATAAATCGGTATAAAGCGTTATCAAATACAGGAGCCACTGTTGTTGTCTGTGGCACTGTTGTTGTTGTTGTACTAGATGCTACAGTAGTTGTTGGACTTATTAAAGGTATTGGGGCAACCTGTGTGTATAAATATGATGTAATTGTTATTGGTATTTGTGCTGGTGGTGTCATTCCATTTCCATCTGACTTTAGAATTAACCAAGTAATAGTAAAATATTGCCCGTTTAATAGAGTAATTATTTGATTAATTGTTTGAGATATTGCAACTCCTGTTGTTACAGTATCTTGTAGGATATCATATGAATTATAGATATTAAAGATTAAACCCCAAAAATAGACGTTTGAGTTGTAGCTTATATTAAAATTCAGTGAAAGATCTTTGCCTGAATCATTTACAAAGTTTTGTATGCTACTGCTATTATTATATATAATATTATTAAATAGAGTCAAACCTCTAGGCTGCCATGCAGTATTGTTTGCTGTCATAATTTCACCAGGTTTTATTTGGAGTGGATTTCTTTGATTCTGGTAATTTCCAGTTAGAGTATCATAGAGTAAATTCAAATATGTATTTAATGCGGAGCTCACTATTGAATAATAGAGATCTGAAGGCTGTAAAGTTAATGTAAATGTTACTGGTAAATTAGTATAGATTCCAGATGCCACTGTAATATTAGAAAATGTTATAGTAAAATACTGATTGTTTAATAAAGTGATTGTCTGGTTAAAAGTCAATGCAGTAGGAGTTGTTACTGTACTTATTAATGTATTTGTTGCATTATATACTTTAAAAGTGAGTGCAACATTAGTAGTTGATGCTGCATTCCATCCGATCATATTAAAGTTAAATATCGCATTATAGCCTGTATTATTATTGAATTGATTATTTATATTAAAGTTTGTAAATAGCCCTGGAATATTATTTGTAGCACTCATAATGCTTGTATTTGTAAATGTGAATGGTGTATTATTTTTTATGTATTTACTATTGATTCCACTATAGAATTTTCCAGTAACATTGATCGAATCTGAAAACTTGTAAGATGTTATTGTTAATGGAATATTATTTGGAGCAACAATCGTGCTCTGATTTCCATTCTTAATGATTACCCATGATACAGTAAAGTATTGATTATTTAATAGTGTAATATTCTGTTGAATGGTTTGAGAGTTTGACATGGCAGTTGTAATTGTTGATAAAAGCACTCCAGAAGAACTATAAATATTAAAGGTGAGGCCCCAGGTAGCTATTTTATTGTTTTGTATAGTTATTTGACGAGTATCATTTTGGTCTAGTGAACCAAGTGTGCTTGGTGCTGCACTAGCATTAAATCCCATACTAAATATAATTGCCAAATTACTGCCTGTGTTATTTATATAATTGTTTGAGCCCCCCCCTCCTCTAATAGTTGCAAATAGATTATTACCGTTCTCATTATTAGTAAATACTACATTTGCACCTCCAATATATGTACTGTATCCAATAGGATCACCAGACCTTATTAATAGTGCATTTTGAAATAGAGCAGTGGAAGTATCATAGTATGTAAATCTAGGTGTTATTGCTGGAGGAAGTATTGTTGTAGGATATACAATATTATTAATGAATCTGTATGTTTTTATGAAAAATTGTACGGTTGATAAAGATACAAAACTTCCTGTAAAAGTCATATAATTCGTTGCTAATAATATAACTGATTGTGTAAATGCAGTTACTGCTGTCGCAGTAACTATAATACGATTTTGTAGAACATTTGAAGAATTATAAATACTAATTGTAAAATTAGAGATGGATCCAAATCCGAGTGGTAAAATATTTATTGTTAATAGTAAATCAACCCCAAAAATATTATCAATCTTTGAACGTCCAGTATCATAATAATTATAAATACTTGATAGTAGCCCAGCAAGTGAAATCATTTTTGTAACTGTGTTTGTAGATGAGTATTCAACAACTAATGTATCATATGGCATTTCTACTATTGTCTTTAATACTGGACTTGGGGTTATTGGATTACTTGTTAAAAAGCTTGGGTATACTGTCAATGTTATCGGTATTGCATTAAAAGTGAATGAATTGCCATTTGATATTACCCATGTGATTGTAAAATATGTATTTGCTGGTAAACTTATATTTTGATTAATTGTTTGACTATTTTGTATAGGTGTAGTATTAGTTGAATTTAAAATACCCGCGTAATTATAGACATTAAATGTAAGACCCCAGCCATATATTGTTGGAGATTTCCAGGTCATATTAAAATTAACTGTTAAATTGAAACCTGTATTATTTAAAAATTTACCAGAGTTTATATTAGTAAAAAGATCTGTATTCTGTGATTTAATTTTAATATTATCTGCTGTAAACAGTTCATCATTTTGTATAGTTTCATCTAAATCCTTATAATTAAGTTGTACTATATCATATATATTATCTGAATTTGAAATATATGGATAAACTGTGAATAGTATAGGTATAGGATTTATTAATATATCCAATACATTTAAAATAACCCATGAGATAGTAAAATAATTACCATTAAATAGTATAAATGACACATCGATTGTTTGAGATGGCGCAATTGAGGTATTAACAACATTTTGTATTCCTGCTGAGTTATAGACTGTAAAACTAAGCCCCCAAGCTGAATTTGTTTCAGATGTATATTGCATAACACAGTTAACTACTAGATCTTTTCCTGAATTATTTGTAAACTGTCCTGAATTATTAAATAAACCTGTTGACTGTGAAAGGTTCGTAATATTTATCCCTCTAATTTGTTGATTATTAATAATTAGATTTGTATTAGTGTCTGCATAAGAAAAAGTGATAGTATCATATACTACTATATTTCTACCTACAAGTGTTTGATTTGTTGGGGCTGCTTGAATTACTGGAGTACCTACATTTACTGAGAAGGAATATACTGTTAAGCTTATAGGGATTGCATAGGGGTCTGGTATATATGTACCAGATCCATTTGAAAATATCCATGATATGGTAAAATAATTATTATTTAATACAGGAATATTTTGATTAATTATCTGGGGATTTATTACAGGGGTATTAATAGTTGTCTGAAGTTCATCTGAGGAATTATAAACATTAAATACAAGACCCCAATTTGAATTAGGTGAACTCCAATACATGTTAAAATTAAATATTAGATCACTTCCACTATCATTTGTAAAATGTGCGTTAACGAAATCATTAAATAGGGATGAAGACTTTTTAGCTATATAAAAATTTATGCCTGCATAATATCCTGTAGTATCTCCAATTTTATCATTTGTTAATATGGCAGAATTTGCTCTTGTACTTGTAAAGTATAATTGTATTGTGTCAAAGAGGGTTGTATTGATTTGATCTAGTATATTTTGCGGTATCCCTGTCGTTGTAGCTACTGTTGTTGTTGCCGCGAGTGTTGTCGTTGCAGCTACTGTTGTCGTTGCAGCCGTCGTGGTTGCAGGAAGATTTGTATTGGTAGGCACAGAAGCATATATACGCACAAATCTCGCTAGAATACCACAGGTTCCATTGCGTAGAGGAACAATATCAAGAGGGCAGTCAACCTGCGAATCATCTGTAAAATCGAGTGTCTCCTTCTCCGTATTCTGTGTCAGACTCTGTGTTGCAACTGTACTGCGTGATTCATCTGCAATACTTATTTGAATTCCAGCGCTTGTATACTCATTCATGAATTTTAAATACTGAATGGCCGTTATATCATAGGTGTCTTCAAGATCAATCGTAACAATCTTCGAGAAGGGTACATTTGCACCCTCCACCGAGGGTGATACAAACATATATCGCGTGTAAAAATGACTATTCATTGATTCAACCATTGACATAAACTTCTGACGCGAATAGTTTCCATTTGTTATATAATTCAAATCGGCAGCATGTAATCTCTGAAGAAGAGCAGGTATTATAGTTGCCTTCTTACCAAAGGCGACATTTTTTCCAGTCTTATCTATCACAACAATCTGCATAATTTCGAGGTCATTATCAGCCTTAGAAATCTGAATATATCTACCGCGTACTCCACATGAGCGCGTATCAGCTGTTGTTGTTGGAGCAATAAAGTCTGTATTTGATCGCAAGACTACATCTGGTTTCATTAGAGTTATTGAACTTTGACCGATAGTTGATACACACACCTCAGTTGTTGTAGTTGGAATTATACTATCAGCCGAGACTAATCCAGCACTACGTCTATCTAAATATATATATGAAATAGAAAATGGTAAAATAGATGATACGATAAAGTTATTATTATTTAAATCTTGATAGGCGACTGGGGAATTTAAAAATATGAGCTGCGCTGGATCAAGTACATTATTTAATATGTATTCTAACCGCGGCCTAAAAACTTTTTCAACATAGACCTTTTTAGTATCAAGTAGCGTATTTACTTCCTGAACTAGAAGATCATATATATACTGGAGTTTATGAAAGTCATCATCATTAAGAATAGTTTCCTTAACAATCCCTGGTGGGGCCAGTTTCAAATATGACTGGTGCTCGTAAACACGACGCACCTCTTTATATGCTACCTTATTTAAATATTCGCTTGAGATATAGTCATAAAGGGGCTGAAATAGGGGAAAAAACTGGTCGATAACATATCGCTTTGTACTAAGACTAGAGACTTCAGCACTTATTTCACTTCCTAGAGATGATATCGCAGTTAGCATCATAATATTATCAGTTGCAATTTGCAACTGTTTCATTGTAGTATCTGCAGTCATTTGTGTTGATATTGCGAGTAACATACCTGTCATATTAGAATAGTCATAACTATATAGAGTACTAAGACTTGTTGCAACATCGGCACTAGATTGATCGAAGGCAATTGCATTTTGGTACATTATCTGTAAGGGTCCTGATAGACCTGTTAGACCCGTAAAATCACCTTTTTGCATATTTCCAAGTACAGTTGAATAATCCGATTTCTGTATAGCAGCATCTGCAATAGCATTCATATTATTTGTTATATTTGTCTGTATTGCTGCCTGATTTGCAGAGTATGAACTAACATAGGCCTGATATTCATTAAAGGTCGTATTTGCAAGACTTATTTGATTATTAAGTGATACCACTGTTTGGGATGCAGTACCAATTGCGGTTTTTAGACTGTCGGCCTTCTTCAAATATGTATTCATATCGCGATCATACTGAGCTAATACTAAGGTGCTCGTAACGCTAGATAATAAGAGTCTATTATAAATCTGTAATGAATCTACAAGTTGATTAGTCGATTCGCGCCTATCAGCTACTAGGCCATTATATATTTGTGTTTCGGCATCAATCTGAATATCATATATTTTTGAAATAGTTAAAACATTTGATGCACTTTCAATATCACCACCAGATTGCATGTTAAGTGTATTTAGATTTGCTAATGCAGTCTCATGTGCGGCATTTTGTATAGCTACAAGAGTAGATAGTGTTCGATAGAGTGTATCAAGATCAGCACTAGTTCCAGGATGACCGAGCTGATTTTTAACTAAGGTAGAAACCTCATAATTAACATTATCCCCATTTGATGCCTCCTGTATGAGATCATTGACAATATGTAACATTGCCAAACTTGAGTTTAAGGCGACAAAGGTGCTTGCCTCGGTGTAATTTGCCATAGCCAGATTTTGTAAGTGTAGATTATGTAAATATATAGCTTCTAGAGCTGCCACTTGTGCTGCAGAACTTACCTTATATGTATTATATTGGCTTGTAGATAGATTATATAGTCCAATTTCAGTAGACAACCAGTTCATAGTACTTGTTATCTGTTCGATCAGCATTGTACTATAGGCAATTGCCAGTGACATATTTACTGTGATTCCTGAAAGCGTACTTATATCCGACTCATCCTGTGAAATTATTGATGTTTGTAAGGTACAGATATTTCTATTTTGTGCTTCAACTTGTAGCCCCATAGCCGTTGAGCGTGAATATTGTTCTGGTAAAGCGGTGTAAAGTATATATAAATCTGATATTGCTCCTAGAGCGGTACTATGTAGCATGAGATCTGAAATTGAGGAATACGATTTCATTATAGACAGGCCTAGCATAGTTGATTCATAAATATACTGGGTATTACTACTAATGTATTCAGATTCAATAGTGCTATATGATGATAAGAGGCCACTGTAGGTACTTTGAAGCTTTGTACTAATATTATATTTAGTCTGATAGGATGCAAGGGTGCTCGCCTGAATATACTCAAGAAGCGGAAGAGCTGCATTATCTAGAACAATTCGTGTACTAAGACCCACGAGAGAACTTATATTACTACTAATTTGTTCTGAATCATAGTTATTCTGGCTTTCAGTATCAAATATGTCAAATCCAGATGAAGAGACATATGACTGAAGATTGCTTACCATATTAGCTTGAAATGAATAGGTTTTTTCAAACTGATTATTTAGAGCTGCCTGAATCGTGGCAATATCGGCATTTGTACCCTTTATACTTGATACATCCTCTGCAGATATTGAACTTATTCCGATGATTGTATTATTTATATTTTGTAGATTATTTATAGCTTGTGATGGGGTAATATACTTATAGAGCGATTGTAGCTGTTCTATATTATATGTCCCCCCCTTCCATTTCTTTGGAGTAAACATACTGCTCTATACAACTACTGGGAAAAAGTATTTATGTTTAGACCTGTGTCAATACCGCCAATTAATTAAATTAATTATTTGGCTGTATTTAGAGTTACTTTAACTTCTCGTTCTAACCATTAATGAAAGAAACCAGTCGGCAGTATATTTACATCACTAATTGTGTTTGGAATTCCACTCGATAAAACGAGTGGATACATTGTGGGGTTCAGTCCATAGTTCAGCTGTGGAAGTAGCTCATATTCTGTCTTGTCCGTGTTAAATGGTCCAAGATCTGTGCGAAGTGAATCAGGGACAACATATGAAAAAATATTCAACCCCTGTAGGATTAAAAGCTGTGGATTTATAATTCCAAATAGGGTAGACAACTGTTGATTCCGCTGTAAAATATCCAAGTTTATACTATTAACTCGCGAATTTAGAGTCGCCATCTGGAAAATGTATTGACTCTGAACTGCTGCATATTGTGTAGGATCCTGTAGAACGCTAATTTCATAGCCAGTAAGAGTAGATCGGGTAGATACAAAGTTTTCCTTGTCGCTGCGCTCAGTTTCAACTGTTTGAAGAAGCATCGCAAACCTTGTATCAAGTGTGTTGAGTCTATCAATAATACTTTGAATATTTGTCTGTAGAGTACCATATGCAGTTCTCTGAGCTGCTAAGGTTGCCTTCTGAGTTGCACTCACACTACTCTGCAGCTGGAAGGTGATCGCATCAATTGCAGTATAGAGATTGAGTTTCTGGATCAGTAGTTCTGATGCAATATATCCAATAAATGAATTCCACTCTTGAACTCCATATTTATAGGCATCTAGTTCATTATTGAGATCAGTTTTAACATTTATATAAAATGTTGTCGCATTTGCAGTTAGATCTGTGAATTGTCCTCCTACTGTTCCATTTAGACTGTGAATTTCATCATCCAGTCCATGCATAGTACTTAGCTTAATTCCCTTAATAGTACTATATCCATTAATTGAACTCTGCGCGATACCTTCTAGTGTCGAATATCCAATATAAGATTGCATATATATCCCAATACTTATGTTGTAGAGTGAACTCTGTGTGCTTAACATTGAAAGCGTAAGAAGCGTACTTCTTAAGAACCTACTCAACATATTTTCAGTATAAATATAGCTTGAAATTTCAGAATTTATTCCATTATAGGTTGAAATATCATTTAGATATATTGTTGAAAGACCTGCGAGTGTCGATAAGTAGTCATGTTCCATTATATCCGCGATACCAATACGAGTTGATAAGCCACTCATTGTACTTATCACACTTGACTGATTCATCTGTGCCAAATAATATGTGTGCTGTGCTGTTGAGATGTTATTATCAGCAATATCTAGAATTGTTTTGAGTGTAACTGTTTCGATTGTAGTCTGATCCACTTCTAGCGCCGAACGCGTCTGTGAAGCACTATACATTAGACTTGACATTGATGATAACATGATTAGTAGCGTATTATATGCTAGTTCATCACCAGGTGGAGGTGTTGCATTTATAAAAGTGTCAATATCACCACCACCCTGCATTGGATTACCGCCCGTTTGGTGTACGCCATGGCTAGCTAATAATGCCCGCAACTGATTTTCAGTTCTGTTATATTCCATAATAGTGCATAGCTCCTTTGAGACTGCAGTACGATAGTCATATGTGGCCTTCGCAGTTGATACCTTTAGATTTGCAATATGAAGTGCAGTACTTGTTGAAATATAGTTATATAGCTGTGTTGACTGTAGATCCATCAGACTGCTAAGATATTTATTTGTGCTTGTAAATAGATATTGTGAAATAGATAGGTGGTGTGTGCTAAAGTTTATATAATCTTCCAGTAGATGGCCATAGACTGAGCTTGTTGAGAAATAGCCACAGGTGGCCGTAGACATAATAGATGAGTTTAGCTCTAGTGCATGCAGTGTTGATTCGAGATTATGTATAGCAATGTTGTAATCATATTCGTATTGGAGATAGCTTCTCAGCTTACCCTGATAGGTCGAATTTTCATTTGCAATAATCTCATTATTAGTCTGTATACTATTCCAGATTGAGCTATATTCGCGCTGATATCCTTCCACAGTACTTATATAAATACTCGATAGAGTACTAAGTGTTAATAGTTCGGCCATTTTTGAACTAAGTGTTGACTGATCATTTACAAGTGTAGCCTGTGCCTTGCTGTAGGCTGTTGCTACACTGATATAGTCGGCATTTGCAGTATCATAAGCATCCTGAAATCCACCTGGAACAGCATCAATCTGAGTCTGAATTCCAGCAATTGCTGCCTGATTTGATGCAATATTTTGATTCTCATTAGAGATCTGCTGTGTTACTGCGGCGATTAGTGTTGAGATTTGGCTGATACTTAGACTCGTAACTTCATCAAAGGATGACATATGTGCCAAAGATGCAATGGTTGATAGTGTAGAAGCCGAAATACTTGATATAGTAAGAGTGGATGAATCTGCTATTGATGAAATAAAGTTTCCACCCTCTTGAATCTTTCTTACTCTTCTTCCAGGATTATACATTCTTCTAAAGAACTAGACTATTTCTTTAGACATTTAGCGTACTGAGGTTAAGTACTCTGTGCGAGTTCCTTCAAAACTGCCATCTGTTCGTCAGCAATCTCCCGCATTTTAAAATATGAGATAGTATCATACTCCACGGGATTATTTGAAATAATCCCAGTCACTCTCGGTTCTATCTCAAACTCCTTATCAAGCTTGGCCTCCTTCTCAGGATCAGGATTCTGAAGTAAAATCGTCTGCATTGCAGTCCTCTTTCCAGTGAGCTCCAGCCACTTCTCGCGGATACTATCATTATTCTTTAAAAGTTTTAAGCGTAGTTCACCCCGTATATCAGAGCGAATATTTTCATAGGCCTTTAAAATCGGCGCCAGATCTGTTTCGAACTCAATCAGTTGATTCGTAGTCTCATCCATCTTAAGTTTCATATTATTAAGTACAACCTGAATACTATTCAAATCCATCTCTTTGAATGATTCAATCGCCCCAGAATAGGCCTGCCCCTGGAATCCAACAAGTAAAAAGCGATGTTTCTCCTTCAGTGCTCCAGTCGGTCCGAGAAGTTCTGCTGCAATCTTGCCGCCGATTTCAGCGGAAGTATCAATCTGTTGCCAGTCCCGCTGGACCGACGGATTCTTTAGCTCCTTGAAAATATTTAGATCAATACTGAGGCCCTTTATTACAGGCTCTCCCGTATTTATTATCGGTCTCTGCTTAATATATTCTGCATTTTCGGGTAATCCTAGCCATAGATTCATGGCATCTCTGTAAGCCTTGTATGAATCTTCCTGATTCGATGTCTCGCGAAACTTCTGCGTGTACTCTGTGCGTTTTATGCTCTCACGCGTACTAAATACTCTGGGAATATCCGTCTGCTCGATTTCTCTGATTTTTATCAAGAGTGTATTCAACTCTTTTATCTGATCCTTCTGTGTCTTAATCCAGTTCGGATACTCTGTAGTGTATTCTGGGCGGACCTTTAGAGTATTTTCTAAGGCAACCAATCTATGTAGAAAATCAACCTTATATTTAATCATCAGTTTCAAGAGGCGATCGAATTCCGGTGCACCGGTTATTTTCAGATTCTGCGCGTCAGCCTGGAAGGTCGCCTTTACAGATGCAATCCGCTGCTCGATTTCAACAACAGCGGCTGTTCGGAATTCTCTTGCAGTATTATCAATAGCCTCAATATCATTTACAAGGTCTGTTGTGACCTTAATAGATTCAGTTATTGCCGCGAAAGTACCTGCAACCGATTCGATCACATTTTTCATTTTCAGGTCGAGCATATCAATCGTTATCTTTAGCGCGCTCGTTAACATCATAGCATCTAAGCTCGCCTTTATAGATTCAACGCTCGGCTCGTATGCTTCATAGGTCTCCAAATCGGCCAGAATCTGATCGTTTGCACTACTAAGAACTTCGTTCGGTCCCTCCGATGCCTTTTCACCGAGTTTCTTAATATTTGTATATGTATTTTTTATCGTATCAATACATTCGAGAATATAATATTTATTTGTGCTATACCGATTTAATATAATTTTTGCCGACTTTTTCATTTCGATCTGACTGCGCGTATCCTGTACTGAAATATAGGGGTAGGGTGTAGCCGAGTTCTGTGAATTCTTAATTGTGGGCGAATCTTTTAGTAAAAATGCGGATGCCTTTTGCCCCTTTGCACTTGTGTAGATTACCTCTTGCGGTGGATTTAGAGCCCACTCCTCAGCTTCAATAAAATTGTTTTTCGGTGATAGAATCGGATATTTCGAGAGGCCGATAAAGACAAATGTTTTCACATCACCCTTCTCATAGGGTTGAACGAACTTTGAACGGAACACTGCATTAAAATTCAAAAATGGCTCTAACATTGCCATTTGCTCAACCTCCAGTGTGCTTGCGATTGAAACCTTTATATCTCCAAAGGCGCCGCGTATTACAATATTATTATCAATCAACATAATTGGTGTTTTCGCGAATTTACAGTATCCATACTCATTCATCCCTGGTGTTCCCCGTGAATTACATAGAACAGGGAGGCCTGTAACAATGTCTTTTACAATCCAAACAGAAGCGTCCGTATATTTAAAGGTCATTCTTGGACCCTTGTTTTTCAGATCAGACAGATTTAGTCGTTTGATCGACTGGACGCTATAGGGATTCGCTAAATAAACATCATCAATGTCGTAGGTATATCCCTTCGAATCTGTAACAGCTTTCACAAAGTATCCTTCAAAGTCGAGAACAGGCTCGAGATTCTTTTTAACAAAGATTGAGGCATCTAGTTCATTTATGAAAACACTGTACGCCGATCGTGGTGAATTTGTGAGAGTATCATATGGAATATAGCCCTCTCTCCACGGAACACATCCATAATATGTGCTGCCATAGGTCTCATCTAGTCCACTATAAATATAAAGCAATGTTTCACCATATCCTATCATATCAATCTTATCATCTGGAAATCCTGGATTCTGAACTTGAATTGGAAGAGGTCCCACATTCTGAATGAGAAAATATGAGCCGACTGGGATTGCATATTTGGGGAGTTGGATGGGGTACTGCGCGAATTCCACAACAAATTGGTGAATTCCGTTAATCTGATCTCTCCCAATTTCGAAGAGGCTATTGCCCTTGTGAAACCAGTAATTCGGTCGCCGCAGCTTCGCGAGAGAGTCAATTATAGATAGAGTGGGTAATTCATCAAGTATCTTATATTCCTGGCGGAGCCGCCGACCTTCCGTATCCTTATAAGGATGATATTGAATAAACATGAGATCCTCCTTACTGTATTCCATCGTCATATAGTTTGAAAAAAAGAAGTTATTATCAATATCTCCATCGGAATTTATAACACTATGGATATTTCCCTCGACATCTGTTACAATATAATTAATACCTGTTAAAACTTCATCAGATGAGTTCATCTTTCGAATATAGACTGTCTCACATTCAGATCTGTAAGTGTCCTTAACTGAAATTACAGGTAGCTCATCAATTGCAGTCATAACTGAAGTCCGTTTAGAGGCCTCAAGAGAGGTAGATATAGCAGTAATTGAAGTCATAAGAGTCTCGAGCAGACTCTGAAAGGTTTCCATATATTTCGTAATTTCATCATATCGCTGCTTGAAATGTGGAAGAAAGGTCTTCGCTGTAATTGGCTGAATTTGCTTATTTTCAATAGCCTTTACAATCGCCTCTAGTTCCTTTGTTTTAATAGTTGTTATATTCGCAATATATGCCATGTCTCCATCATATATCTGGTTTCGTATTCTTTCATATTGAGTCTGAATCTGGTTTAGATGTGTATCGCGATATTGTATCGAATATACAGTGCCTCCACGCCTTGTAATCTCACTCTCAGAAATATCAATTAGTGGCACATATTTTAGCCAGGCCTTTGAAATAATCTGTGTTTCAAGCGGTTTGAAAGTGCCAGTGAGAGTGGCCCATCCATCCCCTATCTTTTTAGAATTGTAGGAAATTGCATCCCAGTATACTTCAATTCTGTCCTCAAAATCCTTGTATATAGGCCCGTACATTTTCTGTCCGTTTAAATTAATCGCGGCAGATCTTTTGCGAAGAGTTTCGTAGAATTCGTGGGCTTGAATTTCCCGTTCCGTATCCTGGAAAATTTCCTCGGTCTGCTGTGCTGAAATTTCAGCCTCCTGACTCGCCACAATGGCTGCCGCGGCGGCCTCAATTGCGACCCCCCTGTCTGGAATTAGAGATTTCACATGTGTTTCAGTCTTCAAAAGTAATTGACTGGCCTCTGTAACCTTCTGTTTAATATAATCAGCTGTGAAAGGGACCGTTTGAAGGCTGAGTCTATTCACGGAGTCAAAGATTGACTCAAGTGTAATTGGCCCAGTCTTTTTACTAAGAAGAGCACCCTTCGAAAGACTCTGTCGGATTATAGAAAGATCATTTAGTTTGTCAGTAATCTCACCTCTGATAATATTTCCAGATGTATCTTCCGCCAGATGAGTGGTAGAATCCTTTAAGGAAGTCTCGAGTGTCTGAATATTTGAAATAACTGTTGATAGTACTGGTAGATATGATAGGTCTGGTAAATATGTATGATAAAAGGGGAGCATTTCCTGGGTATTATTTACATAGGCTAGATACCCCTCGACCTGCTGCTTTTCAGAACGGGTGAGTTCTCTTGAATAGACTATGATTTCCGAGAATTTTGATACATGTGTCGCCATGTATCCTGCAAAATCTGGACTGATAATAAGCTGATCGAAGGTGGGTGTGTAGTTAAAATTCACATTTGTGGATGTAGACCACATTGAATATTTGTTCTGAAGAACAATTGGGTCCTTCGTTACTAATTTAAATGAATTTGGGATGACACCACTTATATCATAATTCAGTGATATCTCATTTGGCGCAAGGAAGGTAGGAAAGGCCTGTGAATTAATACTATCAAGTTCAAACCGTATGAGTGAATTATTAACTCCTACAATTTCTGTAATTATACTGGTATCGAGTTTATTCTTGAAGAGTTCTCTGAGTTTCTCTTGGACTGTAATAGACTGTGTGCGAATATATTCGGCAATTGTACTGTATTTGAGAGATTCCTTATTTACTTTTACCCAAAGGGCAAGATCAGGAATTGAACTCGGTGAAAAGGTTGAAATTGAATTTACATCTTCAGCAAGAGATACAGCTCCTCCAGACTGTAATTTTCTCTTTTGTAATCTTATTTTACGAAGAACCATACTCTAACGTGTTGTACCGAATTTAAGCACTCCCCTGTGGAGAGTGCTTAAATTGGGTTATTATTTAACAAGACTAATAACACTTGCGCGTGGCCTTACGCCCTTGGCGGCGGCGCCGGCGGGCACCAGCTGTCTGAATGCAGGCGGGGTTCATCGAGCCCGCAGCATAAGGCTGCTGGATCATCGAACCGCCGCCAGGCGTTCCTACAGATGAAGTCCACTTAGGCACCTCATTAGAATATCCAGCATTATCCATCTTTAGAAAGGCTGAATCTACACCGCCTACGCCACCACTCTGCACGCCTGGAGCGCTGTACTGCACCGTAGTAACAGGGCCACCCTCGCAGCCAGCCTTCACCACCGGTACAAAAGGATTTGGCCCGTCTGTCGTGGCAGCTACATTCTGCGTGTAGCCTGCGCCACCGTGCTGTGAGCGGCGACGAGTAGGCCCACGACGACCCTTAAAAAAATGTAGTGACTTTAGTACACGCTTAGAAAACTCGGCAAATCTGCTCGAGACATGCTTAGTACGAGTGCGGCGTGAGCGCCGGCCGCCCCCAGCATATCCGGGAAGTCCACCTCTTCCTGGAGGCATATAACCAGTAATCGCATCAAACTTTGTTGCGGCCTGGCAGGCAGAGCCAGGTATAACCTCCTGTGCATACGGAGCAGCTCCAGGGGCAACCGAGGAGGATCCTAGAGAATATGTAGCGCTGTCTCCGCCACGCTGTCTGCGCCGCATTTTACGCGTAACCTTTTTGTAATTTTTCTTGGCCGCAGGCATTCCTACTGTAGGCAGACAAAAATTGATGAAGATAATATTTTAGTAAGAATTACTAATGAATGAGCTTGATCTACAAACTGAAATCTTTGATTTGCTAGGTGAAAAGGGAAGTTGTACGATCTGTCAAGAAGATTTTCAAGACGGAGAACGCGTTAGAGCGATTAGTAAATGTCAACATCTATTTCATATGAACTGTATCGATAGTTGGCTCGCAAAAAAGGGGTCCTGTCCTCTTTGTAGAACACATATAATCGATATCTGTAAAATTCAAGGAATCTATCAGAATATTATTAATCTTCATAGTACACTTCCAGTAGAATACTATCAGTCGTATAATAAGGTAGTCGAGTATATTAAAAATATTCTAGATCAGTCAAAACCACTTACAGATACTATTACAGAACTAAATCGTACGATTCTTACATATTGTATTATTGATAGTTTATTGGCTCGATTTAAAACGGCGAGCAAATTTAATAGTTTTAAGAAGGTTATACCAAACATTCTTGTAAATATTGAAATTGACGGAATTAAACCTCTTGTATTTAAATGCAATAGTCTAGATGAATTAAAAACTCGGAAAGAAGAAATGATTTATAAGATAAAGAAGGTTACATTCTGGGTTGGTTCAATTAACCAGGCCCCGCAAATTAAAGAAATCCGAAATAAGCTGAAAAATAAGTTTGAAGATGTTTTAGCGGCGGCTGGTATCTAGACGATTGATTTCGTAGCCACCAAACTCGGGTCTCCAGCGAATAGTAACCCAGATGTCGCCGGTCATTTTTCTCATTTCCTGTGCCAGAGAAAATGACTGGACTGAGGCGCGGCTAATTGGCAGACCCTGTTCGTCATAGAGATTGTAGATATCTGGCAGGGCCTCGATCGGCTTCGCGAGGGCCTTCCGCTCTACTTGCTGCTCTACTGGCTGCTCGATTGCAGGCTTATATTGTGGGCGTGGAGGTGGTCTGGGGGCAACTGGAGGATGGGTTACAGGATTAGCCTGGGGAATAATAACACCGCCTTCACCTAGAACGAGAGGTGCACGAGCAACCTCCTTTTTCTCACCGAGTTTATGCCACATCCGCCGGCGACCAGGGAGTTCAGGAAGAAATTCAATCATATAACCAGGACCAGCTGTCTGCAAATATTCTGCGATTGATTTCGGATTTAGAAGACTTGCAACAACGCCGCCGAGGAGGCGCGCATCAGGTACCCAGAGACGCTCAACGAACTCCTTCAGATGTTCGCGGCGCTTTGAGTAGCAGGTCGTGTCAAAAATAGGAGCACCCTTCCACATCCAGACATCCTCTAGGCGCAGAGTGTGCTGAATAGGGTCAAGAGTAGCTACAAAAACAGAGCCGCCACCATCACCAAGAGTGGGGCTGACGCGCATTCTAAGCGTGCAGGGATAACCCCCGTGCTTCCTCGTATTAATATAAACGGGGGCCTGTTGGCCCGGTAGAAAGACTAGAAATCCAGGATCAGCATTGCTGTCATTTTCTATCACATAAAACAGTCCCTTTTGAAGCGGCTGTTTCATGCGGTCAATATCTAAATGCTGACGAATAACAGTGCCTGATTCGGAACAGCGCTCAATGAGCGCTCTTGCCTTCTCAGCTACCTGATTTGGAGCCCGTTTTGCCTTAACTGCATGGCTATCACGGTGGCTATTGCGAATAGTACCCTCTTGTAGTCCTTGTTCCATTCTATATATATATAGAGTGCTTGTTGTTTAACCCTGTTGCACCAAAAACTAGCTTTTTTCAAAAAGCGCCTAAATCGTAGCATACTCAGATCCCGCGCCCATATCATTTGCCGATATACCCTCCATGAAGTTCCCTCCATTTTGAGCGAATTCAGGAGAAAAGCTATCTAATGAGGAGTTCACCGCCTCAGCAGCTGTTCCTGCACTAACAGACCGCTTTGTACCCGTATTATTCACACCAGGGCCGAATGACCGCTCAGGCTTCCGCATGTTATCATTTAGAGGTAGCTCGGAGTTTACCTCATCATAAGGATCCCGTGGCGTTTCCTCCGGGGACAGAGCAGCCCTCTCATCTGGAGAAGAGCCCTTATTCGGTGGCGCAGGCCCACTCTGGCTTACAACTCGGGGAGGCTCAGATGGAGGCTGCATTGAAATCGGCGCGACCCCAGGCGTATTTACATTAACAGTTGGAGGAGAACTCTGGAAACTGTCGACCTTATAATAGTACTTATTGAGTAGTGCTGTTATAAGAGGATATAGCACATATCCAATAAGAATTAATCCGATAACAAGAAGAGCCTTTTCAAACATCTGAAGCCTGCGGGGAAAAGAAAAAAGGATTTTATCCTCTAAAATAAGAAGTATGAGTGACGCCGTTGTTTCGTTCCTTTTAAATGAAGTAAAGGATCTAGTAAAAGATGCACTTGCTGACGGAAATCTCAGTTCGAGTGAGATTCTTAAGATTGCGATGGAGGTTGTGAAGAAGGCTTCTTCGGCTGTGGACCTCGCTTTCGAGGAGAAGAAGAAGCTTGTTGTAAAGGTTGTTGAGACTTCGTTGAAGTCACATCTTGCCCCAGAGCAGTTCGAGCAGACTGGGGCGCGTGTGGCACTAGAAATGCTTCCAACAGTCCTTGATATCGCGATGAAGGCTGCCTCGGGACATTTTGATCTAACTGAGAAGGTGGTTGAGAAGGCTGGGTGGAACTGCCTTTCCTCTTGTTTCTCTTTCGTAAAGAAGGAGGCCCCTGTTGCCGTGGATGATACGAAGAAGGTTGCGCTACAACTTCTTGAGCCTGTAGTGCCTTCTGGCTCTTCGGTCTCACCAGCTCAAGCGGCTCTTGATTAATATTTGTAATCGTCCATCCAGGAATTTCATATCCAGAATCAATTAGTTTTACAGAATATGATTCTGAATTTAAAAGATCAAACGGAATCCATTCGCCTAGAACTGACTTTAGATTTTCAATAACTTTACCGCCAGGACCCTGCTCGCGATCCTGAATTTCCCAGCAAAAAAGTCTAGGACTCTGTTCCTCAATCTCTAGCAATTCATACACAAAGGCCCCTGCATCATAAATTGTAATTTTTGATGCAGAAGCGAAGTCATTATTTTCCCTAGGAGTCCATTCGCGTTTATACATCTTACTGTATAAATGCGGAAATGGTTTAGACGCCGCCGCGAAGAAGTAAAATTGTAGGGCCCAAACACGAATAAAAATATTATAAAAGATATGCCGCCAGCCCGTTCAAAAGTAAATCATCCCGTTCTCTTTCTAACACCCGCCGGCGATGTTACACAGGGTTCAATTGTAGCCCCAGATGAACTCACTATTCCAGTCATTCAGGCACACTATAAGAAGCGCCAGCAGATTGAGGCAATCGGCACATACCCCTATAAGGATTTCACACTCTTTATCTTTGGCTCAATGAGCGGCAATGAAGATAAGCTTAATAAGCATCAGCTTCCAACACCATATGACGATACGAACTTCTATGGTGATATTATTATCGTCGCCAGCGAGTCAGAGGACTCCTTTGGTAAGGCAGTCGCCTTCACTCCTGATGACTATGAGGTCTTCTATACAAAGGCATTCGGTGGTCTAGAATCGGATGAGGAGGATGAGGATGATGTTGCCGAGGAAGCAAATGCAGATAAGGACTTTCAGGTAGAGGTTGAAGAGGAGGAAGAAGAGGAAGAGGAGGAGGAAGAGGAGGAAGAGGATGTTGAAGTTGACGGTGAGGCCGAGGTCGAGGCCACGGAAGAGGCGGAGACTGTTCGCCCTGTAAAGAAGGTAAAGAAGCGGAAGGCTGCTGCAAAGGCCAGTTCGTCATCGATCCTGGTTGGCACGGCCTCTGCCTATCCTGATCGCCCTCTGCTTTCAGAGGAGGAGCAGCTCCAGGAGCAACCCCTAACTGATGTTAACTCTCCGCCAGAAAAGTATCGCCTACAGATTCTTAAGGGCCTGCGGGAACTCTTTCAAAAGACACTGGTCGAGGCGAATATTCTCAAACTAGAGGTTTGTATTTATAATAGTTCCCTGAAGGAGGCGCGTAAGAATTCAATTATCCGAAGCTGGAGCTATCCTCTCTTCGTTCACCTCTATAAGATGCACGCTCGCCACATTGCGAGCAACTTCAATCCCAACTCTTATGTTGAAAACAAGGAGCTCTTTGAACGCTTTCAGAATGGGGAGGTGACCTTTGAGGATATTGCAAAGATGGATACCTATGAACTGTTTCCCTCTCGCTGGAAGGAACAGTTTGAACAGCAACAGATTCGCGAGAAGAGACAGCTGGAGGGCAACCGCTCGATGGCAACTGACATGTTCCTTTGTACTCGTTGTCATAAGCGCGAGTGCACCTATTATGAGATGCAGACTCGCTCTGCAGATGAGCCGATGACAATCTTCATTACTTGTTTGAACTGTAGCAAGCACTGGCGGCAGTAACGGCTAGTACTGAAGTTAAGTACCGCCATGTACTTAATTTAAGTACATGGCTCTGATGGCTAGAACGAGAAGCTAAAGTCGCTCCAATGACATAAGGCCACCTTGTGGCCTTATCCATGGGGAGTACTTAACTTCAGTACTAGCCGTTACATGGCGGTAACGCGTATAAAAAGATCCCATCTTTATACAATAAAATAATATAAAGATGAGTGTATCAGTGATACTATTAGGAAACACTGGTTCCGACCCCTTTCCATGCATAGACAATCTACCAGCTTTTTATCAACGAAAGCACATGAATACAGTTTTTGTTTCACTAGGCTGCTCGAAGTCGGCCCTAGCCGATCTCGAGATTGCTGAGCCACTTGGATGCCCTATTTTTGTTATGCCGGCTGGCGGTAATGAGGAGTGGGCCGAGCTCACGAGAGTTCTAAAGGCTCACAGGCGCGAGCCAGAGAATTCAAAGTATGAATTCACCGAGAAGGCAGAGTCAAAGTGGATTCTATCCAAGAATATTCGTTTCCAGGATTCACTTCCATGGTGGACCACAGGGGAGATTGATCTATCCGGCCAAAAAATAAAGACTCGTGATTTTCTAAGCTGGACTGAATCGATTTGTTCCACAATGAAGCTCAATGGCGATGTGCGCATTGATATTATGAAGGTTGATCTACCCGCTGAGCTAGAGCGCGGGGTTTTAATGTCAATGTTAAATTCGGGTATCCGCCCCTCATTCATTATGGTTAAGTGGAACAAGCTACCTAACTCGGATGTCGCCACAAGTATAACAGCGGGACAGCTCCATAACTGTGGATACCAGCTACTTGGAAAACTTAATAACAAGTTTATCTACTACTATAACGATAATGATGTCTACATGCTCTGCAACTTTGAGGATAGTTCTACGCCAAATCCACTAATAGCAACAATAGTTAGCAAGATCAAATATTCTAAGCAAAACCTAGAAGGGCCTAATGTTAGATGTGCACCACCCTCCCTCGCCCCTATTGGAGAAACAAATACTATTATTGAATCTGAAAAGACTGAACCAGCCCCGTCGAGCGTATAGTGATACAATATATGCTTTAAAAAGACTGATTACGGCCCATAAAAAACATAAGAAAATGATACATTCACCAGTTTCAACAAGTTCATCAGATGCAGAATCATTTTAGAGAATCATCAAGTCCGTCAGGCGCCAATACTCAAAGCTGCCATCAGGAATGGGGCGCTTAATAATAAAGGGAAGAAGGCGCTGGTTGAGTTCCAGTTTAGCAATCTCCAAGGTACTCGTAATATGGTCCGGAACCGGTTTCAGATATGATCTCGCTCCCTGGGCCAGCTGATTTGCACGGAAACCAAGAATCTTCGTGCGTTCGTAAACACTTAGAAAGGGCTGCGACTTGTGAAACTTGTCCTGCTGATCGGGTGTTGGGGGAATCTGCTGAAGAGCAACAAGAGGCATTATCTTCTCCGTGAAATCGAGAATGGTCTCAGGGTGAAACTTGTAAAGACCCTCTAGCGGATCACCAGCATTGCCGGCTGTGGCAGGCTCTGCCGTGCTAACTGGGACGACTGCCTCTTCAATCACGGCAAGATTGTCCTCTAGATCGCCCACATCATCATAGCCAGCGCCAGCATTATCATCTGCATTATCCATATCTACTAATAAATAAAATAAAGTTTCCTTTAAATTTTTGTTCGAGGCGTTAACGGCTAGCTGTTAGACCGTATAAAATTGAGGGCCTATGGAAATCCTGCTAAACATAGAAAGATGGATTCACCTAGTGATGTAGCTCCAGCGATTATTGTGGAGGATGGGGGCGTGCTGCCGACACCCGATCTTAAGATCTATGATTCATTTGAGTCCATGGGTCTTGATGATAAGATTCTTCGTGGGATTTTCTCCCATGGCTTCGAGCGCCCCTCAGATATTCAGACAAAGGCTATCGTGCCAATGAAGGAGGGTCACGATGTTCTCGCACAGGCGCGTTCTGGTACAGGTAAGACTGCGACCTTCTGTATTGGTGCCATGTCGCGTATCAATCCCTCAGTGAAGAAGATGCAGGTTCTTATTCTTGTTCACACCCGTGAGCTCGCGCAGCAGATTAAGACGGTCGCGACGGCGCTCGGCGAGTATCTTGGTGTGACGGCCTATGCTGCCACGGGTGGTACGCCACTTCGGGAGGATCTGCGTGCGATTGAGAAGGGCGTTCATATTATTATCGGCACGCCTGGCCGTATTTATGATCTAATGAGTCGCCGCGCCCTTGTTCGCGATTCGATGCAGGTTCTCGTTCTAGATGAGGCCGACCAGATGCTTGAGGACCGCTTCAAGGAGCAGATCATGTGTATTCTTCAGCTGGGGTTTCCTGAGAACTGCCAGGTGGCACTATTCTCGGCGACGATGCCAGAGTCGGTAGTTGAGGTCGCGAACCAGATTCTAAATAAGCCGGTTCGTATCCTTGTGCCGCCAGAGGAGGTTACTCTGGAGGGTATCAAGCAGTATTATGTGAAGCTCGACAGGGAGGAGTGGAAGTATGATGTTCTCTGCGACCTGTATAAGCAGCTCACAATCAATCAGGCACTGATTTACTGCAATAAGCGCCAGAAGGCTGAGTGGCTGGCTGAGAAGATGTCAGCGGAGGGCTTTCCTCTATCCTTTATTCATGGTGAGATGGAGCCAGAGGAGCGTGGCCGTCGCATGAAGGATTTCCGCTCTGGTACAGTACGCGTGATGATTAGCACGGACCTTCTCGCGCGCGGTATTGATATTCAGCAGATCAGTCTCGTTATCAACTATGAGCTTCCCACGCAACGTGAGAACTATATTCACCGTATTGGTCGTTCGGGTCGGTTTGGCCGCAAGGGCGTGGCGATTAACCTTGTTACGGGGGAGGAGGAGCGGGCTTTAAAGGAGCTTGAGGAGCACTATTCTACATCGATCACCGCTCTTCCTGAGGACCTTGCAAAGATTGTCCTCTAATGGTGGTAACGGCTAGTACTGAAGTTAAGTACATGGCGGTATAAAAACTAATAATCTTTGGTCTAAGGTTTAATCGCCATCTAAATAATATAATGCGCCCTGCAGTACTAACCTTTTTAAGAGGCCCAAAGGAGTTTACTGCATTATCACATCTTGCTAAGAGACCGCCGAGCCTCGCCTTTATTCAAACAGATGGCTCTTTTTCTAGAGGAAATATATCTAGAACGGCAGTCACCTTGAATACAAAAGATAATATTAATTATACTCTTTTAAACACATATTTTGACCACAAGAATTCAGGAGAGTCTGAGTGGTGTTCTATACTTGATGGCCTCCTATATGCCCAAAAGAAGGATCAGGGTTCAGTTGAACTGGAGAATGATTGTCTCCCAGTTATACGGCATCTTATTCTCAGAAAGCCCCCTATGAAAGGCTATTTAACTGAGTACTATAGTGCTATTCTAAAGGAGGTCAAAATAATGGACTATATTGCGGTTCGCTGGATTCCTAGAGAGATGAATGGGGCTGATAAACTTTTTCGTATTGATTAGGGTTTATCTTTCTTATTTTATAATAAAATGCTAAAAACATTTCGTATAAATGAACGAAATACTTTTTGTATTTCCCTAGCAAACTCGGAAGTTCGCTGGATGAAGATGAAAGATCGCTTCGGTCGTGAAGGATATTCTGTAAAACGGTGGATCGCATCAACACCGGCTCAAGTTACAGACCGCTTTTCAGATTCGCTGAGCCCCTTCCAGAAGGCTTGCGCGCAGTCACATGTGAATATCTGGAAACATGCTGTAAATAAGGGCCTTCCTTATGTATTTATTCTAGAGGATGATGCTTGTTTCGATAGAAACTGGCTTCTGAGACTACAGGAATTTATAGATACAAACCGCGATTCTGAGTGGGATGCTATTTTTCTGAATGCATCGGAGCCGGTGGAGCCGGCCTTTACCTGGGTAGAGGCCAAGGAACATGTTTTAGCCGCGGGATACATTTTGTCATTGAAGGGAGCAAAGGCAATTCTTGAAATCTTTAAGGATTGCTTTTACGCATCTGATTGGATGACCTTGGTTTTACAGAGGAGAGGTCATTCATATACTTATTTTCCTTGGCTGATTATACAGGAGGGGGAGGGATCTCAGCTGGGTAGTCCTTATAAGGGTGATTTTGAAAAGGTTCTAAGATGTTTGGGAGATATTAAGTATTCTTTGAATAACTATAACATCTGAACGCTTTTTAACGCTTTTTGGAAAAAAGCGTACCAAAAACCCGATGCCCTTTTTAAAAAAAAGGGCCCAAAAAACTTAACTCTTTAAAGTCTTATAATAATACTTTAAAGAATCAAACAGCATCGAGTTTTTGGCACGCTTTTCCAAAAAGCGTCTCAAAAAGCCTAGTTTTTGGCACGCTTTTCCAAAAAGCGTAAATTAGACATCCATCTCCATCGTATTTCCTAGCGGGACTACCTTGCGCCGACGACGCCCCCGCACGGACTCCGTCATACTGCCAATATCATCCGACGCCATGCTCTGCAGCTCAACAGCGGCATTGAGTGCCGGCTGGCTCATCTGATCCGGCGAGCCTTGTTGGTTACCCTCTAGAATCTCATTTCTACGGACCTCCTGGAATGTCTTTAGTATATCATCAACCCCCGTTGGACCCTTCATCTCGCGGCGAGCTGTCGGGCGGGGTGGCTCCATCGAGGCAACCGCCTGAGGAACCTGGGCCATCGGCGGGGCATTTGAACCATTTGATCCAAAGAACGCCCCAGGGTTCTTCGTATCAACTGGGGCCGGCTGGACGCCCTGCGCCTGAGAGCCACCCATCGCCATTGACATGAAGTTGCCAAAACCCGGCCCAGCCTGCTTTGCAGCAGCTGCAGCAAACTGACGCGCCATATCAGGATTATTGCGGAGAACATCATCCATAGATGGCATGCGGGAGCGTAGGAATGTGTTCGACACATGGCACATGAAACCCGAGCCAGCGAGAGCCATCACAAGGCGCGCCTCAGGAGGCATCTTGCCACGCTCCTTGTACTTGTCATAGAGCTCCTCGAAAATCTCATCAAAGTCCTCGACATTCTCATGGACTGACTCCGACCAGCCGTCGAGCTTGATATCGAAGGGGTCGAAGCGACCATTGAGCCACTCCATACCCGTTACAACGGACATGAGTGCCTGGCGCTGAAAACGAAGAGAGGCCTCGAGATTGCGGCTGTCGACAAGGCGACTGTACTCCTGCTTAATCTCCTCGAGAGTGTTATCCATAGTGAAGCGGCGGCTGACAGCAATGCCCTTTGACTCAAGGCGCTGTAGCTTGTTGATTAGATCAGACTTCTCGGCCTTCTCCTCCTCTGCAGTTAGACGAGGTGCAGGGGCAGGAGCAAGTGAGCTGCTTGAGAGTGTCGATGACTGGTTATTGGAGAAGAGGCCGCCGACCGGTCCGCCAGTAAATGAGGGGGAAGTATCCTTTGAAAACTGAATTTCAATAGGGGCAGATGGACCTGAAAGGCCCGACATAGATGAGCCACCAAGTCCTAGATCCAGTGTGATTGGTTGCATGGGTTCGACACTTCCGATTTCAATTTCAGAGAGCCCGCCACCACCGCTTACACCAGATGGAGGAGCTGTGGGATTAAATGAAAACTGCTTTGATTGTCCGGAAGACATGTTACGCCCGGAATTAGCAATCATGTTTACACCAAAAGTGTCATTTGGGTCAGATAGCTCTGTTCCTAGATCGGCTCCGGGACCCATTCCACGGGCCACTGATTCCATTTCGTGGATCGTAATGCCTCCACTCATTCTCTTCTTTGCTTTCGTTCGGTCTTTTTAGATGGTTATATAGCGCGAAGGCCTGCCGACCGAAGATGCGGAGCATCGGCCCGAAGGCAAACCGACCGAAGATGCGGAGCATCGGCCCGAAGGCCTGCCGACCGATCAAAGGCCTTCAAACAAGTTGATCCAAACACATGCATAGAGTATCGCACAAATCCGATTTCTTCTGATTCCCCGCCAAAAGATTTACCCAATGCTCCTTTTCATCAACCGTATTCTTCTCAAAAAACTCCTTCACTCGATCCTCTGATCCCTTCTTTCTGGAACTATAACCAGCATCTCCCTTTTCTTTTCCCTGAACCTTCTTTCCTGCATGAACGAACCCAACCCACGGAACCGGTAAAAGATAATCCCGAAGTGTTGCAAAAAGAAGAATCTGAACCGTCTTCATTGTTGGATTCTTAAAAGCCGGCTGGTTTTCCAAAAGAATATGAGTAGCTGAATGAAAAATAGGAAGTTTGCCTTTTACAAAAGTCTGAATCGAGTTGTGAAGACTCGCGGTATCATCCGTTTTTGCCCGTGTTGCCTTTGTTGAAATAAGCGGCATTGAAAACTTTTTTGCGAGACCTTCTACAATTGCGACCTTAGTCTTTCCCTTTGGCGCCGGTCGAAGATCTTCGGCTAAAACCTTTAGAGTCTTAAGATCTGGAATCTTCTTAAGAAGAGCCCCGCTCAAATCACGAAGAGGTGGAAAGCCATCCTCGCAATGTTTTGCACATCTCGGAGTAGAGGTGGCTCGACTGAAACCTGCTCGCTTTCCACAAGTTACACAAAGAACATTATCCTTCTGTTTTGCTTCCTGTGAACTTGTGCCAGCCAGAAGATCATAATTCTCCCATCCCAGAATTTTCCAGGAAGTATCCTTCTTTTCTAAAAGACACCAGGCCAGATTTCGAATTCCTATATCAAATGTCAAAACCTTCTTAGGATTTGACATTTATATATGTATATTGTTTATTACCTTAGGCTTACCGCCATGTACTTAACTTCAGTACTAGCCGTTACCGCCGAGTATTCCGCCCGCCCTCCTCTAAAGTTGTTCCTCCAACAAGCTTCTTCGGAGCAGGAAATTGGGGTAACGTGTATGTTCCAAAAAGATCAAAGTTTAGTGGCTCACTCCGCTCGGTGCCAATAGCACCGGGGGCACCTGTACTCTGTCTCGTACACTCCGATTTACTGCACTTAAACACCTCAGTCGCGGGAGGAACAACCGAGGTATCATATGGGTGGCTGCCACCAAGAGTCTGTGCCGTCCGCTTCCGTGCAAAATTCATAATCTCATCTGCATTTCTTTGCATCCATCTCGTTGTAGCGTATTGGCTACCAGCAGGTATATTATTCTCGCAGTGAGCCGAATAGTCCGTCACCAGACGACCATCCGACATCGGACCCGGCCATCCTGGGAAGCGGCTGTCTGGGGCACCTGCGGATTGTTGCCGTGCATGGGTTCTGACATCCACTGGAACATCTCTGTTATAAAAGTTTGGAGCTGTAGGGAGGCGAAACATTTTCGAATCCATTCCAGTAGCTTCTCTCTGTGATGATAAATCAAATTAAATAGCCTCTGAAGATATCTCCTCGCCTCCGTCAAGGGGAGCTCCCACCCCTGAAAGGGCCCCATCCGTTACTTGTTCAGTCATCCCAGAAGTATTCTTGTCGGATTCTCGCAGCAGTGTTAGTAGTGACTGCCGGTTCATTCTCTTTGTCACACGAAGCGATCTCTTCTCGGCAAGCTCAACAAGCTCCTCACGATTGAGCGTATCATAGTCTACTGTAGCCGCTGTGGCCGAGATAGTTGACTCGGCAGGTGTAACAATGGTCGATGGCTCAGCATCCTTCACGATCGAATCAATGACCGAGGTATAATAGCCAGAGGCATCAGTGGGCTTTAGCTCCTCAACCTCTGAAGCCTGAACCTGTTCGGGCTCACTGAGAACAATATTCTCCTTTGGTGGCGGAACATGGCGATGGGGCTCCTCCATATCCATCATCATCTTAATATCAAGAAGAATCGTCTCAAGTAGATTGAGCTTCTTCTCCGTATATGCGATTCTGGAATAGAAATAGAAGCCCATCGCTCCAATAAGTAGAAGTAGAATAGCCGCTACAAATAGAACCTCGCCCATTTAGTTTCTTCTATCTGCCCCCATTTTCAAACCGGGACTTTCCCCGCAACTCCAATCCAAACCTATTCCATATTTCAGTAACACTACTTATCTTCGATATGCCTGGGACAACCTTATAACTAAAGGCAATCCGTCCTCCAACCTCCGCGGCATTACAGCATATTTTCTTAACAACCTTCGGGGCAGATTCAACAAGATCAAATACATGTGTACTTACAATACTTACAATAGTCGGCTTATTCCAAAGTTGCTTTAAGAATACCTCTGCTGTACGAATACCGTCAGGAGGGTTCGTGCTGTGAAAGAGTTCATCATATAAAACAAGTCCAATTCCATCGCTGCGAGCCAGAATTTCAGAGGCGAAAAATACTTCGGCTTCAAACAGCGAAAGATCTCCTGGGCGATCCTGAAGACGAAGACCAGATGAAATCCAGCTAAAACGGCGGACAACAAGGCTGTCTGCTGGGGCGAGGCCATATGCGTGTGATATGAGAACACACTGTAGTACTGCACGCATGAATGACGATTTTCCACCACCATTTGGTCCCGTAAGGGCAGCGTGATGTTCCAGATTATTTAATACAATTGAGGATGAGACCGCTGAATCACCGAGGGCAATATCAACCATATTAGTTGCCATCATCATAGGATAATCACCCTTTGTTATAACTTGAGCCGAATTCAGAATGGGAGACCAGACAAGTCTCCACAGAACTTCGAGCTCTGATAAATCTCTAAGAGCAATCTTCACGCGCTCTGGCTGCTCTATAAGAAGATGAACTGCCGTGCGCGCATCATCTCCAATTATTTCGAGCGATTCACGGAAGGTATGTTGTAGATTCAGGCGCTTAAACTCACCAACAAAAAAATCATAGTGGTGCTTTAGCTTTGCAACCTTTGTCCCGTTCTCAATAAGTTTACTATCTATTTTATTGAGGTGTAGGGCATTCTGAATTGGCTGTATAAGGCTCTGGGCGAAAGAGAAGGCCATAAAAGCATATTGTACTAGACTACGCATGTTAAAGGGTTGTGGTGGAGGACGCGGGGGAATAATCCCAGGAGGCCCCATTTGAATTGGCGCTCCAGCTAGAAACATGCCAAGAATTTCATTATACTGTTCCTGTGATATAGGTAAATTATAGAGGAATCTTAGAAAGATATAGGGTAAAATCCAGGCAATAAGTGGGGTTAGAACTGCGAGACCTGGAACAATCCAGATCTTAAAAATGGCAACTAGGCTAAGGGCATGCGGAATGTAATTTAAACACCGCAGATCATTCGTCTGGAAAGAAAGTTGTGAGAGGGCATCCTCTTGAAGAGCCTTCAGATCCTTTGATTCAGGATCCAGGAAGGACTTTAATTCACCCTCGATTTCGGCGATCTCATCAAGATGCGTCGACCAAGTAGCCTTCTCATTTGGAGAAAGCTGGCGTATAGCCTCAATAGCCTTTGTACGTATATCAAAATGTTTCTGCGAAAGTTTGAGTGAATTCTCTAAATTCCGATTTAGAATTGCAGCCGAATTTTCGAGTTTACATCCGAGAATACTATGTAGATTTTCTAGGCCCGCCTCTTTTATTAGTAACATAACTATTCTTTTGAGTTTTTCATAAGTTTCTTTGACGCATGGAGCGCGATCAAAAATTGATCTCGTTTAAACAGGTTATAATAAATTATATTTAGGAGTAGCGATGGATTCTATGGTTGAAAATATTCAAAAGCAAATTAAGGCAATTTTGAGTCTTCAGGGGTCCGTTCCTAAACCACCCCCTGATGTCTGCCAATCCATTGCAAATATGAAGGATCTTATTGATCTGCAGATCAGTATAGGTGCAGACTGGAGAAAGGGCAGCTCGCCTGAACCCGGAAGTCCATACAGATTCAATTCGACTGAACCTCGCCGACAGAACTATAGAAACGGTGAGACGACCCCTATATCTCGTATATCTTCATCGAAGTCTATTGGCAGCCCGGATAATGGTTCGCCGCCACCGCCAGTACCAAAGTACCAGAGTAAATTTAAGAATAGCACCCAGCCAGTTGAGGATAAGATTCTCAATAATATTATTCTTTCGAAACTTAATAAGTTCAGTCCAAAGACATATAATGAAATCCGTGATTTCCTATATCAGATTCTGGGATCTGGTGAACCGGATCTTCAGGAAATGATTCGCGAATTCATGCTTCTTGTCTTTAAGAAGGCGGCAATTGAGGAAACCTTCTGTGCCCTTTATGCGAAGCTACTGTCAGAGATTTCAGGGCGGTATAGTATTATTCTGAGTGAAATGCACGAACTACAAAAGAACTATATTGCGATCTTCAATGATATTCAGGATTCGACAAATAAGGATTATAATGTCTTCGTGGAGGCACAGAAGGAGAAACGTTATCGCTGCGGATATAGTCAGTTTATTGCAGAGCTTATTGCACTCGATATTCTAAATATTGATTTATTGAAGTCAACCTTTCAGATTATTCTTACGAATATGATTACCTTTGGTAAACTTGCGGATAAGAAGACTCTGCTTGAAGAGTATTCGGATTGTCTCTTGCGTATGACAAAGGTTCTGAAGAAGAAGAACACTCACTTCTTTATAAATGCCAGAAAGATACTGTATGATGACAATATAACAAATATTAATGAAATTATTATAAATCATGCAAACTATGAGAGTGTTTCAGTAAAGACAAAGTTTATGATGATGGATGTTCTAGAAAATCTAAAATAGTAAATAGAATGACTGGAACACGTAAGGCTACACGTAAGAGTGCAAAATTCTCGGTTACCCGTACACTAAATGCGGTTAAAAATACGGCGACGAGAAGTCTAAATTATGCCGCGCGCCTTATAAACAAGGGCGTTAAGACTGTAGGCAAGTTTGGAGGTGTTTTAGTGAAGAACAGCGAGAAGGCCGTCGGCAATATTGCAAAGCGGGCGAGCCGGCGTTCAAAGAAGGGGCGTAAGGACTAGTACCGCTAAGTAAATTTGACCCGCCCCCGTATTTTTATAAGAGATAGAAACAGCGAATAACACAGAATGTCAAAGTTACCTTCTCAAAACAAAAAGGATTCTGGCAACGCGGGAACCCCGGGTAGCAAGATTCCTCCCAATCGTAGACGCAAGGTTAGTGCAGGTAATGACGGGAGTGATGATGATAGCGTAGATAGTCGGGGTAACATCAGAGGGCTTATTGCATATTCATCCGATGAGGACGCTGAATCAGATGAGAGCGATCTTACACCTGAGCTGCGTGCAAATATCCGAGGTCTTGGTCGGCAGGCGGCAGTGAAGGCCCGCGAAAAGATTCGTGAGACTATGAAAGCCGAGGCCAAGACGAAGCCAGCTGCACCCGTCGGTGCCCGCAAGGCACCACCTGCACCGCCTGCACCATTCCCTAGGAAGAAGATTCTGCCGCGGATTGAGTCTGACTCGGATGAGGAATATGTTCCTAAGCCGCGCATTCACACTAGCAAGAAGTCAAAGGTAGTTGAGGTCTCTGAAGAGGAGTCTGATGATGAAATGGATGTTGAGGACGATGAGGACGACGATGAGTACGATGACGAGGACGATGAGGAGTATGACGACGAGGATGATGTCAAGATGAAGAAGGGTCCTGCTATTGGAGGTCTTAGTATCAGTTTTGGTGCCATTGATGATGGCGCTGCTATGCGTAATGTGCCTAAGCGTCACAATATGAAAAAGGAGACTCCCATCGTTCGCAAGTTTGTAAAGCTTGTAACTGCCCCTGTCGAGCAGGAGGGTATTGATATGCAGATCGACCAGTTTAAGGCACTCGATGGTTCGAAGCAGGAACAGCTCATCACGGCCCTTGAAAAGAAGCCGAGCCAAAAGGAAAACATGATGTTTAAGATTCTAACAATGAATATTAATTCACCTACGCAGGCGATGATCCTCAGTAAGTACCATGCTCTACAGGATATGGATCCTGGTTCTGGTGAATACTATAAGCATCGTGCGTGGCTCGAGAAGGTCACTTCTCTCCCACTTGGAATTTATAAGGACATGCCCGTTACGCTTGAGGCCGGTCCAGAACAGTGCAGCGGCTTTATGGAGCGCGCTCGTAACTGTCTGGCGGGGGCGATTTACGGACAACAGGAGTCGAAGCTGCAAATCCTCCAGTTCATTGCCTCCAAGATTGCGAATCCTACTGCGCGTGGTCTGAGCCTTCTGCTCGTCGGCCCCCCAGGTATTGGTAAGACGAGTCTAATCAAGAATGGTATTGCAAAGGCACTCGATTGGCCCTTCCAGTTCATTTCTCTAGGAGGCGATTCCGATGCTACGACCTACACGGGTCATCAGCTCGTTTATGAGGGATCGCACGCGGGCAAGATCGTGAACTCGCTCATTTCGGCCAAGAGTATGTCAATGGTTCTCATGTTTGACGAGCTTGATAAGATCTCTACTACGGCCAAGGGTGAGGAGGTCCAGAATCTTCTGATTCACATGACTGATACGGTCCAGAATGGAGATTTTGAGGACAAGTATCTTTCGGGCGTTCCCCTCGATCTCAGTCGGACCATGTTTGTCTTCTCTGGAAATGACATTACAAAGATTGACAAGGTTCTGCTCGACCGTATGATTGTAATCAAGCTACAGGGTTATACTAAGAAGGAGAAGTTGGTAATTGCCGAGACCTTCCTTCTACCTGGTGCACTGAAGGAGGTGAATCTGACCGAGCGAGTTTCAATCGGCAAGGATATTCTTGAGTATATCATCAATGATTATTCTGGGGATGAGGCGGGTGTTCGCGAGTTGAAGCGCTGTATCGAGCAGATCACGCAGAAGATTAATATGCTCCGCATCTTCAATACGAAGGATCTTCCTTTCCATATCCCCGAGTTTCAGCTTCCCTTTATCGTGAAGAAGCAGCATATTGACCTCTTTCTGAAGAAGAGGGACTCTGAGATGGATGTTTCCGTTCAGCGGATGTATCTGTAGAGGGCTGTAGCCACTTTGCATCCTGTTTAGAGCGTTCAGCGAGCATCGCCTGCAGACTTTTTTCCGTTTCCGAGTTTGTAGAGGGGCGACTGCCGCTGCCATTGCAGCTGCCGCTGCCACTGCAGCTGCCACTACCCCACCTGTTCTGAACACATCTCATTCTAGTATAGAATGGATGTTTTACCGAATACAAACCCAACCTTCATGATGATCAACAAAAAACTCTATATGCTGATTGTTGCGCTAGTTCTTATCGGCGGGATCAACTGGCTTGTTATTGGCACAACTGGCCTTGATCTTGTCAAAAACTTTCTCGGCCGCCGCACTGCGTCTGTTGTGTATATAATCGTCGGTGTTTCAGCACTCTTACTTGCTCTACGGCGTGATGTATATCTCCCCTTCCTAGGACAGACTCTCTTTCCCGCTGAGGCACTCACGCTAAAGACGCCCCAGGGAGCCAACGAGAGTGTCACTATACGGACGAAGCCTGGCGCGAGAGTGGTCTATTGGGCGGCCGAGCCAGATATGCACGCTGATGGTAAGGGGCTCAAGTACTGGAACGAGGCCTACAAGAATTTAGAGAATTCCGGCGTGGTGAAGGCTGACGATCAGGGTGTTGCCACTCTTCGTATTCGTGGCGCACCCCAGCCATACAGAGTCGGTTTTTTCATGACACTCAAGCCACACGTACATTTCCGTGTAGAGGGTGCGAATGGATTCTTTGGCCCAGTCAAGACAAAGTTCATAGAGTCTGGTTCAGTCGACAGTTTTGCAAATGCGCTCTAAGAACAACTATAGGGGTACTTTCTCTTAGTAGATGAAGCTGATAGATAAAAAGGATATCGCAAATTTTAAAATAGAGAGTGTTGTAGTCTCAACAATCTCTATTGATTCGAATGAATTCTATAATGCTCCTGGCGATCAGCATTACAGACTTCTCGGCTATCTCTCGCAGCAATTCAATAATTCGACAATTATCGATATTGGCACGCACCGTGGATCATCTGCTGCAGCTCTATCATCAAATCCTACAAATACAGTACACAGCTTTGATATTATATCAAAAGTTCAACCACACACTATACCGAATCTTAATTTACATATTGCAGATCTATGGGACAAGGATGTGCGCGCCGAGTGGAAGAGCAGAATTCTCTCGGCTGCTCTAATTGTTCTTGACATTGACCCTCATCCTGGAGTGATGGAGTATGAATTCTACGAATGGCTGAAGGCCGAAGGCTATAAGGGTCTTCTTCTCTGTGATGACATCTGGTATTTTAAGGAAATGCGGGACAATTTCTGGTTCAAGATACCGAGCTCAGAGAAACTTGATATAACATGCCTCGGCCACTGGTCTGGCACGGGACTCATCTCATTTGTCGAACAGCCATACATCTGGGAAACACTTCTTGGGCCTCGTCGCATCGGCGAAGTGGTTGCCCCATCACCATGGACGATTGTGACTGCCTATTTCGATCTTACAAAATGCCCTGATGCGTCACCTTCAATCAAGGCGCGCCCCAAAAAACATTATCTCGATTCTGCCTATGCCACTCTTTCACTCGATCAGCCCCTTGTAGTTTTCTGTGACAGTGCAGATGTTGATGATATTATTTCTTTGCGCCCACCCCATCTAACTTCAAGTCTGCGTGTGTATCCAGTGAACTTCGAGACGCTACCTCTTACCCAGTACAGGTCAAAAATCATTGAAAACCGTATCAAGAATCCGTATCAGGGTGATGACAGAAATACGGCCTCTTATTATTTATTTTGCATGAGCCGTTATGTCCTTCTACAAAATATTATGCGGGAAAACCCTTTTGGTTCAACGCATTTTGCCTGGTTAAATATTTGTATAGAGCGCATGGGCTACAAAAATATTTCACATTTGGAAGAGGTCTTCTCTGGCCCACCCCGTGATCGGATATCGAGTGTCTATATTGACTATATCCCAGAGGAGAGTCTTGTGGATGTAAAAGAATATTACCAATTTGGACGGTGTTCTCTTTGCAGTGGATTTTTCACTGGTAGTGCGAAAAATATGAAGCTATTTACAGAAAAGATTATCGATAAATTCATGTATTATTTGGAGCTTGGCTACGGGCATGCTGACGAGCAGCTCTATTCACCCGTGTATTTTGAAAATAGAGATTTATTTGAACTCTATTATGGTGACTATTTTCAGATGATTACAAACTATCGCGGAATGTATGATAATGCGCCGATGCCGATTTCACTTGTAATCCCAAAGAGTGCTGCAGCAGGTGACTGGCTCACTTGCTTCGCGGCGGCCGATTCGGTGATAGACTCTGTAAAAACAAAAAAGTGTGTACTCAGTGAATCAGATTATAACAAGTGTATGTATTTTTATGAGAGGGCTGCAATGGCTCTCGGTGGAGAATATTTAGAAAAGTTTAAAGCAGGGAACTATGTAATTGTTGATCTAGCAAATGGCTATTTCTAGGCCGCGTTAGTTTTCTCAAACCAGAGCATGTAGGTCTGTGGTCCAAACATCGGCGCCTTAATATCGTGTACTGAATTGTCATCGTAGAGATTCCATTTTGTAGGATCGGCAACCGAGCGGCACTGAGCTACATAATGCCCTCCACCAGCCGAGCCATGGTGGTCTACAATAGAATGTAGGCGATACTTGTTATTTCCCATCTTTTCAGGGCTTTCATCTGAGAAGAAGTCATTGAAAGAGATTGGCTCCTCACCCTGCTTTGGAAGGGCCGCGATCGGTGTATTAATGCGCTGCCCCATTGGCGTAAAACGCTTTACGAGGAAGGTCATATAATAGGGCATACGCCAAATGTAGGTAGTCTGCTCGGCCTCTTGGCGCGCCGGCCGACAGGCCGTGCAGTCGTAATCAGTAATCGTCTCAGGTTTGTATTCCTCCTTTAACATATCGAAGAGCGTGGGTGGCTCTGACGAAACCTGCGGGATCGTCGCCTTGAGAGAGGTAAAGGTCTCCCAGCGGTGCGAACAGTTCCCACAACCCTTGCACTTGACAACAATGTGCTGGAGACCATAGAAGAGATCAACGAGTGGGCTATACTGTTTCGTGAACTGAATGCGCCAGGTGTCGAGTGCTCTGATCTGGCGGCGCTCGACCTCCGTTTTCGGATCGGGCCGAGTAATACGCATATCAGTCTCTTGAGAGAGTGCCTCATGTAGAATATCGAGTAGACAGATATAGAACTCATGGGCGTCGTGGCACATCCGCATCTGGAGCTGTTCGAAGATAGTGTCCTCGACACAGGGACCGAACTTCAGCCAGAAGTCAGCGGGGCGAACCACCTGGCCCATATTGCATTTCTGCAGAAGCTGAATGACATTCGCAAATGTTGCAGTGAGAATCTGTTGTTTATTGCGTTTTGATGAAATATCCTTGTGAAATAGAGTATTGTATCGCCCCTCTTCAAAGATCCACGGGATCTTCGCACAGTGACGAATGGCCTGAAAGACTGAGTTTGCATAACATGTCATTCCCATATTCACAAGACCGCCCATAGATTGTGTAGCCATTTTTTAAGAGAGGGGCTTTAACAAATTTCACTTCAAATTTTGTATAGTAATGCAGGGAGATGGCCCATATATAAATAGCCCAGTCTTAAATGAACTTCATAGATATTTCCCTGCACTTTTATATAATAATGGAGAATTCAATACAGTGGCCGATGTTATGGGGTATGTTAGGAATCAAATGCACGCGCGATTTGATGTTTATTCGAATCAAAGGTCTCAGTATTTAAGTTCGAATTATATACCGACACCATCTCGTGCTGCTCGACCGGTCCACCCCAATATCAGGCGCCCAGCACCGGCTGCACCTAATATGAATCCTATAGATTTAGCTAATAACATTATCATATCAGATGCACTAAATAACGAATTAAACCGTATACTTTTTAGTGGAATGGGAATAGGATTTCATCCGCCAGTTGGATTTATGGAGCCTGTAGTAGTTGCGCCGAGCGCAGAACAGATTGCTGCAGGATCTGTTCTACAGGTTGCGCTCGCTGAACTTGAGAATCCCTGTACTGTCTGCCAAGATGTGATTGCCGAGGGAGATGAACTTCGTCGTCTAACTCATTGTAATCATGCCTTTCATAAATATTGTATTGATAGATGGTATCAACGCAATGTTCATTGTCCCGTATGTCGGCATGATATTCGTGTTATAGAGGCTGCAGAATCGCCTGTTTAAGACTCGCTCTGCAAGTCTTACATCGGCATCGGAGCTGCCTGTCTAAGACTCGCTCCGCAAGTCTTACATCGGCATCGGAGCTGCCTGTCTAAGACTCGCTCCGCAAGTCTTACATCGGCATCGGAGCTGCCTGTATAACCCGCATAGTATTTGTATAGTTTCCTACAACAGACTGATTAAATCCCTCCTCTGACTTCCCCCTTTCCTTATTCTTCTCAGCCTCGGCGCGATTTACGCGATCATGTAAACGCCTATATATCTCCTGCTCATCCACTGATAGTGTTTGAGCCGGCTGGTCTGTTACCTTTGGCTTTCCAAATATATAAAGACTACTCGTCTCATTTGTTAAATAGCCTACAACAAGTATAATACCTATACTTAGCCATATTGCAGTAAACATATTTCTTGTCGCTACGAATATTACAACAAAAAGAAGAGCTCTTCTTATCCAGGGATGTTGAAAGAGCTTATCTTGTTCCGGAGTGAGTCCTCCTGCAAGGTGACGACCACCTAAGTTTAGTATTAACATCATAAGGCCAATAAAGTATGTGTTTGTATTGAATCCATTTAGAAATAATTCTACTGGATTCATGGGCCCTGATAGTATAGGGGCAGGTGGCATCGGAAGAGCCATTTCTACCCTTATGTACTTAATTTAAGTACTAGCTGTTACTTTGCAGTAGAATGTTTCAAATCGACTAGAGACCACTTATCCATCGTAACTTCAATATCCATTATATAAAAGAAGATTGTGAACGCAATCATTATTGCCACGCTGGGACACCAATCTGCCGCTAGGAAAAGAAGAACAAGTAGCAAAATCCGCCATATGGGATATTGATAGAGGTTCACCATTGCATGCGGATACTCATTTTCAAAAACAGAGCCCTCGAGAAGGTTCCATCCGAAAAATGCCGCAATAACTATGAATCTTAGTATTATATCAATTGTTAAGGAACTCTTTTCGAGTTTCTTCATTCTATTAGCTCCAGGTATTTAATCGTGGCAAAGAGCCATTCATGGCCCTCCGCTCGATGAGCTACCTGATTTTTGGTTAGTTGATCCATCCTGGATCGCGGAGGTCGTAACCTCATCCTCATCAATCTCTTTAGGGTGTTCGTTAAATACCTTTTCGACCCACCAGAGGTTATTATCAGTAATCTTCTTTGATGAACGTACATCCTGATATCCTTCTATAGTCCGGGGACTCATTGAAAGTAACAGAAGTGTAAATAGTGCTAGAAGAAGTCCATTTGAAAATGTAGTATATTTTGCAACGAGAATCGTTAAGATGAAAAGTAAGAGTCTTCCTAGAAGGGTATCTGCTAATCTACGAAATCTAACAGGAATCTGCTTTACATAGACAATGAGTAAGGCAAGTCCTAAAAGTGTGTAGGCAGTTAAGGGTGATTCGTGTCTCTTTACCATATCAATAAAAAGATCTTTTGCTCCGCCAGTCATTATGGCAGGAGGGGCCGAAGGCTTCATCTGCTCATATCTGGGAGAATAACACAAGTATATGGCGGTAACGGCTAGTACTGAAGTTAAGTACTCCCCATGGATAAGGCCACAAGGTGGCCTTATGTCATTGGAGTTACTTTAGCTTCTCGTTCTAGCCATCAGAGCTATGTACTTAAATTAAGTACATAGCGGTAATAACTTTTCTTTGATTGACTCAGAGAGGATGGAGCTCTGTTCTTTAACAGAGGCTTTTCCAGATTTACAAAAACCAAATAGTCCCTCAAAAGAGGAAAGAAAAGCCGCTCGAAAGAGGGCTAAGAAGTGTAAGGGACCAGATCTACAATATTTAAAGGAACAGGATGATCTTTTGCCGCCGGCTGCAGATACCTTGAAGAAGCTTGGAGAGATTCCAGCCTTCACATCCTATGAGGATGCCTTTAATGATCTCAGCGGGAGCACTGTTGAAGGATTCAAGCTCCCTCGGCTTCCCGCTACAAATACACTATTTTCAGACCAGGGTCTTCCTGATTATTTTGGAAAGGGTCTTGAGGATGAGGATGCTCCTGGTCCGACAAAGGAGGGATTCAGTAATATGGAAACAAATGGAGGTGATAGTTTTGAATACATGTTTGGAAAGAGTGGAGCTGAGAAGGCTGGGAGCAGTGATGCTACACTCCCGGATCCGATGTTAAATGATTTATGGAAACCATTGACACCGGCAAAAACTCGGACTGCCTTCTTTCAGGGAAAGCAAGGAAACGGGCGCGAGTCAAGTGAATATGTTAAGGAAGAGAAACGGAAGCGTGTACCGGTGACATATAAGAGCAAGGAGTCTGATCCGGATTCTATGCGAAACTTAATGGCTACTCAGCTGGAGGATCTACAGCGCCGGATGGATCAGCTTAGTTTGAAGCAGCCCAGAGATTCTAAGAATGAGATTCTACTCTTTGTTGGAACCGGGGTATTTTTACTATTGTCCTTTGAACTGATTGTGCGGGCTGCTAAGCGTTAAGAGCTTTGCTCGAACCTAAGAGCTTTGCTCGAACCTAAGAGCTTTGCTCGAATCTAAGAGCTTTGCTCGAACCTAAGAGCGGTATTAAATAGATTTCAACGATTATTATATTAATAATCATTGAAATATTTTTATAATAGCAAGGACTGAAATTAAGTTGTTTCCTCTGGAACAGCACCTGGAAGAGGAGGAGCTGAAGCTGCATTTGCATTAGGTGGAGGTACAAGAGGATTATGGACTGTACGATGACCATGAGCAAGACCAGTGCCGGCAGCTGGATTAGCACTATTACTATGGGCGCCAACAGCTGTAACAGGTGTAGAACTTCCTTGAGGTAGTGCTACTGCATGCTTCTTCTTTCCAGTAATACGTCTCCAAGCACTCGCCATAGCACCTTTTGGTGCATCTGTAGCAACCTTAGGGTTACTCTGACCGAATATACCTTTCTTCGCCTTATGCCCCCATGTCTGGTGTGATGCAGCCGCAACGACTGCGGAAGGGCTTGGTCCAAACACATTTTTGGTATTATTCTCAGGATTTACTTCAAGCACATAAGGGTTTGGATCATGTGCTGCAATCTTATCTAAGTTTACTAAAACGCCTGTACGCGGGCCGCGCGCGCCTCCGCGCTGACGACTCTTACGCGTTTTCCGCATCTTTTTACGAAGAGTCTTCTTTTTATGGGTTAATTTCGCCATACCTATTTCTACCTTGGAATATTTATAATATTTCGACCATTTGGTTCAAGATATACATGTTTATTTTGAGAAGTCGCGGAAGCTACATGAGGAACTACGGGAGGAACTACATGAGGAACTACATGAGGAGTCACAGGTTTACGCTTTACTACAACAGGAGCTGCCACAGGAGCTGCCACAGGGGCTGCAACAGGAGCTGTCTTCTTAGCAGACTTGACTGCAACAGGAGCTACAACAGGAGCTGCAACAGGAGCTGCAACAGGAGCTGCCACAGGGGCTGCAACAGGAGCTGTCTTCTTAGCAGACTTGACTGCAACAGGAGCTGCAACAGGAGCTGCCTTCTTAGCAGACTTGACCCCTGTATTCGTAATAGTTGTGGTAGTCGTAGTCGGAATCGGCCACGGCTTACTAAAATCTATAATACTATTTTTGAGCTTTGAACTACCTATCGCCTTCGAAAACGTATCCATATCTACAGGGGCTTCAAAGCCTAAAATCATATATTCAAAGTTAGTACGGCCAGTAACTTGCGGATCATTCAAAGACCATATCTTGCTGCCATTCAAACTTGTAATAGATGTAAGTGCCCCCCCAGAGGATGCATTTATAATTGGAAGAACCTCAGCATGTGTTAGTAATACAGCTGATGATCTAACCTGTATATTCTGATTCATTTCTGATTCAAGTCAATAAATAAATATATGATCTTTATACTTCATCGGAAGTTCAGTTTTCACCTTCTTAATAAGTTCAGCATCCTCCTTTTCCTTATCGGCATCATTGAGAGTACTCAATGTTGATATAACATAGAAATTATACATACCAGTCTTCTTATTTACGCCAATTATGATCGCCCGCCGTTCATTGTGTGGATGCGCTGCGTTTCCTTCATGCTTGTATGAACTAATATCACCGAGTATCTGTTTGTGTCCCTTCTTTTCAGTATCATTTGCATCTCTTGCATCAATTGAATCTACTCCCATATGCGGGGGCATCTTGACCTCCTTTTCATCTCCATAGAGGTCATCTACATATTCGCGAAATTCGGCATCCTCTCTCTTCTCATCCTCTTCCTTCATTATATCGAGTTGTAGTGAATTATTTACAAAATATGCGCTGACTTTTTCCAAGAATTGGCGACAATTATAGCACTCTCTGTTTGTCAAGAGTGATATATCAGACATACATTCAGATACAACAAGAGTTGTAAGAAAGTTTGTCAGATCTTTTAGCCATCCCTCGCCAAATACTGCATAAAGAACTCCAGGGCGCAGCCGAGTTGTATTCAAAAATTCCGCCTCATCTCTTGTAAACTCGCCCTTCAACCAATTTTCACGAACCTGATTGTCTGCAGGTACGCGGAGCGTATATGGAATTCCCTTAATATCTATCTGCACTCTATCATCGCTCATTTTTGCATTCTCACTATGTTTATGTCTATCATTATGCTCTAAGGGCCGCGGTGCGTCAGTCAGCGCCGAATTACAGAGCGGATTATGAGTCCCACCTGGATTTAACTGGATTACTAACAGGGCGTCAGTCTTACCTTTACCAGCGATTTCGACCTTATCAAGAAAAAAGGTAGGCTTCAAGAATTTATCGAGAGTGGCCGAGTTTAATAGACCATCACATGGTCCAGGAGGATATCCTGGAACAAATTCAAGGGGTAGTAGTACATGGGCGTGTTTTGTGGAACGAATCGTAAAAACATCCGCAGCTCCGTCAACAAATAAATCAACCCCTGTAGTTTCTGGCTTTACAGCGAGACCCTGGGGCGTTCCGTAAGATTTATGCGAATAGAGATCTTTTAATCCGAAGGTATGTCTACCAATCGAGGCAGGCATATTTACCTTTTCTTCATCTGTTGACGATGATACAATAATACCTCCAAATAGACCCTGGCGCGTATACGGATATATCACATAGGATGGTTCTAACATTGTCAGTGGTGAAATTCTAAGAACATCTGATCTCACAAAACTCTTTGCTAGAAATACCCCAACTGCATAATTATCCGCAGTGCTCTCAGATAGTATAAAAATTTGATTAGGATTTGTACGATTAATATCAATAAACATTGAAAAGAGGATCAGATTTTCAGTGACACCTTCAACCTTCGCATAAAAAGATGGCATAAATACAATTACAACGCCCCTTTTTATTTTATAGGTGTCCTTACCCCCTAATTTCTTATGAGTAAGGGCCCCTATCTTTTGTAGACGATATAGAACATTTATGAAATGGTCGATTTTACCCATTATTGCTGGAATTAGAATGATTCGCTGTAAATTATAGGGAAGACAGTAAATAAACCGCGAGAATTGTGTTAAGATTTCATTTCCAGCGATAGAATTTATTTGAGTTACTGGTATAATTGCACTAACCCTTTTATCAGTGGCCTGATACACTGCATTCCATTGTTTTATGCGCTGCTCTCTGTATTTATCAACATCCATATACATTGACATCTTCATAGTTTTGAGTAGTTTTGCATCATTAAACTCAATATATTTAGTGGCAACTATATTGCGGAAATTAGTCAGTTCCTTATCATCTGCACCAGTTACATGGTAAAATTCAGTGTAAACAGGGATAGTCTTCATGCCTTTAATTTCACTTGCAAGATCAGTTGTCATTTTTGAGCCGGCGGCAGCAACCTTTTTTGTTGAGACAATTGCTAGATTACTCTTTTTTCTTTGTATGAGGATTGCTTTCACTGCAACTTCGTGAAGAGCTTTATTGCGTGCGTTTGCATCAGTGAATTTTTGCGTAAATCTAGGATCACTTGAGGCGACCTCTACAGCCTTTTTAGCAGCAGCCTGTTCGGATTCGGTAGCATCACTTATAATATCATTATCATTATTTTCAGTTCTTAATTTGAGTATTTTTAGAGCGTGTATATTTGCAGCCTTAACTGAGGCTGCTACAATCTCATCGTGCGAAAGCGCCGGATTTTTAGAGCTAATTACATAGGCTGCTGCTGAAGCCACAACAATTCCCTGTTTTTCTTCATCTGTAAAATCATTCTCAACAGGATCTTCGCCAGCTCCGCCGGCCTGGGATGCATTTATTATAGCACCCTCTCCACCAGTAAGCATTGATACTTCTGGTTTATATCCATCCAATGAACTCATTCCTGATAACCTGTGTGAAAAAGTGCCTTAAGAGAACCCCCAGTATTTCTTAGAGCTATGGGAGACACAGTCGCCGTTCAAATCGATCATGATCCTCAGACACGCAGAAAGAAGATTCACTGCAAGCAGGAGCTTATTATAAGCAGTCTACAAAAGTTCTATGCTAACCGGGCAGATATGGGTGAAATACTCGAGCTTCTACAGGGCACATCCCAGATTTCGCTGCGCCTTATTGACTGGTTCGTAACAAATTATGCCAAACAGCATAATACATCATATATTATTAATAATCAGGAATTCCTAGTTTATATGAACTATAAGTCGCAGCTGAAGGCATATTCCAAGAAGCTGTTTGATCCATTTTGCCGCCGTGAGAGAATTATGTTCCAGCTTCAAAACCAGGAGTCCTTTTTAACGACGGTTGGAAAGCTGAATTTCTTTCGCTGGGCTCTTGAGAAGGGTATCATTGATTTCATTAAGCTAAATCTTCCAAAGATTGAGAAGGAGATGAATACAAATGCGCGGGAGGCACAGAAGATTAAGAAACAGACTAGTGAAAAATCTCAGAACACTGCTTCAACCACTAGACGGCGGACACGCCTAGCAGCGGCGGGGGCCACTACTAATATTATGGAGAAGCACGATGTACCTATTGAGATTCGTTTTGATTAAGCAGTCTTCTTAGAAATTGCATTTAGCAGACAGTGAATGATTAGTGAAGTAATGGTGATAATCATCATAATATGAAACATATGCATATCAACCGTCTGGTGCTTAATATTCTTATAGTATAGGATTGAATAATCAACTAGCAGAGGAATAAGACAGACACCAGTAATATTATAGGTAAACCGAGGAAATGCGATAAAGATTGAGAGTGCAAATAGTATGCTATACGATACCAGGTCAATAGGGCGATATTCGCTCAGTGACATGTTAATGGCGTACACGATGCTATCAAGGTTTCCCTGAGTCATTATATGAGGCTCCTAACTTCCAAGTCTGGGTCTGATCCCTATATACGATCTCAGGGTTGTCAATTTTTGGGCGGAGGAGGTCAAACCACTGCGTGAGATTTGTGGGCGTTTCACCCTCCTTTTCATAGCGATCGGTGAAGGTTCTTTCACGCAAGCGGGCGGACTCCTGTATTCCGCGATCGGCCTCCTGTAATTCATAGACAGCGGATCGGACTTCGCGTACCATATTTTTCGGGTCGCGCGTGGGATCATAGCGATCGAAAAAGGGGTTCTCGGCAAGATTGGGGCCGCTTGGTATATAGGGCTGTGACTGGCGAAAGTCGCGAGGGTCGGTGCGCGATGAGAGGGGTGCCATATCCATATAGACTGTATTAAGTGATTTTGGCACATGTGAATCTGGATTCTGTTTTGATGAAACTGCTTGTTGATTATTGCGAATGTATTCGGTCTGTTGAATCGGAACAGCGGTGTTCCAATTCTCAATGTATCTGCTGTTTGTTGTATCAATTGCAGATGTCTCCTTGCGGACTCTGGGTTGAAAAGATGCAGGCGGAATCCGGAGAGGTCCAGCATATTGTGGTGTGTATGAATTATACACTTGTTCCTCATCTCTGAAATCCTTTTTTTTATCACTACCTGAATTATAGGTCGCCCACTGCATCGTCTAAAGACTATAGAGAAGTATCATCTAGTGGTTTAAATGTTTGTTATACCCATTTTGGCGATTCCGATGCAAAAGATGACTGCAGTTAATATAGTGCAAATATGGATGTTTCTTGAGCGGAACGGAACTCACGCGATTTATGTGGATGATGTAGAGGGAGCGCTGGCGTTTGCAAAGGAGAACGGGTTTCCGCTTGTTTCGGCACCGCTGGTTGCAAATGATATGATTTTTCTATTTGTCGATCCTAGCTGTAAGGAGCTCGCATCATTTTATGCGTGGAGTGAAATCCAGCCGAATGATATGCCGATGAAGGAGGTTTGGAGACCGTTCCTTTGGGTAAAGGGTTCAGAGGATCTGTGGGGTACGAATCAGTATTTGAATGATATTAAGGTGAGTCCAACTGCGTCTGTCTATGATGCAATCAATGCGATTTGCACTTAGCGCTTTTTAGAAAAAAGCGCACCAAAAAGAGCTTTTTAGAAAAAAGCTCAGCAAAAAACTCGATACCTGTAAAAGGATTAATAGATCTCTAGTTTTTTGGTGCGCTTTTTTCTAAAAAGCGCGGCATGGTCTTAAGACTCAACCCATATATAATATAGATGAGTGCCGCGCGTAATAAGACATTACGCAAGTCACCTAGCGATCTGAGTGGAGTTTCTCAGTACTCTTTTAATGATAGTCTCGAACAGATGTTAAACGCGGAGGCCGATAAGGCATATCGCAAGCCTTGGCACAGACTCGAGCGTGGACTTCGTCTTAATCGTCTTCGTGCCTTTAGCGAGAGCCTAGCGACCCTGCGTGGATTTAAGCCAATCGAGCAGCAGAATCTTCTCACACTTCTAACGAAGGCTCTTGACAAGAAGCTACTGAATTCTAAGACCTCTGTTGTCTATGATGATGTAAAAGAGGAGATCACTGAGATTAAGCCTCTCGTTATGCACCAAAATGCAAACGGCGAAGTCCTTTTTCAGATTATTGAGCGGCGCAACGCTGTTACTTTTAGAAAGCGTCCCTCGAGTGCTGATGATTCAACGCCCGTCTAAGGTTTTATTAACTTATTACAATAATAGGATGGATCATATCAATACTATTGTTGACTCTTTAGAACTTCACGACGATTCAAATCCGTGCCCCTCTTATAAGGGTCTTCAAACAGATTGGCTCGAGTCCTTTGATGCTGCTACAAATACACTTATTCCGTGGGATGAAATTGAAGATCCTGAAATCAGTAAGTTTAATAAGTATAGTGAGCTTGTAGGAGACCTCTTTTGTATATTTATGGATAAGGCCCAGAATAAGCGTTGGTTAGAGTTAACACCAGAAGACCGTTTAGAGCATGTAAACCATGTCCTGTCACTTCCTCAGGTCCCGCAGAGGACACCTGAATGGTATGCACAGTCGAAGAAAGTTCTGACTGCCAGCGAGTTTTCTGGTATTCTCGGAAGTGATCGCGCTGTCGATGCGCTTGTCTTACAGAAGATTGCCGAACCAGTAGAGGGATCGACGAATCGCCTTGCCTGCCTAACTGGCGAGATGTCACCCTTTGATTGGGGTATTCGATTCGAGCCAGTTGTTAAGCAGATTCTCATTGCCATGTGGGGCGCTGAGATCATGGAGGTCGGGCGCCTAGTTCATCCTACAGATGCTCATTTGGCCGCGAGCCCAGACGGTATCATTCAGAAGTCATCTGAGCGGGAACGTATTGGGCGTCTAGTTGAGATCAAGTGTCCTGTTCGCCGTGAGATTAATGGAAAGATTCCCTTTGAATACTGGTGCCAGATGCAGATTCAGATGGAGGTTGCCGATATCGATGAATGTGATTATGTGGAGGTAAAACTCGCATCACAGTACAAGGATTCCAAGTATCAGGATCCTGTTGAGGGTACACTTGGCTATAGTTTTAATGGAACTGTATGGATCTTTCAATCCCCAGAGACTGGGGAACTGAAATATGCATATACGTCAATTGAAAAGACGGATTGGGAACTAATCGGCTGGAACTGTGTTGAGACCGTCCCTTGGTATCTTGACAAGTACTTTACAGAGACCGTTCAGCGCGATAGAGCTTGGTTCGCATCCACCGAGGTGGCGCGGACAAGCTTCTGGAATAAGGTAGAGGGCGCACGGGCTGGAACTTATACGCCTTCCCAGCCTGTGAAGCGCGTGGCGCCTGTGAATGTCTGTAAGATTACGGATGATTAGGGCAGAGGCTTCACATCATAATATGAAAGTGTCATTTCATGAAGGGGCTCGGAACAGGAGTCGGGAGTCCCGCGTTTATAATTATTTGTTAACTGTTTGAAGTTTCCAGTTTTTTCTAAGCGTTTCTGAAAATCGGTCTCATAGCATGCCTGGCTACTCGGTCTGGGTGCAGGCCCCTTGAAGATTGGGAGAACATCCTGTAGAAGCGAATAGGGTTTGCGTAAATTCTCGAGAGAGGCGTCAGCTGGATCCGCACTAAGCGTTCCATCTGTTACACCGGTAATTTCAGGCTTGTTTTGGAAGGCCTCAATGCGTTCGAGACGTTTCCGAAAGATTGGATTATTTCCAATATAGTATGTTGATTGGTAGAGGAGTCCCACTATAACAACTAGAACTAGCCATAAAAGTAGTGCATTTCCTAATTCTTTATTTAGCATAGGAGTATATCTGAAATAAGATTTTATTTTATTCTTATTATGTAGAATGCACACTGTCAAGCTTCTATCAGAGTTTCTTGGCACCTTTTTACTTATCCTTTCGGTGCTAGCTTCCGGAGGAAACGCGCTCTTTGTTGGTCTAACCCTCTCGCTTGTGATCTTCTTCACGGCTAAGACGAGCGGCGGCCATGCGAACCCCGCTGTCAGCTTTGTCATGTTCCTCAAGAACAAGCTTACGACGGAGGAGTTTGCCTCGGAGGTCGTGGCGCAGATGCTTGGCGGTGCGGTCTGCCTCTATATGTTTAAGGCACTTGCCTAATGAGCTTTTTAGAAAAAAGGGCATCGGGTTTTTGGGCCCTTTTTTCCAAAAAGGGTATCGGGTTTTTGGGCCCTTTTTTCTAAAAAGGGCATCGGGTTTTTGGGCTCTTTTTTCCAAAAAGGGTATCGGGTTTTTGGGCCCTTTTTTCCAAAAAGGGCGGCGGCTTATAGCAACCCCTCGTTAGATATATAAAGACCTCTATAATGCCACCAATCATAGCAACCCTATCAACTAATCAATCTTACCAGGATCTCAAGATTTTCCTGACAAGTTTGTCTCTTCACTATACTCCTGCCAATGCCCCCACCGTCTATCTCTTTTGCGACGCCGAAATAATGGCAAAAGTACTCGCAGATAATTACAACATCTTCATTGTCTTTAATGAATGCCTCGATGACTACAGTGGAAAGACTCGCGCCGAAATGGAGTTGCAGCGGCGCCCGAATGGCAAAACGCTCTGGTACGAGTTCCAAATGGAAAAGCTCAATCTTCTCGATTGGGTTTTTACAGCCGATCCTGACACTGCTACAACAGAGGGCGTCTTCTATCTTGACTCTGACCTCTGCTTTTTTGCACCACTTCCAAAGATTCCAGATCATGTAAAAGTTGCTGTAAGCCCCCATATGATTCGTCAGCGTGACGAGGCGAGATTCGGTAAATATAATGGCGGGTGTCTCTGGGTTTGCACGCAACGTGCCATTAATGCCTGGCGTGAAGCCTGTCCCGCTTCTCGTTTTCACGAGCAGGCCGCGCTAGAATGTTTTGATGAGCCCGAATGGTCGAATATTATCTATCATTTTCCGGCCCAAGTAAATTATGGCTGGTGGCGTATGTGGCAAGGGTCTACTCACCCCTCTGAACTACAGGCTAAGTGGGCTGTAACAGAAACGGCAGTTACGATTGACTCCCAGCCTCTTCAAACAGTCCATACACACTTTTATAATCCATCTGATATGGCTACAAAAACTTTCAATAATTTCGTTATAAACAAACTCGCGGCCATTTCAACCCCGCAGGCAGCCGCCTTACTCCAACTAATAAAAATTGAATAAGCATTCAATTATCAAAAATGTATATTGAATGCAGTCACTATTTCCTCGTTTACATAAGGGTTACAGTGAATGGGATGATACTCTATTCAAGAAGGAACCCGATGCTCCTAAATCTGCTGGCACAGGCATCAATGAAATCTTCTGTTCCTCGTGCAAGGTAGCTCACGAGGAATGGGACTGTGAAGAGTTTATGATATGTAAACTCTGTGGTGAGATCGAAAATAAGATCATTGACAGCGGCGCCGAATATCGTTTCTTCGGCGCTGATGACCGTGGTTCAGTCGACCCCTGCCGCGTCGGTGCACCTACTGATCCCCGTTTTCCCACATCAACTCTCGGTACCATGATTCTCTCTCACGCTCATGGTGGCAACTCTACTACTCGCATGGCGATGGCTCGTGTCCGCAGATATCATTCCTGGAATCTTCTGCCGTACAAGGAACGCTCCCTTCTACAAGTCTTCGAACAGATTGCACTGGCCGCCACAAATAATGGATTTGATACGCGCACAATGGATATTGCGAAGGATCTCTATGTTAAACTCGTGGCACACTGTGATCGACGGGGCATGTCGCGCACCTCAGTTGTAGCCAGCTGCCTCTACTCGGCTCTCAAGATGGTAAATCAGCCGAGGAAGCCAAAGGAGGTAGCCGATATGTTTCATCTAAGTATCGCGCAATTTACAAAGTCAATGAAATACTTTCAGGAGATTCTTTGTATGGCAACTCAGCGCGGCCTACTATCCACTACGGCAGCGCCTGCATCGTTCCCAACAACCCGCTCATCAAACTACATTGCGAATCCACTAAGTCGCCTACCTATCACGCGCAAGGCCTATACGGTTCTCGAGCAGGTGGCGGTGAAACTTGCCAATGAAATCGAAGACATTGAACTATGTCCTGAGAACATGCCGCCCTCTTTGGCGGCGGGTGTTCTTGCCCTGGTGATCCAGGAGTCGAAGATTCCTGATATTCCTAACGAGCGTATTGCTGGTGTATGTGGTGTCAGTGAAGGTACTCTCAACAAGTGTCTCAAGAAGCTAGATGCTGCCCTCAAGGCCGGTACAATTAGTATTCAGCGCGATGTAATTGCCGCCGCCCTTACCGTCTAGTACATGGCGGTAACGGCTAGTACTGAAGTTAAGTACATGGCGGTAGCAATATGTTATGAAACCTCTTAGCTCAATATAGGAAATGGGCGCCGGTTCGTCGGTACCATCACAGATAGATACTCCACAAAGTCTGAATTTTATACTCCAGGAAATGTTTCGGCGCACTGATCTTGCAGATATATATTCTCTTGCCGATCCGGATCGCTGTAAGAGATATATTATTGTAGCGACTGATGCCTTAGAATCTCTTTTTATTAAGATGAAAGTCTATCCAGATAAGGGAAAGGATGGCACCCTCTACTTACAAAGTATTGACGGTATTCTAAAGTCGATGCCACCAGATGTTCGTGCCAAACAGCGCGAATACTGTCTCGAACTCGCCTTCTTTTTTATTCGCATTTTCCAGATTTTCGGCGCACTTTTCTTGAGTATGTATGATTCCCGTCTTCCAGTGACTGATCCATCTGATGATATTAAACGCGATCCCATGCAAAAAGGTGTTGCCTTTCTTGATCCGAAGAATTTCCTAGGGTTTTCTAACCCCCCTCAACAAAGCTCATGGTTCGGTTCAGGTGGAGAACTAAATGCGACAAGAGATGGTAGTTTCTATATTAACAGTGGACCATACTCTGTATTAAATTACCATTTACTGAGGCCAAATGGGGGTCAGGGTGATAAAACACCAATGAGATTTGATGGGGGATTTCCATTTTCACTCGACCAGAACTCACTCTATAATTTCGGCGCCACAGCTGGAGCTCCAATTCGAGTAGTACAAGATAATCCTCAACCCACTGTATATTATTTCTTTGATCGCAGTTCTAGAAATTATACCATGCAGGCCACTCTTATAATTGAGGTTCAACCTGGGGGCGCGCGGCAACGTTATAAAATATCTCTAGCCAATTTTTCACCAGTAGATGATTGGGGAATAAATACCTCTAAACTCAATGGCATTCGTGTCAGTCCTGAATTTATCGAGGAGACTATACCAGGTACTGCTCCAAAATCTATTGGTGATGCCTATTCTAAGACTAGAGGGCAAACTCTCCCCACTGTTATGAAGGCCATGTTTGACAAGGCTGTAACTATTGCTCTAGGTGAACCCCCTTTTGCTGTTGCAAAATTCTTGAAACAGCTTCGTTACATCTCAGGCGACTATGATAAAAATCAGAACATTACAGGTTCCCATGTTTATTTATTCAGAAATCAGGAAGATCAGAGCACCGTTAAGATCGCATATGTTGATAAGGTAAAGATTCAGGGTGAAGATAGGCCACAGGAGGTCACTATTACTGCACGCATGAAAATCACAAAGCCACAGCGCGAATCGAATATGTCAATACAGGTAATATATAAGGTTGAACTTGATTTTAGTGTATCAGAAGTTAAACCACCAGAATACAGAAACACGATAAGTATTCCTACAACTCTTAAACAAATGACTTTCAAAGCTGATTCAGAGACTGGGACGCCAAGCTCAGATGTAAATGACCTTTCTATACCAGAGTATCTCGAGCGTGTTTTTAAAGAAATAACATCGAGTACATATAATGATGGTATTAAGGGTCTCAAAATAACTCGCGCCGGCCTCGTAGAGCCTTATAATTCTCCACAGATTGACGAGTCATTAAAGGTTAAGAAGCTTTGGACGGCAATGGCGAAGGATCCTCCTGTAAAGAGTCACTGTATTGCCCGCGCCGTTCAATTACTTTCTTTAGAGGCAATTAAGGGTAATTTGAGTGCACCGGCCTATAGTTCAATCTGTCGCCTTTCATTCGGATACCAGAAAGATGGCTCACTGCCTACACCTGGAAAGCCAGTTATTGAAGAGTCTGGTATCTATGCTCTTTCTCTGCTTTTTTTCGAAGGACTTGTTGCCGGTTCTCCTAGGATCGTGGATCCTGCATCCTATAAGGAATATCTTCGCTATCTCAAGTTCCTTTTTGAGCGCTATCCAGATATCAATATGATTAAGGATGCACCGATCGTCCCAGGCCAGGCCCCTGATCCTGATGCAATACCTGCTCGGCTCAGTGATATCCGCGAGAAGGCTTTGAGAATGTGCGATGACAGAGGCGATTCCCGTATTATAGTACCGAAACCACTTGCGAGTAATCTGCGGTCTGTAACGGCGACTCTCATTTCGCAACAGCAGCAGCATTTCCAAAATGCTTTAACACTTATCTTTAGTCTTTTTGATAGAACCTCTGTTGAACGGGATAAGAAGTTAAAGTTTAATCCTCGTGTTATTTCGGGTGGAATGAACGAGATCAACCGAATCGCAAATGAGACGCGGAATCTTCTTCTTAACTACTACAAGGGCTGTGAGATGACATATCGTGATGGTCTCTTGATGATATATAACTATGAAAAGAGTGGAAATCGGCTAGAATCGGCAACAGTCGATCAGATACGGTCTGGAGTGGAACCACCTGCTACGACAACTTTTAGAAATGCGACACAATAAAATTTGAGGACATTTCCTTCTAAGAAACTCTGTGTGAAATGAAGAAGCGGTGTGATTTCCTTGACTGCAAGAAGGTTCTTCTTCTTTCAAGCATTACATGCAAATGTACGAAGACCTTTTGTTCAACTCATCGCAGCAGTTATGATCATTCGTGTAATTATGATTACAAGAACGAGCATACAAGCACTCTTATGAAGTATATGAGTAGTGCAGTTATTACTGATAAGGTTGCTGGGCGTATCTAGGTCTAGAGCTACTTGGCGGTAGCCGTTACAGAATCCAAATACATTTTTACCATTGTTGGCGACCACTTTCCCATTATTTTTGTTTCCACCGAATCAAACCAGGATATCCCATCCTTTTCTCTGTTTTCCCGTCGAAGCCGTGAGAAGGCGGCTGGGTGTTCGCTGAACCACTTGAACTTATCGAACGCATCCTTAATCTGTCTCGGATGTGCGTATCCTGTAAAAATATGATACTGAAAGAAGGTATTCTCGGGGTAGTTCGATTCACGGCTTTGGAGAACAAGCCCAGTGTGCTGTAGATCACGAATGTTTGTAATCTTTGCCTCCTCTTGAACTTCCCGCCGAATATTGTCACGGAGAACGCTATAGATTGAGTTGCCGACTCCATCCTTCCCCTCCATTTGACCCTTTGGAGGCTCCCAAGAGGCTGCTGCCGTATCACCATCTGTACGCTTGACAACAAGGAAGCGAGTCGGATTGAAGGGCTTCGTTAACTCGTGTATAAAACACACTGTCCGTAGGTAGACTCTCCATTTATCAGTTGGGTGTTCAACATAAAAATATAGTTTGCTGGGATCGTGTGAGAGTCTAGCTGCTGATCGTATTAAACCTGGTTGAAAAACATCAAGCACCTTCTGTGCTTCAGTAACTATTTTTGGGCCCATTGCCTATTTAGCATGACGGTTCTTTCTGCATGTTTTTGCCCGCTTCGATTTGGCACATCCACTGCGATGTTTCTTTAATTCATAGCAAAGTGAATGATAGGTCGTTTTATTCAGAAGCTCGAGTTCAGTTTCCATCTTACAACGGATCTGCCATAGTGTTTTTAGAGATGAGGACCGCGAAGACCAATCTACCTGGCAATCCTCCCAAATTGTTTTCCACTCGGAATATGGCAAAATACTTGGAAGACATCTCCAGAATTTTTCTACATATTTTTGACGGTCAGCGGCGGGCAGAACATTCCAGCGATTCTTCTCGAGATCGGTTGCATCTGTCAGATCTGGTGCTCCTGGAATTGGAATACCTGAGAGAGATTGTTTCGAATACGGATGATTTTCTACGATTGAAAAGAGAAACTCCCAGCCTTCGAACTTTGTGCGAGTGCACCCAGCCTCGAATCGCTCAATATATCTCTTTTTAACATCGACAAATGGCGGATCATCCTCTACATGAAGTTTTTGTGAGCGTAGCTTCGCATTTACACAGTTATGTATAGTCCAGAGCCACCGGGCTAGAGCATATGGTTTATCAGACTCTAGTGCCTTTTCTAGGGGGTGTTCTGTCACATATTCACTCAAACTGGCGCGACAGTATTTGCACGGAAGCACATAGGAAAGTGTTGAAAAAAAGCACTCGAGATTCTTTTTATATTGCGGAGACGGATTTGATTCAGCTATTGTTATTAGATGAAGCAAACTCCAACCTGAGGGTCCCCAGTATTTGGTATCCATTTTTCTTAATTTATCATGATATAATAGCGCCAAGGTACTTAATTTAAGTATTTCCAAACATTCCCATATTTAACGGGGCAAGGTAGGGTCTCACAGGCGTCTCTGGTGATTCCTCAGCCTTGCACTTGACAACAGGCTTGGGGCAGGCAGTGCGCTCACATGGAGGGCAGGCCGGACATACTGTTGGCGGCGGGCACTTAATCTCAGGGCAGCGAGGGCGAGGGCATGGCGGGCACTCGCCGCATTCCTTGCCACATGAGGAGTTGTCAACAATGATCGGCTCAGGTGCAGGGATTGAGCTCTTGAGTACATACTGTGAAAGATCGGGCACAGGCGGGCATTGTGTCTTTAGCATATACTGGCTCATATCAGGGCAGGTTGCAGGAGGCGGTATGGAGCTCTTGAGTACATACTTTGACATATCAGGAGGAGGAGGGCAGCCGGCCTGGCCGCACGAACTACACAATGGATTTGCATTGATTACCTGGAATCCCTCGCTGCTATATCCCTTTAATAGAAGCGCTAAGACAAATCCTATAAGGAAGGCAACTAGAAGCGGTCCCATATGTTTAAGATTTGGTATACGCATTGCGCTCTTTCTAGTAATCTGTATGAAAATATCATGGCCGCCATCCAGGCCATGTTGGTGGGGGGCAACCGCACAAGTCTGGTATGCCAGGGTCATAGTTTGTGCCTAGGCGGCTACATATCATGCGTGCATAGCCTCTGAATGAAAAATTCTCGTCAACTGCCTTAGTATTCTTTAAACATCCGTAGTCATTTGGATCGAGACCACGCTTTGAGATCTGGTCGCAAATTTGCTGTGAACGCGCCTTCCAATCAAGTACTGCAGGAACTGTACTCACTGCTGCACCGTCATTTAAATTCTTATTTTTAGAGGCTGTACCCTTACCATCCGTCGAACCGCTCATGGAGGCAATATGCTTCTCCATTTCCCCGCGTTCACCTGAGTTAGCGGGGGCCTTTCCATGATAATCCTCATCGTATTTATCACCAAATGGGCGTACAATCGGATTTAGAGCGGCCCTTGCAACACTCTCTGCTATTCTACGCTCGGACTCAGACTTATGATTAAACTTGAGACCAATCTCATATGAGGTTTCATTAAAGAGTCCAGCAGCATACTTGTCAAAGAGTGAGCGCGCGAGTTCAGCTCCAGATACATCACCATTCATGTAGTATGGGAAAAGACTCATGAGCGCCGAGCTCGCCCCAGTGTATCTTATAAGGTTAGGAAGTGGCTGATCGAGCTGTAGACTCTTTGTCGGGTCAACAAAGGGTAAAAAGGCGTTGTAGGCTGCAAGTGTAATAGGGATATCCGCCTCCTTTAATGTTCCACGATTTATCTGTGTGATAAAGCTATCGACATTGTGTAGAACAATTTCTAGAACATTGATACGTTGTGTAAGTAGAGGGTTTGTGCTTCCACTACTGGTAAGACGAGTTATGGTGGCAAGAATATTTGTCTGTAGTGTAATAAGTTGTGCTAGAGTTAGAGTGGCTGAACCTGAGGGACCGCCTGAGGGAGAGGGTCTTCCTGAGGCAGATCCTGAGGCCGCACCTGAGGGGCCACCTGATGGAGAACCCTGAGTACTAAGTAAATTCTTAAAAAATGCAAGAAGCGCAGGCGTTACAACAACACGATTGGGATTTCCTGAGGGGCCGCCTGAGGGACCGCCTGATTGAGTTTGGAAGGATTCTGTTATAAATGTTAATGGAGTAACTCCAATCCAAGAATTTAAACGCCATGTTAAATATTCTGTATTTGTGCTATTTACATTAACCATATAGTAATAAGTATTTAAATTATTTGATGAAGGAAGATCTGCTACACTTTTTAGAGTACCCTTCTCAACGCCTGCAGGATTTTGGCTTTTAAATATATCAGTTATTAATGTATTAATATTTGCTGAACTAGTTGTTAAAATATATGCAAAGCGGGCACTTCTAGGCCCTCCTGAGCCAGTTTTAATAGGATCAGTATTTCCAAATATTCCAGGAGTATTTGGATTACTATAAACATAATTCATCATATCAATAATGTCTTGTGGGGCGTTATTAACAGGACCTGGCGTTCCTCCCATCCAGACTAAATACATAGTGTATGGCCCAACTTTGTTATATATTTTATACGCAGTACCCTCTGTAAAATCATTATATCTCATATTAGCCATTTCATTAATATCATGCACTGTATCTATAATACTATAAGTTGGGAATCCTTGTAAAAGCCATGTAGATCCATTCCATAATGCATACATGTTCCATAGCATCATTGGATTGTACCCGTGTTTAAGAAGATAGTAATCATTTAATGTATTTCCAGTGGTTGGTAGTGATGGAAAATCCGGGATTATTCCTTTATAATGATAGGTTAAACTTGAAGGTGCACCTGGCGGGCTGTTAGAGGAAGACATTGAACTAGAAGATGTACCTCCAGATGGCGCGCCAGAGGGTGCACCTGACGGGCCATTAGGGGGAGACATTGTATTAATAGAAGGACCTGAGGATATACCAAATCCTTGAAAGCCCTCTACTGCTCCACTCATGCTGTTTGCAGAAAGCCGCCACTTTTTCTGCAAATATGTTAAGTTCGCATCAATATCATTTACATTTTCATCTGTTAGACTACTTTCGACACCTGGATTACGGTCAATTACACTGACCTCATCTGTTAAGCGGCGAGCATCGGCACGAGCAGTCTGAAGAGGAATCTGAACGGCAGGGTCGCCGAGCTGTGAAAGCCCTGGGCCCTCATTTGAAAGAAATCCATTTAATGTTTGAAGAAGGTTCTTAATGCGTTTAGCATTTGCCTTTTTTTGTGCTGGATCATCAGCTGGGTAACTATTAACTGAAGCAGTTTGGCCGGGAGGTGGAGCAAGTAATGATGTAGATGAAGGGGCAAACGGAAGAGGGTCGCCCTTTGCCACAGGAGTTGGCTGAGGATTTGGTTTTGGCATTACAAAGTCCTGGAAATTTTCTTCTGTCTTATTAACACTATATTGCCATAGCAGTAATCCTATTATGACTAATAGTACAAAGAAGAGTTCTCTTCTCATCTCTATTATATCTTCACACTATAAAATTGACATGAACGCTCTAAAATTACTTGCATAATGCTTAAACCTAGATATAGTGATGATGCGAAGTGTGAAGTTGGTATTGATGAAGCTGGGCGCGGGTGCTTTTGGGGACCTCTTGTTGCTGGTGCAGTTGTTTGGCCTGCAGAGGCCACCTGGTCTGAAGAGCTTCGACAGATATCATCGAGTATCAAAGATTCTAAGAAACTCAGTGCAAAACGGCGTGCTATCCTCTTCAATGAAATCAAGAAGCATGCAGTTGGATGGGGAGTGGGGATTGTTGAACCCGATGAGATTGATGAGTATGGGATGAGTCGATCGAATCGCCTTGCCTTTACGCGGGCCTTAGAGGGTCTATCAGGAAATCTGAGCCCTGAACGGCTTATTATTGATGGAATTCTAAAGATTGAGACTGAACTCGAACAGATTGTTGAGCCTGCAGCTGATACTACCTATCTTTCCGTTGCGGCAGCGAGTATTCTAGCAAAGGAACATAGGGATCAAATGGTTTTGGCGGCCTGTGAAACTGAGCCGGATTTACAGAAAAAGTATTCGATCGCTTCATCGAAGGGCTATGGAACAGCGAAACATCGTGAGGCTATTTTGAAGCATGGGGTTCATGAAAAGCATAGGCGGCTGTTTCTACGGAATCTTCTTGGTGGGGGGAACTATATGATTGTTGACTAGATCTGCTTTGCTCTGCTCTGCTTTTTTTAAAAAAGAGCCCAAAAACTAGATACCCTATAAATCTTTAGAGGGTATCTAGTTTTTCTAAAAACTGTTTTTACTAAACTCTTTTTGCTGAGCTTTTTTTTAAAAAGCTCTTTTTAAAAAGCTCGCTTAGTGCTTGCGCGTACGCGAGCCCTTGCGGCCCTTGCGGCCAACCTTGCGAGACTTGTGAGCGCGGCGGGAGTGCTTACGGGAAACGGCCATTTTATATTTATACTTTAGATTTTTAAAGGGTCGTGTCGGAAGGCTTTTTTAATCGCGGCGGGCACGACGAGTCTTCTTCGACTTCTTAGCCTTCTTCGACTTCTTGGACTTCTTAGCCTTCTTGGACTTCTTAGCCTTCTTTCTGTAGCCACCGCCCATGACAGGGCTACTCGAGTTCATGGCCGAACCAGACGATTCCATAGCTGAACCAGTCGATTCCATGGGAACCTCACGATCCATGCCTGTGGGTGGCGAGTTCATCATAGGGTTTACTTTAGCAGGCCCAGAAGCAGGCATCCGCGGCATAAGAGCCTCTTTCTTTGGTGGCGCAGCAGCGCGTGGCATGCTGTTGCGAGCACGCTGATTAGGTGTAAGCGCAGGGCCATAAGTCGAGTTCATGGAAGCCCGTGCAGGACCAACAGCGCTAAGAGTTGTCGTATCTCCTCCAAGCCCAAGCATACTCGCAGCACTTCCAAACACAGATGACATTCTAGAATGACTTTCTATTTTTTGCAGTTATACGACTCTGCTTTTTACGCAGCCGCCGTCTACCACCAGTGTGCTTCATTCCCATTTCATTTATCTTTGTAGCCATCTGTGAAAATCCATCATTGATCGCTGTCTTTATTTCATCGAGTCTCTTTAAAATTAAATTGTGCTCCGTATTATTTGTACCGGACAGTGTATTTGTAGGAAGAGTTACTCCAAGAGTTGTAGTAGGTGTTCTTACTGCTAGAGCTGAAGTATCTATTCCAGCAGTTCCTAGTACATTTGCCTGACTCATTTACTTGTTACGAAGATTTTCCCTGTACTTGCGAAGGCACTTGCTTTAATCCACTTAGTAATAATCAAAAAATCAATAGCGTACTCCCTATAAATCTTTAAGGTGTGGTGCCCTTCATTATCAATATATAGAATCTTTGTCTCATCCTTACGATCACCTCTCAAGGCATTAATCCACTTTACAGATTCATACGGATATACTTGAATATCGTGAATACCACTTCTACATAAAACCTTAATTCCAGGAGCCCCTTGAGGACCCAATTGGTGAATTGGAGAAATCGCCAGAGCGGCCTCGAATTCAGCCAGACCAGCCCGAGGATTACCAAATTCCTCAAATTCATATTCTGTCAGCGGGAGCCGAACATTCGCTGCAGTCTTCAAGAGATCCACATAGGGAACCTCGGTATAGATTATTCCAAAAAGTTCCCCTAGAGGCCACCGTGCAGCCATATTCCCAACAATGAGACCACCTGCAGATCGCCCAAAAAGCACGGTAGCATGAGGTAAAACCTTGGTCTCTTTTTGCAGATCTTTTATACAGGCTTCAACATCATCTAGGGCCCCCTGTTTACCATCTAGACGCCCTAGGTCCGCCCACACCTCATTGCCATCTCCACCTCCACGCACAAATAAAAAGGATACAGCCCAGCCGGCATCTATCCATGGTCGCCATCGAGTCGTATTTAATGATGTAGCGATTCCATAACCACCATAGGCAGTACATACGAGTCCAATCGGTTTACCGACAGGTCTTATAAGAGTCCACCGAACTGGAAGGCCATCTGCAGATATTGAAATACCCGTCTCAGACACTGAACCATATCGAATCGCAGGTAATTCAATTGATGCAGATTCAGTATCGATTTTAAACATTACAGATCCTGGGCGTATACACCAAATATAGTTTACTGGTTCAAGAAACCATCGCATTAATTTCATACATTCTGCAATTTCAAAAACTCCCCTGTAAATTGGAACCGGTTCTCCAGAACTCATTTTCCAAATTGTTCGGACTCCGTAGAATTTCGTAATTAGAATTTTCGCAGAGAGAGAACAGAATTCAATTCCATCCGCCGAAATTCTAGAATTCAATTTCCAATTACAACCCACCAATTTCCACGGAGCCGTGAAAGATCCTTCACGCACAAAATAAACCGGTTTTGTACCTAAATGCCCTACTGGAAAAAAGGCGACTCCTTGAGGGTCTAATTCCTTAGTGGAATTATCCCGTATATAATGTAATCTGTTATAACCTGCGCGGTAAGAAAGAAGAAAGAGCGCTCTTCCCTCACACCAAACAAATTCAATCTGTGTTTCCTTGTTCGATTCTTCATAGAGAACCTTAGCCTCTTTACCTGAATGAATATCTACACTGACAAGACGATTATACTGTAGTGGGCTATCGGCCTCTATAAAATAGAGACGGGAACCGATAATTGCGATATCTGGTCCGATCAGGTGCTTATGCGTCCAAGTATGGCTCTTCGTTTTTACTGTGACTTTATAATTAGTTTTTGCGGACTCTATAAAGGCAACTGTTTCACCGTCCCTTGAGATATCCAAATTATCTACCCACTTCCAATCATCGGCTCCGTGCCATTTCCAAGCAAGTCCCCATTCGCCATTTAGATGTTTTAAACTAATGTTAATCTTGGGATTTGTAAGAGGATAGTTTAAAATAATATTAGGAGATGACTCGGTATCATATATCTCATTCTTTTTAATAAGAGCCGTTAAATCATCCATTCCATCGAGTTGTGAAAGAAAAAGTGCATTCTCTTTTTTGATTGTTTTGGCTAAATGTTTCTCCTGTTTTTCATATGGATCAATCCATTTAAGAAATCCTACATCTGTTGGATCCATATTGACTTAAACGCCTACCTATAAAAAGCATAGATGAATATTATCGTTCTTGCGAATAAGTCAAATCAGTTTGGCCTTCAAAAGGATGTGGATGGCCTTCGGAAGGCTCTAGGGGGCTATAATGTAAAACATTGTGACCCACTTGAGGCGCCTGTACCTGCTGACATTCTCATTCATTTAGAGGTGCCAATCTATGGTTGGGCTTCATGGGCTCGGACTAACATTCTCATGGTGAATCCAGAGCACTGGCTTGAAATCTGGGACCCCTATTTATTTAAATTTGATGTGGTCGTTACGCGGGATGAGCTCACGGCCCAGCTTTTTTCTAAGAAGGCGAAGGAGGTTGTCTGTATTCCCTGGGGACTAGCACCTTGCGCTGCCAGCTCGGTAAAGCCAGTGGCAGATTCCTTTGTCTGGGTTCTCGGCGGTTCTGTCAATAAGCGTGCCTATGTGCCTCTACTCCTATCAGTCTGGAAGCCGACTTATCCCCAGCTCAATATATTTACAGTTGAACCCTTTGATCTTTCTGGCGCCGTGCCTCCAAATGTTATAGTATCATGTGGGGACCTTTCACCAAATGATCGTGAGATCTTCAAGAGCTTCAAGGGCCATGTATGCTGTTCTCAGGCGGAGGGGTTCGGTTACACGGCGGCCGAGGCGGAGCAGAATGGATCCTTCGCGATCATGAATTCTCTCCCGTGCTATCTCAATGACTATGTGGATTCCACCGGCGTATGCTTTCTATCATCGAACCTCGAGAAGACTTATTTTGATGTCGGTGCACCTCTAGAAGCTCTACAGAAGGAGCTTGATATTGCCATGGGACAATTCATGCTTTTTGATAGTGCGGCGTCACGGGCTCGCCAGTCCGAGTCTGCTAAGCGCTGGCAGCGATTCTCTAAGAAGATTGTAGGCTTAGTAGCTCAGCAGCGGCAAGCGGCGCCTGCCGTTCTCCCTCCGCGCCTTGATGCATACCCGCCGATTAGTATTGTGACACTTATCTATAATCGCAAGAAGTTCTTCGATCTCGCGTGCCACTCTCTAATGATTAGCGACTATCCAAAGGATAAGATTGAGTGGATTCTGGTCGATGACTCTGATGACCCGATGGAGCAGAATTCAGATATGATTATGGGTGTTGCAAACTCGACATCAAGCTTCAAGATTGTCTATGTCCCTCTCAATGGCAAGCGCTCTATAAGTGATAAGCGCAACATAGGAGTTGATAAGGCGACGGCTAATATTATTCTTTTTATGGATGATGACGACCATTATCCTGTATCATCAATTCGCCGACGTGTGGGCTGGCTTACGAAGCATCCTTGGGAGCCGAAGGCAGTGGCATGTACTACGATTGCCTGTTATGACCTTGTGAAGGGTATTAGTGCTGTGAATGTGCCACCGATGGACCTGCCGCTAGAGCAGAGAGTATCCGAGGCCACTCTCACCTTCTACAAGTCATGGTGGGCTGTGAAGCCCTTCCCGCGTGGAATACATATTGGGGAGGGAGAGGGCTTTCTTGTTGGGCGTTCAAAGGATGTTCTAGAGATGCCGCCTCAGCAGATTATTGTGGCCTTTAGTCACGGGAAAAACGCGTCGAGCCGTCGCGTGCCATCTGGTGCAGATGTCAAGCCAGGCTGTTTCTGGGGTTTTGAGAAGGAGTTCTTGATGTTTATTCATGGATTGGCAGGGATCTCGGTAGTTGAGGATCAATAGCCATTAGCCTTATTAATGTTTTATTTTTATATTGTAATGTTAGTTCTTGCTCTTGCGTGCAGTTGCAAACCCCTCAATCTTATTTAAAAATAAAAGTGCGACTGCAAAAACTAGTGAATGTACTAAAATGGAAAAAAGAGATGTCTTATATGACATGAAAATCTTATCGCCGACTGGTGGAAGCGTAAGAAGAAACCCAGGTGAAAGGAGTATAAATAATAAGGTGGCCGCAACAAGACTTACCATTCTATTTACCGCCAAGCATTTAGTTTCTCGTTCTAGCTATTACGAGCTACAGAACAAGCAGCCCTCGCCATTCTCTGCCGCGGCCTTTGAACGCGCTACCTCGTCCTCGTATTCCTTTGACAGACGCTCAAGTTTCTGAGCGCGCGTCTCGGGGGCGCTCTTTGGCTCTGGAGCATCCTTTGGCTTCTCCTCGTCATCGCTGGAATCCTCATACTCGCTTGCCGACTCATCCTTGTCGTGAGCCGTAGCCTGAGCCGTATTCGAACCCTGAACTGCAGCCAGAAGTCGAGGATCAACCGTAAACTTCTGGGCGCTCACGGGCGCCTTCGTCCGCAGATAATAACAGCCCGTCTTCAAACCTTTCTTCCATCCATAGAAATGCATGGAAGTTAGTTTTGCATATGTCGGATCAGCCACAAACAGATTCAGGGACTGCGACTGACAGATAAAGGCACCGCGAGCAGCAGCCATATCAATCAGAACCTTCTGGGGAATCTCCCAAGTCGTCTTATAGCGCGCCTTAATGGCCTCAGGGATCGCCTCCAGGCTCTGAACGCTTCCATTATTCACAATGATCTGCTGTTTCATATCATCATTCCATAGGCCTAGCGCAAGCAGTTCCTTCATGAGATGGCGATTGATGACTACAAACTCGCCGGCGAGCGTGCGGCGAGTGTAAATATTGCTCGTGAAAGGCTCAAAACACTCATTGTAACCGAGAATCTGGCTCGTAGAAGCCGTAGGCATAGGAGCCAGGAGAAGAGAGTTACGAAGGCCTGTAGAAGCCTTCGAACGCAGTGCAGCCCAATCAAGTGTCTTATCAGTCTCTGTGAGAGGTGTCACACTCCAGAGGTCAGGCTGTAGCTTGCCCTCAGACGCCGGCGAGCCGACAAAGGTCTCATAGGAACCCTCCTTAGAAGCGAGCTCAGCCGATTCGTCGACTGCAGCATAATACATGTGCTCGAAGATGCGCTGATTGAGCTCAGCCGCGGCGGGATCCTCCCATGCTAGCCCTAGTAGCGCAAAGACATCCGCGAGACCCTGGATGCCGATACCAATCGGACGGTGGCGAAGATTCGATTTTTTCGTCTCAGGCGTCGGATAGAAGTTGATATCGATAATCTGATTAAGATTGCGAACAGCCACGCGAATCGCCTTCTGCAGCGTCTCAAAGTCAAAGGTTGCGCCTTCTGCAAGCCGAACATAGGCTGGTAGGGCAATCGAGGCCAGATTACACACAGCCGTCTCCTCAGGTGTGGAGACCTCCATGATCTCCGTGCAAAGGTTCGATGACTTAATGGTGCCAATGTTCTTCTGGTTCGACTTGGCATTCGCTGCATCTTTATAGAGGAGATAGGGTGTACCGGTCTCCATCTGCGAATCGAGAATCTGAAACCAGAGCTTGCGCGCCGAGACTGTCTTACGCGCCCGCCCCTTGGCCTCATAGTCTGTATAGAGTTCCACAAACTTGGCACCCCAGACATCAGATAGACCAGGGGCCTCATCGGGGCAGAAGAGCGACCACTCTGCATCCGCCTCAACACGCTCCATGAAGAGGTCAGGAATCCAGAGAGCATAGAAGAGATCACGGGCGCGCTCCTCCTCTGCACCAGTGTTGAGCTTCATGCGGAGAAAGTCCTCCACATCGGCGTGCCAGGGCTCTAGATACATGGCGAAGGAGCCATTGCGCTTGCCACCACCCTGGTCGACATAGCGTGCCGTATTATTAAAGACACGCAGCATTGGTACAAGGCCATTGCTCTGGCCGTTTGTACCACGGATGAGAGAGCCACGCGCGCGAATATTGTGGAGATGAAGACCAATGCCGCCAGCATACTTTGAAATCGCGGCACAGTCACCAAGTGTCTTATAGATACCGGCGATACTGTCATTAGACATTGATAGAAGATAGCAGGAAGACAGCTGAGGGCGCGGCGTACCGGCATTAAAGAGCGTTGGCGTGGCGTGCGTTAGGAACTTCTGCGAGAGGAGATCATAGGTTTCAAACACCCTCTCGAGGTTACCAGAGGACATCCAGATACCGACGGCTACGCGCATCCACATGTGCTGTGGGCGCTCAATGACCTTGCCTGCAGTATCCTTGAGTAGATACGACTTCTCTAGAGTCTTCAAGCCGAAATAGTCAAAGTCATAGTCGCGATCGTGCTTGATATAGCTATCAATCGCTTCTGCGTTGGCATTAACAAAGGCGATCAGATCGGCGGAAATGTATGAGAGCGGATCGCCGGTCTTATGGAACTGATTCGAAAGAATATGGATCACCTTCACGAAGCTGGCCTCAGTGTTCTTCTGGTGATTCGAGACCGCAATGCGTGCGGCAAGAGTCGCCCAATCAGGATGAGTTGTGCAAAGCGAGGCAGCCATCTGGGCGGATAGCTCATCGAGTTCACTTGTCTTGATGCCGTTGACAATACGCGCGAGGACCTGCTGGGCGAGGGCATCGGGATTGACTGAGAGATTCTTAGCTGCCTTGCGAATGCGCTGAAGAACCTTATCGAATGACACAGACTCGGACGCACCGTCACGCTTTTGTACGCGCATACTATACATTGGGCTGGAAGAAATAGGCCGGGTATATCGCACAGAGTGAGATATGTCCCGTCAAATTTAGAGGCGTCTTCTTCATGATTAATAGTACTTGCCATTACCACCTTTAGCATTAACCATAGTGGGACTATTTACAGAGGAATTATTAGAAGGAGTTGCAGCAGCATTCTTAGAGAGATTTTGAGTATTCTTAGAAGTGTTATTAGAAGGAGTTGCAGCAGCATTCTTAGAAAGATTTTGAGTATTCTTAGAGGTGTTATTAGAAACATTTGCAGGAGAATTCTTAGAGGCATTTGCAGGAGCACTTGTAGCCATACATTGTGCCTTTTGCTTATCACAGTCAGTTACAGCAGTAGAAAGATCTGTATCAACCTTTAGTAAGCATTCTAAGTCAGTAGGATTACATTTCTTTACAGCCTCATTGCGAGCATCAGTTGGTCCCTTGTAGCAACTGGCAGTTTCAGCAGCACACTTTTCATCCTGTGGGGCATCTTCAGGAAGATCGTCAACTGATGGAACCCCGCCTTCACCTGCGGCACCCTCTTCACCCTCGCCTGGACCACCTGGGCCACCCTCTCCACCCTCTCCACCCTCTCCGCCCTCTCCACCCTCTCCACCCTCTCCACCATCTCCAGAGTTGCTATTATTATTCTTTGAACCAGAGCTACTAGAGCCCAAATTTCCAGGACCAGAACCTGGAGCAGAACCTGGAGCAGAACCTGGGACACTAACAGAAACTGAAAGACCACCAGATCCAGATCCAGAGCCTTCTTTATCCTTCTTTTTCTTTTTCTTTTTGTCATCCTTTTTTTTAGCACCCTTTTTATCACCCTTTTTAGTTTTTCCACCTTTTTTATCACCCTTTTTAGCACCCTTTTTATCACCCTTTTTAGTTTTTCCACCTTTTTTATCACCCTTTTTTGCAGTCTTGGGCTTAGCTGCCGGCTTAGCTTTGGGCTTAGCTTTGGGCTTAGGTGCCGGCTTAGCTTTTCCACCTTTACCACCTCTCTGTATTTTGCGAGTCTTAGAAAAAAATCGTCTTCCAGTACTTTGTACTTCATCATCATCAGAACTAGATTCTGATTTATTCCGACGATCCATCCCCTTATTTAGACCTTAGACTTTTCAGCCACTGGCGTGGCTTCAAAGAAGGGCTTTGCCAGCCTTTTCAGCAATACCAGTTGCTTCAAAGAAGGGCTTTGCCTGCCTTTTCAGCCACCTCCGCAATTCTCGGTAGCCCCATACCCCGCAAGAGCTTCTGCTGTGTAATAATCCGTGAAGAGATACACATCGTCTCCAGCTCCTGTAGAAGTAGCTTATAGGCATAAGGAATCTCAATCGCCGAGAAGTTTGTCGTATTGCCACATCCCCTACAGTTCCAGATACCCTCTCGGGGATTCACAATCGCAATGAGTCCACAGTCCTGACAGCTCCAGCAACGGAACAGATCCGAGCACTCCATGAGGCGCTCCTTCGTAAACTCCGTAACACCGTGCGCTGCTACTGCATCACGCTCCATTTCACCAAAACGGAGACCACCCTCGCGCGCACGCCCCTCAGCCGGCTGACGAGTCAGCATCACTAACGGCCCCGAGGACCGCGAATGCATCTTATCTGCCGAACAGTGACGCAACCGCTGATAATAGCACGGACCCATGAAGATACTCGTCTCCATCTGCCGACCCGTAAAGCCGTTATACAGAATTTCATTACCCTGCGGCTCCATCCCCAGGTTATCGCGCATGATCTTCGTAATACCCTCTAGTGTCACCTCATTAAAGGGTGACCCATCACCCAGACAGCCAAGCTCACAGCCCATCTTCCCCAGAAGCGTCTCCATCAGCTGAGCGATAGTCATACGCGAAGGAATACAATGAGGATTGATGATAATATCAGGCACTAGACCTGAAGCCGTCTGAGGCATATCCTCGGGATTGAGAATCATCCCCACCGTACCCTTCTGGCCGTGACGAGAAGAGAACTTATCACCAATCTCGGGAATACGGTCCTGCCGCATACGCACCTTTGCAAACGAATAACCCTCACCGTTACGGTTCTTGAAGATACGGTCCACCCAGCCGATCTCATTATTACGCATGGTCCGAGAGACATCGCGATACTTCTTCGAGCCGACAGGAATCACCATGCCCGTCGGAACACGCAAGGGTACAATCTTACCGATTAGAATGTCGTCAGTATCGACATAGGCCTGCTCCGGTACGAAACCAGTCTCATCGAGCTTATCATAGTTCCCGTTCTTCATCTGCTTCGTCATCGTCGGATCAGGGCGAAGGAAGCGTTCCTCCTCACCAGACGATTGATTCTTGCGCTCCTCGTCCTTGTAGGTGCGGTAGAAGATGGAACGGAATAGACCACGGTCGAGCGCGCCGCGATTAATCATGACTGAATCCTCCTGATTATAGCCTGTGTAGGTCATAATCGCCACAATGATATTCTGACCGCAAGGCATCTTTTGCGCCCCATAGAACTTACTCATGAAGGGTGATACGAAGGGTACCTGCGGATAGCAAAGGAGATGAGCCATTGCATCGAATCGCTCACGGAAGTTCAGGGCGAACATACCCATCGACTGTTTACCCATGGCACACTGGTAAGAATTTCTCGGCGACTGATTGTGGTCTGGAAAGGGAATGTTTGATGCCAGAGTGCCGAGAGCCGTCGAAGCGTGAATCTCCGCGTGAGTATAGTCTGACCCACTGATTGCATCTGTCATCTTCATCGCGATGTAGGCACTTTCCGTCTCACCAGGATCGATATACTCTACGAGAGTGTTACCACCAGGGCTTAGCCAGAGAAGAATCTCCTCCCAGCGCTTACAGCTCTCGATCTGCTTTAGAAGCTTGCCAGTCTTGTCTGCGGCGATCTCCTTTAGGGCATCGACAACGAAGAGGGGGCGCAGCATACGACCTGCCTCTGTCGTCAGCCAGATCTCACGAAGTGCCGCCCGCCAGATGATGCCTGTCTGAATATGAATACGTCCAGTGCGTTTCGCAAGCTGGAGGCGCTTTAGAGTTGTCAGGGTATCGGCGATGGAAATCGTGCCAATCCAGGCGCCATTGAGAAACATGCGCGTAGAGCTGTGCTTCTCGGCCACCGAAGTCATCTCAAGAGGTTTGAGCGTGCCGATCGTGTTGATGAACTCGCGAACTGTCTTCGGATTGCTATAGATGCTGACAATCGAAGTGCTCGACATGTTCTTCACGACACCAACCGAATGACCCTCTGGCGTCTCTGAGGGACAGATATAGCCCCACTGGGTATTGTGGAGCTTGCGCGGGGCAACTAGCTTACCCGTCTTCTCAATCGGCGTTGAGATACGGCGCAAATGCGACACGCCACTGATATAGTTGAGGCGATTGAGTACCTGCGAGACACCGATCTTTGACGGCCCGCCGATCTTTGCCGAGCCGAAGTTGCCCGTAGCCAGCGAAGTCTTCATCCCCACCTCCATAATAACAGACTTGATGACCTTGTTGATATTGCTGACATTGAGAATGTCCTCGAAGGAGCCGTTTGCCCGCCAGCCGCCGCCGTGAATCTCCTTCGCGAGCGATGAACGGATATCCTTAATCATCTTTGTTGTGAAGTAGGTGCGGAACAGGTTCGCTAGAAGGAAGCCAGGAAGATCCACACGCTTATTCGGATATCCATCACGGTCATCATTCGGCATGCGATTCGAAGAGACCCAGAGGACCTTGCGAACCATGTGAGCCAGGTAGCAGGCCTTTGCATAGTGAAAGGACTTATCAAGACCAATGTGAGGAAAGAGCTCCGTATTAAGGATATCCTCCATCTTCATCTGACGAACCGTGCGTGACGACCAACTATTTACATGCGATGACATCCAGGTAAAGGCCTGCTCCTGCGTCTGGACCTCCGCGGCCTCCTGGATCGACTCATCGATGATCGTATCGAAGGTAGAATCGCCCTCTACGCCAAGAATGAGCTCGAGAATATCCTTATCGGCGAGGACGCCGAGCGCCCTGAAGAGAATCCAGAGCGGGATCTCAGTCTTGATTCGCGGCATAGTCGCACGCAAGAGGTGAATCTGCGGATTCTTCGGATGATACATGATCTTCACACCGTTCGACTTCGGAACCTGGTCGTTATCAGGGCCGATCGACTTCACCTCGATGACCTCCAGTTCCTTGTTTGAATTCCGATTGTTACGGAAGACGACAGGGCGATTCTCTGACATCCGCTCCTGCGAGATAATGACACGCTCACCGCCGCTGACAATGAAATAGCCGCCAAAGTCCTCCGCGCACTCTCCAAGAACACGGGGACTGATATGCTTCTGGTCGTGGAGAAGACAGTACTTCGAGCCGACCATTACAGGAATCTTACCCATGTGGACATTTGGGAAGAGGCGTTCGCGCACCTGGCGTTCACCGCCCTTCGTATTATCAATGAAGGTAGTCTTGACGAGCACATCAACAAAGAGTGGCGAGGCATAGGTCAGATTCCGCATACGAGCATCATTTGGCATCATCGGGAGAATGGCCCCATTGTTCTCAAAGATTGTGGGCTTTCTTAGGGCAACATTCTTAAAGGTAATCGCAACCTCGTACTCGTGCTTGGCCTGCGCTGCAGAAGTAACAGGAGCCTCCGTAACGCGCCCCATGAGAGCATTGGCTGCCGAGGTTGACAGGCCCGTAGCCGATGCAAGAGCTGAGCGCGGGCCCGAAAGAGGGATCTCTGGAGAACCACGCACAACGAGGGGGTTCACCATTTGAATGATTTCAGGAATATCAATATCCATGAAATGATTGAATGATTCGATCTGGTGTGAAATAATTTGCCGGCCTTCTGCTTGGCGGAAATAGAGATCAAGAATATGGCGATATGATGGAAGCATTTGGGTCTATTATTTATAACTTAGAGGCAAGTCTTTAAATTTAGTTTCTTCGGTGAAAATAGTTATGGCTGATCCAAATACAAAGACAATAAAGATTGTTAATAGCCTACATGCGGATGAGCCAGAACCTTTAGAGGGGGGCGCTAGCGAGCAGCCAAAGAAGCGGGCAACCAGAAAAAAGAAGTTTATCATTCAGTCTGTTACCGTTCAAAAGGAGGGTGGAGGCTCGACGAGCCCAGGCACAATAAGCCAGCTCGCATCTACCCATGTTCCCGGTTCAGATGACACAAAAACTACTGGAGTTGTATCAAAACTCACTGAGGCTGGTGCAACAGTTGGACCTATTGCTCCCTCTGTTGGTGGCTCGGCTTTAAAGCCCCACCAGCGTGTTGTCCTCGCAAAGTCAAAGAAGAAGTCAAGCGTGATTCTCGCTGGACCAAAGGCGGTGGTACCAGAGTTAAAGCACAAGAAGACTGTGAAAAAGCTGAATGTGAATCTTCGTGGGCTTACGCGCAAGGTGCGAAAGGCCAAAAACATTGAAAGTAAGGTCACGGGGACGAGCGTAGCAGATGTGAAGTCGGCTCTTGTAAAGGCGGGTCTAATCAAGGCCGATACGAAGGCTCCTGAAAGTGTTCTTCGCCAGATCTATTCTGATTTCATGGTTCTAAAAAATAAGGCCCTCTAATAAGAAATTGAAATGTCTTCAAAGACGCGTAAGATATCACATAGAAATGTGCCAAATTCTAACTATTATCTTAAAAGACTTAGAGATAAACTAAAGGGCGATATTGGAAATTTAAATAATGCAGCTCTTCTTGAATTAACAAAGCATGATGAAAAACTATTAGAAAATATTGAAACAATACATGATGTCAATGAAATCATTTTAAGAATGTATGATCTTGCAGCGGATGAATCAAAGACTACTCGTGTTCTTCGAAAACTCAAAGGGTTTGGTGAAATTGCAAATGATTGGGATGTTATATATTCTAGTGGAAATAATCTTGATTGTCTAATTCACTCAATTCTTACGGCTACCTGTTCGAATTTCAGAAGGTTGGAACAGGATGATAAGAATGAATTTGCGAACTTTTTTCGGCGTAAGATTTTTTTGAATTTGCCCGTAGTAAAATGTTATGAGGTTGTTGAAGAGGGCCCTATATTTAAGGAACTGAGTAATAGAATAAAAGGCAGAGATTTTCTCGAAGATACTGAACTATTTTTACTAGCGGCCCAATTTCAAATTCGTATACTTTCTGCAAGTTCGGGTCGTGCAGCAATTGGAAATCAATTCTATTTAGTTGATGGCAGAGCCATTAAGGGAATTTTACCAGAAGCCTGTTGTAATTGGGAAAATGATAATGACTGGCCGATTATTTGTATCTATACAAACATGGCCCATTTTGAATCTGTTAAAGTTGCTAATACATACTATTTAACTGAGAATCAAGTAAATGATGCACTTGGAACTCTAAATAATAACACAAATAAGTGGAATTGTGGAGCTTGTACTCTTAAAAATCCTAGAGCATCAATTGAATGTGCTGCATGTGGTTCTGCCCCTGTTTTAGCGAAGTCTGCAACTCCTAAAAAGTTCAAGGTAGTAAAACCTCAAATAACTACACCTCTAGAGCCAACAACAACTGTTAAAAAGTTCAAGATAATAAAAAATCCTAACCCAGGAATGCCATTCATAAACCCACTAAAGTCAAAGGGTGGTAATAGAACCCGTAAATCTTTAAGGCGCAAGACAGCACCTTAAAGATTATCACCAAATATTTCTAAGAACCCGCCGCCGCCCCCAATAAATGGTAAATACAATGTATGACAAATACAAGACGGCGTACCTGCACCATGCAGTTAAATATGGCGCAGATACGGCAATTTTCTATCAGGTCGGCAAGTTCTACGAAATGTATGACTGGCTCGATAAGCTCACAGGCCAGCCGCAGACATCCATGCAACGCACTGTAGAAATCCTCGGTATTCAGTTGAGCCCTAAGAAAGGCGAGGGTCCCCAAGGGACTGATGCCTTCTTCGCAGGTGTTCCAGAGCAGAGCCTTCACAAGTATGCCACGATTCTCACAAAAGCAGGCTGGACTGTCGTCGTTATCGATCAGGTGAAGGATACGCGAGGCGCCGTGTCGGAACGTTCCGTCGCACGCATTCTCTCTCCTGGTACTCATGTTGAGGCCGCGCAACAAGAATCCGCCTATATTGCCGGTATTTGGCTAGAGGAGACGCCTTGGGGTGAGCGGACGCCACCGACCTTCTCTGCCGTCGCCACCGATCTAACAACAGGCAGAACAATCACCTATAATGATACTACCATCGGTAAGAAGGATTCTTGGACTGCCGATGGAGCCTTTCATTTCTTCCAGGTTCATCAGCCTCGCGAATGTATCATATGGTGGCGCGGAGACCGTATTACTCAACCGGCGCTAGCGACTCTTCGCCGGCAATTTGGACTCCATGAATGTAAAATGTTAATCGAGCAGGCTGATCCGAAGAGCCAGGGGAGCTTGGAAATTCTAGAGGTTCGGGAAGATTCTCTTCAAAAGACAATTTCAATTCGAGGACTTCTTCCAATTCGGGAAGCCTGCGGGCTCGCGGCATCTCCGCAAACGGAAAGAATTCTTTGTTGCATGTTCCAAAGAATTAAGGAAATGTTTCCATCCGGTTTGAAACATTTGCATCCTCCCGAAAAATGGAATCCGGCCTCCAGCCTTTTTCTGGGAAACAAGGCGCTCCTCCAATTGAATATGGTGACCCCTCGGATGGAGGATTCGATCCTCGGACTTTTTCAGCGGACTTCCACTTCCTTCGGTCTCCGCGCAATTCGAAACAGAATTCTTTATCCCGTGGCCGATCCGGTGAAACTTGAGAAATGTTATGATGAAATTCAAACCGTTCTGGATTTGTCGGCAGCTCAGCGCGAAGAATTGGTTTCGCATCTTAGAGGAATCTCCGATCTTCCGAGAATTCACCGCCGCATCTCAACTGGAATTCTCTCGGCCTCGGATGTTTTGAATCTTGATGAAAGTTACATTTGCATTAAACGAATGATTGATTCTACAAAGAACACTCCACTCCGGAAAACTAGTAGTTGGAACATTGAAGATATTCATCAAACACTTCTTGGAATGTTTTCGATTGAGAAGGCGAGAAATCAGTCTCCTGACACCTTTTGTTTTCAACCCGAGCAGGCACCAGAGGTCACGGCGATTGAGAACAAGATCGCAGGTCTCCGCAGCACTCTTCAAGACATTGTGAAGAAGATTCGAACCTGGGCTGGGCTCGGACTAGAAGATCTTGAATTGGAGGAGCGCGAGCTATCTGGTCCGATTATAACTGGTAAAAAGTTGCCGATGTCAACTCTCCAGGCGAAGCTAAGGAGTTCAGCGACCCACCCATTTACTGGAATTCAGCTAATCCAAAAAAAGACATCAGCCCATATTGAAATTCCCCTGCTCGATTCAACCTATCGAGATCTCTTGAAAGAGAGGGGCAGACTACAGGAGAAGGTTCGGGAAACACTATTGAAGGTCTGTGATGAGATGTCCGCTGCGTGCCTACATTCTTGGGAACTGGCTGAGGAGTGGGTGGCAGGGGTTGATATTACGGTGACAATTGCGCGGGTTTCTCGAGAACTCGGATTTACCCGTCCGCAACTTGTACTAGGTGCAACATCGGAACTGGAGATTAAGGGTCTACGGCATCCTCTTATTGAGGCCTGCTCCTCGCGCACAGAGTATGTGAAGCACGATGTCTCTTTGGACGATTCTGGGGCGCGTGGATGGCTCGTATATGGTATGAATGCGAGTGGAAAATCGAGTCTAATGAAGGCCGTTGGCATTAGTGTTATCCTAGCTCAGGCGGGCTGTTATGTGCCGTGTGTGTCTTTGCGATTTGTACCATTTCGAAGCCTTTTTACTCGTATCCTGAATACTGATAATCTCTGGGCGGGACTTTCATCTTTTGCGGTGGAAATGACGGAACTGAAGGAGATTCTAGAGCGGGCAGGGGAGCATAGCCTAGTGCTGGGTGATGAGTTATGTAGTGGGACAGAGTCGGTGAGTGCTACGGCGATTGTTGGGGCAGGCTTGAAATGGTTGCACGATCGCGGCGCAAAATTCATATTTGCTACGCATTTGCATGGTCTTCTTGATATTGATTGCGTGAAGGAACTGGGACAGCTCAAGATCTGGCATTTGAAGGTGCGATATGATCCGGTGATTGATGCCCTTGTCTATGAGCGGACCCTGACGCCTGGTCCTGGTAGTAGCTTGTATGGCCTCGAGGTTGCTAGGGCCATGAATCTTCCAGAGGAGGTCTTGCAGATGGCTCTAAAGATTCGTAGAGGGCTTTTAGGAACTGTGAATGAGTCAGAGGCGCCGAGTAGTAAGTGGAATACAACGGTGGTTCGCAAGGAGTGTGTCAAGTGTGGATCGCCGGTTGTTAAGGACTTGGAGGTCCATCATATTCGTCCGCGGGCAGAAACGGAGGGCGAGCGTTTTGCGGATGGGACCGCACGAGATCATGGGCGGAATCTGGCCGTTTTATGTTTGAAGTGTCACGATGATCTTCATGCGGGAAAAATATCGGTGACGCCTCTTGTTATGACATCGAATGGTTCAATGCGACTAGATGATGAAGTTTCAGTGGTAAGTGTGGCTAGTCCTAAGTCAAAATGGACCAAGGAGCAGCAACAGTGTATTCGTGATTATCTCAAATCATATCCGAATGTTCCTCCAAAGCGGGCGGCCTTTGATTTGAAGGAGCAGGGGATTAATATTTCGGTAAGTAGTCTACGGGCATTTAGGTAACGGCTAGTACTGAAGTTAAGTACATGGCGGTAACAGCAAATGCCTCAGGCCGTCGCCTCAGGAGCCGTAGGAACAGGCATCGAGCCGGCGGGGATTGCAATGTAAGAAAGAGGACCCGGAGGGCCAGCAGGGCCCGTTGCACCAGCAACACCAGGAGGGCCAGCGGGGCCGACGGGGCCAGCGGGGCCAGGAGGACCAGCGGGGCCAACTGATCCAGGGGCGCTAGAGACGCCGCCACGAAGATCGTCAACAAGCTTCTTTAGATCATTAAGCTCTTGACGGAGGGCTCTAAGCTCACGGCCGACGGGATTGAAGCCCTGGTAATTTAGACCAGATCCATTGATTACAGATGACATTCTTTTAGTATGTATGGAAAGTTATAGTAAAAATATACGCGGCGCTCTGTCCGACGAGTAAATTTGGATGAATGATTCTCTCTGAGTACGAATAGAGAATGATTATCCCTATACGCTGTATGAACTGTGGAAAGCATATTGCTGATAAGTGGCGCTTCTATCAGGCCCAGCTGAAGAGCTTGAAGGGAGATCAGGCGGAGGAGCGGGTCTATTTCGATGGGACGACGATCCCAGATACGGCTGAGAAGCGTGTTCTAGATGCAATGGAACTAAAGCGCTCATGTTGTCGCAAGCACTTTCTGACCCAGGTTGATCTCATTGATAAGATTTAATCTTATCGACAAGAAGAGTATGAATGTCTATATACCCCCTGTGGTAGCTGTCTTAGGAGGCCTAGCGGTAGTTGGCCTTTGTTTTGCATTTAGAATCCCTATTTTTCTTTTGGGCCTTCTTTCACTTATTTTACTTGTATACACGATCATATTAAACAGAAATATGTTCGAGATTGACTATTCAAATATGACCTTTGGCAAGTCTATTGCGGCACTTTTAAATACAGTTCCATCAAATGGACTAGCATCTATAATAATAATTGCAGTGGTTATCATTTTAGCTCTTGGCTATATTCTATATCTTTTTGGACTCAGTAGTTTTATAACAAATGCTCCAATGCAATTTTCATCTGTAATCCCATCATCATTTTCATCGGTGGCATCGACGCCTGCAAGACAATATAATAATATAAGTAACCCAATTGGATATAGTGATAGTGCCCGTCGCAACTATGCGTCCAACTTTAATAGAGCACTATAGTAGGCATTATGATGAAAAAGAATACTAGAAAGGCGAAGGGGGCTCTAACTATCCCGGAATTAAAGAATGCTTGGGATCAAATACATGCTGCAACGCACGCGATATTAAAGGAGGGTAAGCCGGCTCCACAGCAGATAAAGGACTTCCAGAAGATGTGGAAGAAGATTTTCCATCGCCCGGTATCGACTGAATCAGTCGAGGCCTATCTCAGAGTGCACCGCCTATCGAGCTCTAGGCGCATGGGTAAGAAAACACGAAAGATGAAGGGTGGTGCTATGCCACTTGCTGGAGCACCGCTTGATTCCACTCTACAACCCGGTGTATATGGTACGCATGGAAACTTTCCAGCATATCAGTCAACAGGTCTGGGATTCTACGATACGATCAACAAACAGGGAATGTTTCAGGAGTGTGGTATCAAGGATATAACGCCGGTGATCGGTGGATCGACAGGGTCAAATCAGGTGGGCGGAAGTGCTCGTGATATTCTAAGCATAGCTCCCTATAGCTCTTTAATAGGAACTAAGGGAGCGGTTCCAAGCAGCCTTGACAATGCTAGCACTGCTCTAAAGGGATTTCCTCTACCTGCTTCTGGAGCGGCTGATAGAATATGAATACCGACAAATGGTTAACTTCAGATATCAGAGTCATATAGCGATTAGTAACGGCTAGTACTGAAGTTAAGTACTCCCATGGATAAGGCCACTTGTGGCCTTATGACTTTGGAGTTACTTTAGCTTCTCGTTCTATCCATCAGAGCCATGTACTTAATTTAAGTACATGGCGGTACTTAAATTAAGTACTAATCGCTATAATAGAATGAGTAGCCGTCTGAGGGGAGATGGCGGCTGTGAATTAGCCGAAAAATTATTAAGAACCTATTTTCGAACCCAGGACTACCCTTTTACGCGCCACCATATTGAAAGCTACGACCAGTTCCTATCACAGGATCTGCCAGCCATTATTAAGTCCGAGAATCCATTAACAATCATGGAGGACCCTATTGGCGATACGGGAGTCTATGCTCTAAAGGCCGAAATATTCATAGGGGGTATCGATGGAAATCGTATCTATATTGGAACACCCACTGTAAATCTGCGCGACGCTGATGAAATTCGCCTGATGTATCCCAATGAGGCGCGCCTTCGTAATCTTCACTATGCTAGCCAAATCGAGGCCGATATTGTCATTCGTCTCACTATATCACGCCCAAACCCCTCTGGAGGACTTCCAACGAGCGAGATAATTCTAATGGACTCTGCCGCTGATGAGGCCTATAGCTATCTTGCAAAGTTCCAGCTTCTAAAGATGCCAATTATGTTACACAGTCGCTATTGTGTTCTATATGGAAAGCCGCAATCTTTTCTAAAGGAGGTTGGTGAATGTATATATGATAGCGGTGGCTATTTCATTATTGACGGTTCCGAGAAGGTCCTCATTACTCGCCAAGAAAACGCCTTCAATACACTCTATATTACGCCACAGAACTCGGATCCGCAGGTGGCAATGTACGCATCAATCAGCTGTCTAAATCCAGAGACACGCCAAGTGAAACGGGTATCCTTTATTTGGCAGCGCCTCCAGAATACTCTACAGGTGAGTATTCCATTCGTGAGAAGCCCTGTGCCTATTTTTGTTCTTTTCAGAGCCATGGGTCTCCAATCAGATGAGGATATTGTCCGCGCCATTCTGCCTGACCCAGAATCGGCTGAATCAAAGATTCTCGAGCCGTTTTTACACGAGAGCATCTTAGAGGCCTTCCCCCTTCTCGATACCTTCTCAGCCATTCAGTATATTAAGGTTCTTACGAAGGGCTTCTCAGAGGCCCATGTTCTTAATATTCTGCATAACCAGACCTTTATTCATGTGGAGGACCGTCCAGGAGCCAGAATCGCCTTCTTAGCAGAGTGCGCGCGCCGCATTCTCCGCGTCCAGGCCGGCATTGATGATAAGACAGATCGCGATGATATTCGCAATCAGAGATGTCTCACGAGCGGAATCCTAACGCGCGTTCTTTTCCAGGATGTCTACCGCGCCTGGAAAAAGAGCGCGATTCTTAGCATAGATACCCAGTATAACTTCAATGATACGAGCTATCGTGATATGAACTTCCAGAATCTCTTTCACCAGGGGACTCTCAATGAGATCTTCAAGACTACGAAGCTCACGGAGGGAATCTTTCGCGGATTCAAGGGGAAGTGGGGGGGTGGTCTTGGCGAAGAGAAGACCGGTGCCATCCAGCCTCTATCACGACTTTCCTATATGGATTTCATGTCTCACTGTCGCCGTGTTGTTCTCGACTTCGATACGGGGTCGGCTCTTGCCGGCCCGCGTCGCCTTCACCCGAGCCAATTCGGCTATTTTTGTACGAGTGAAACGCCAGGTGGCGGTAGCATCGGTATTACAAAGAATCTCTCGATTCTCACGATGATTTCCAATGGCACAGAGCCGGCGAGTCTTATTAAGTGGCTCCTTGAGCGCGGGAGCGTCATGTCGTGCGATGAAATGACACCCGAGACCGTGTCGATTTCGGTACCTGTTTTTGTGAATGCAGGTATTATTGGATATACGCAGCAGCCGGCGATTCTACGTAATGTTCTCAAGGCGATGAAGTGGACGGGCTGCCTCCCTGTCTCGGCGTCGATCAGTTTCAGTATTCGCGATCGGCGTGTAAACATTTTCCTCGATGAGGGTCGTCCTATACGCCCACTGATTCATTTGCGCGAGGGCGGAACACTACCGACTGTGCTAGAGTCGAAGGAGCTGCCAAAGTGGCGCGATTTAATAATGGGCTCACTCCCTCTGACGAAGGATCGCGGGCTCTTTCAGACGGGGTTTATTGACCCTCTTGCCAATTCACCAGGCGCTAAGATGGATGATTACCTCAAGGCTCTCGTACCCTATATCGGTGCCATAGAGTATGTTGATCCCTATGAATCAAATGAGGCCTATGTTGCAATGTTTCCAGACTATATTAAGAGCGAGTCGAGCCATTTGGAGATTCACCCCAGCACAATGATGGGGCTTCTCACCTCTGTAATCCCCTTTCCAAACCACAATCAGTCACCGCGTAATCAACTCAGTTGCTCGCAGAGTAAGCAGGGTCTTTCAGTCTACGCTACGAATTATCCGGATCGCTTTGATAATATGGTTCATGTACTTTCATATGGCGAGGCACCGATTGTTCGCACCCTCTATTATGACTATATTGCTGACGGACAAATGCCATACGGTCAGAACTTAATGGTTGCAATCGCCTCTTTTACTGGATACAATCAGGATGACGGTATTATTTTCAATGCGGACTCTTTCCAGCGTGGAATGTTTCGCAATATGACCTATCGTTCATATGAAACCTTCGAGGAGGATGACGATCAGGCAAAGACACGGACGCGTGTAGGAAATCCTACGCGTATTCCTGGCTGGACCTCTCTGAAGGCCGGTCTCGATTATTCGAAGCTCGATGAGCGCGGAATCATTCGTGTGGGCGAGTATGTTGATGAGACCACTGTTCTAGTTGGAAAGTATCTACAGACGATGGGAGGCGATGCCCGTGACGCCTCTCTCGTGGCGCAGGTGTGGACTCGCGGTAAGGTCGACAAGATTGCTGTAATGACGAATAATCTGGGACGGGCACTCATTAAGATTCGCGTGATTCAGGACCGTATTCCTGAGCTTGGAGACAAATTCTCGACCCGTCACGGACAGAAGGGTACTATTGGAATGCTTATACGCTCGCATGATATGCCCCGCACGGCCTCAGGAATGGTGCCAGATATGATTGTAAATCCTCATTGTATGCCATCTCGTATGACAATGGCGCAGCTTCTCGAGTCGCTTCTAGGAAAGGCCGCACCAGATCTAGGGGCCATCGGTAATGCCACACCATTTATGAATGACGGTAATCCATCGGAGCAGATTGGAAAAGTTCTCAGCCAGCAACTCGGTATGAATCCTCTGGGTGATGATATTCTATATGACGGAACGAGTGGTATAATGATACCATCATCGATTTTTATGGGGAATATCTATATTATGCGCCTCAAGCACATGCCTGAGGACAAGTGGAATGCGCGTGCTGAAGGGCGTCGCGAGCAGAAGACGCATCAGCCAACTGGGGGGCGTGGAAATCAGGGTGGTCTTCGTATTGGCGAGATGGAACGCGACGCCATTTTAGCGCATGGTGTCTCAGATTTCGTGCGGGAGTCATACATGAAGCGTGCCGATGGATATTCAACTTTTATATGTAATGGATGTGGTACAATACCAATCTATAACGAGTCGAAGAACCTCTTTATTTGTTCCCTATGTGATGGACCTGTGAGTTATATTGGAGATTCCGCCACGACCTTAGAACTTCTGCCACCGACAAAGAGAAGTTCTGTTACATTCTCTAAGGTTGAGATTCCCTATGCTATGAAGCTGCTCGAGCAGGAGATGGGCTTCTATCTAAACTCGAGTATGCGGTTTTTAACGGAGCATGATGTGAAGCATTTGCGCGGCCCACCGATTGTTGAACTTACTGCAGATCAGCAGCGGGCGGCTCTTGATGCTAAGCTACCTGAAGTCACTCTTGTTGATACAGTTGTACCTGAGAGACTTGAGAAGAAGGAGGATTTTACAATGCGACCTGAGGATCTCTCTGCACTTGGTCTAGGACCGGCTCAGGAAGAGGAGATTGAGGAGAAGCCGAAGGTGAACTCGCGTGTTCTAAATGCCGCGGTAGAGGCGGCAGTCAATGCGGCCCTAACAACTACGACGGTACCTGGAAAGGTTGATCCATCCGTTATAAATGCGGCGGTAAATGCGGCGATTTCGGCGTCGAGAGAGATGCCGGTTGAGGAGGCGCCGGTTCGGCCAGCTCCAGCGGCGCCGAGAGCGAATGGCACCTTACAATTTACTTCTGCAGCTCCTGCGGCTTCCGCGGCTCCTGCAGGCGAGGTCGGGCTTGGTGAGGATGATTACGATGCTTTCCCAACTGATTCAGATGTTGCACCAGGTCTAACAATGCCCTCACAGCAGTCACAGGTGAACGTTCAGACAACAACGCAGCCGGTTCTCGTTGTCCCTCTAAATATGACACAGCAGGCCGCACCACCGGCTGAATATATTGGTACATCAGTGCCTGGAACAGCGCCGACTTTTGCAGTCGATACGGGTGAGCGCTCAATGAAGTCGATTGGGCTAAATGCTCCCGTGGCAGCGGCGCCAGTTCCAAGAAATCGCCAAGGAAACCGTTCTCCTGGCACTCGCGCCCCAAGCAATCAGACCTCTGAAATAAACTCTGGTACGGCTCCTTCTACACGCGTGAATGTTATTAAGGAAGGTTAACGGCGAGTGTCGCGGCAACCTAAAATTGATACAATAGCTTCTATAACAGATTAATAGAGACAGGATGGACTTTGAAACTACTGATATTCTATATCGTAGTCGGCAAACTCTTCTAGAGATCCAGCGTAAGAAGGGCTATAACACAAAGCCATATGACAAGTTTGGCCCCTTTGAAGTTGAGAAGATGTCCGCAGGAGACAAGGAAAATGCTCTTGGTATGGTGCTAAAGCGTGAGATTCCTGAGGGAGTTGATGTTCCGGCTACCTGCTATATCGAGTATGCCCTGCCAAAGGTAAAGAATCGGCTTGCAGGTTATGTTCCAAAGCTGATTGATGCTATTAAGGAGGAGTACGCCGCTAAGAATGAGAACTTTAATCCGATGCGAACTGAGATTATCGTTCTCACGATGGAATCGATCGGTGACACCTTTCACAATTCCGCGCAGACCATTTACAATACTCTTAAGATGCGGATCTCATTCTTTGATGCTCGCACTCTTGTAAGCAATCCAATGGATCACATGCTTGTTCCTAAGCATGAAGTGGTACCGGATTCAGAGCACGCCGAGCTTCTTAAGAAGTACAATATGAAGTCAAAGATAAATCTACCAATGATTAAGTTCCACGAGGATATCATAGGTCGTATTATTGGTCTCGTTCCCGGTTCAATTGTAAAGATTACGCGCCCCTCTCCACAGGCTGGTGAGTATACTATCTATCGCGTCTGTGTTCCTTAGACTACCGCCATGTACTTAAATTATGTAAATGGCTCTGATGGCTAGAACGAGAAGCTAAAGTCACTCCAATGACATAAGGCCACAAGGTGGCCTTATCCATGGGGAGTACTTAACTTCAGTACTAGCCGTTAGCCGTTAGCTATTAGAATAAAGTACTTTACGATAGAGGAGATGGCATGCACGACAGATATAATGGAAAATCTGCAGAATTCAACTGCATTTTTTAATTGGTTATCGGGCCAGCATGCTGTCGCAGACCCGCTTTTACTGAGTAGCCATGTAGTTACACCAGCCGATACTATTACTCTTACAGGCATTCAGACCGCTCTTCAGAAGTACAGCGACTGTTTAACATACCAGAATGGGCGAGTAACAACTACAAATACTAATAATGCCACAAAACGCTCACAAATACAGGCCCTACAAAAGACAATAAGCGATCGCACCTTAGATGTTCAGATATCACAGGACCGTGCTCTTCTAGCTCGTCATCCTAACCTAAGCCGCAGCTATTATGAGGGCGTTATATCGATCGGTCGCCCGATGGGACATTTTACAGTGCCTGTTCTTACAGGTATTTCAACATTTTTACTGAGTCTTTCATTTTTCATGCTCTTGAATCTATTGAGACTCGATTCGCGCCTTGTGTTCTCGGTACCTGCATTTATAAGTCATCATGTTGGCTCAAATGGCTTTGGCACACCCTTTTGGATAATGACAGGTGTATCAGTTATTTTATTAGGATTAACAATCTATGCATTCAATAAATAGAGAATGTCGTATTCCATTTTAAACTCATGCGACCAGGTTAAAAGTATGGATGATGCGAAGAGACCAATCGTATCACCCTTACTTCCCGTGAAGGGGCTTCGCTATGATGATAACGGTGATCTGACTGATGATGCCATTGCCATAATCAAGGATGGGGTAAAGAGTCTAGGGATCGATATTAATGATAAATCGGCGCGCGGTGCAGTCTATAGTGAAATCAAGAAGGTTCTTTGCATGTTAAACGCCCAGTACGAATTTATGCTCTCAGCCTATTCGGATAGTATATCAAGTGGAAAACTAGCAGATGATGATCTAGTAAAGCAGATTAAGGAGAAAAATCAATCAATGAAAAATATCATATCCCTTTCCCGGCACATTATGGATACGCCGACACAGAGTGATGATAATAGCATGGTAGAGGGATTTCTTGGGGAGGAGGACACCTTGAATGATAATATGCGGAAAGAAATCGATTTAATGAGTGAGGATTTGAAAACATTCAAGGTTCGCAACTATGAGGTTTCACAGGAGAAGAATCGTTCAATGAATGCCTATATTAACTTATACGGATTCATGAATGTTGTAGCGATCGGTCTTCTGTTTTATATTGTGTCGGCAAAGTAAAAAGAGAGACAAACGATAGAGATGGACGCATCTGTTGAAAGACAGACCGAAATAAATGAATGGACCTATAATTCTAAAAGAGAGACACTATTCTTTTCACAGCTCGTATTTATTGGTCTTTCTATTCTTATCATAATGTTTGCGCTTTCAAAGGCTGGTCTACTCGGTGAGATCCTTGTCTTATATGTTATGATAATTGTTTTTGTTCTTCTTGCAGTGATATGGTACACACGCTATGTCTATACGCGAAACAATCGCAGCGGCCAGCACTGGAATCGACTCAGCTTTTCTGAGGATGGCAAGAAGCCCTCGACACTTTCATCAAGTGTTCTGAGTTCTGTGGCTACTTCTACTACGAGCAGATGTAGCGGTCAATCGGTAGGGGGAGCCTCTACAGGAGGGACCCCTCCAGGAGGACAACAGGGTTCATCGGATCAATACTCTTGGCTATTTGGACCTAGATCTGAAATGCATTCGCCATCTGGATCATCAAATCATGTACCGCAACACTGGGAAAGTAGTACTGAATTTCCTCAACATCCCGAAGATGTTACGACAAATAACTTAAATACTATCGCAGAACAACAGGGGATGGCATATGGTCTTATAAGACCCGATTTACTTGATAGAGTAGCCGCTGCAGGTTCGACGCCAGCTGATACAACAAGTGTAGCATACAGAACGGAGTGGTGTCTAAATCATCCTGGAGCCTATGAACTTCTATCAGGAATGCCATGTAAGCAGTATTGGTGTACCGCAAATACTACAAAGAGTTGGAAGGATCCTACTACATCAGTATCTGTAGCGTGCAAAACACTTTTTCCTAATCTTGTAGTTGGATAACGGTTAGTACTGAAGATAAAGTACTTAATTTAACCACTTTACGGTAGGAAGATGCCTAGCGCAACCTTACAGGCAAATATAAACTCTTTATTTATAAATCTACCGAATTTATATTCGATTTATTCAACTCAGTCTAGCAGTGCAGCTTCATATATGAATGATTCTATAACACTTGATAAGGAAATACAGGGAATACATCTTCAAATACAGGAGCTTGATCGTCAAGAGCAAACCTATGATCGTGAATTTATGGATCGCAAGAAGGAGCCGGTGAAGACTGGTATTTTTAGTAGAATAGGTCTCCGAACAACCGAGGATTTTGTTATGACCTACTTCTTTTTTTCGTATCTGATGTTCTTTCTTATGGTTTTAATTAATGTTCTTGTTTATTCAACTAAAAAAGTGTTTGCTGTGGGAGTGGTGATTGGTGTAGGAATGCTTTTTGGATTTTTGTCGATTCTTTTAATTTATAGATATGCTTAGGGTCTTTCTAAGCTGCATGGGCTTCAGTCCGCAAGGACTCGAGCGTATAACTGCTTCAGCCGTTATGAGCTTCAGTCCGCAAGGACTCGAGCGTATGCAAGCCTTTAGCTTGCATGAGCTTCAGTCCGCAAGGACTCGAGCGTATGCAAGCCTTTAGCTTGCATGAGCTTTGTCCCATTCTTCAACATCTTCATCACATGTAAAGAGCTTGAAGGACGGCCAGAACTTATTTCGCTCAGGCTCTCCATACTTCGCCGTGAGTCTCAACAGAATCGTATCAGCAGTAACAGTATTGCTGATCTGACTCTCCTTTCTCCACTGATTAAAGATCGCCTTAATACGGTTCGTTTCAATAGGAGTCGTGCGGAACTCGAGCTGTTCTTCCGCCGTAACCGGCTCGCGAAGCCGCTCACTCTCGAACCGGGCAAAGATATCAAAGTTATCCTTGTACTTATTACTCGCCTTGACGACAATATCTGGAATCGGCGCAAGACCCTGCTTCAGATACTCCGTATCATAGATGTGTACGAGAAGTGATAGGAAGGGCTCCCGCCAAGCACGAAGCTTTTCATCGAGCTTCGAATCACGAGGAAAGACATTGGCACGCTTCAAAGCGAGTTCAGGATGATCCTTTGGAAGGAACTTTGACTCGAAAGGAATGACGCGAATACGGCGCCAAGTACCCTCATCCATCGATGACACCGGTGGCAGAGTGTTACACATCATGAAGATCTTACCCATGATACGGAACTTTTCCTGGTCGCCATAAAGTGCCCGCGCCTCAATGATATCTTCACCACTGAATTGCTTCATAATACTCGTATTGATTGGCTCCTTATCATCGGGCTCCTGCATATAAATGAAGCGCTTACACTTTGTCACAATGATTTCAGGATTCGCCGCGCCCGCCTCAGGGCGCTTCCGCGTCATCACAGTTGACGCCATTGAAGTCTGATAGTCACCGAGTGTTAGGCGCATCAGCTCAACCAGCTTCGACTTACCGTTACCACCACCGCCCGTGAAGGTGTAGTAGCACTGCTCGTGATTTGCACCCTCTAGACAGGAGGCCAGTAGACGGAGAGTGTAGGCACGAAGGTCCGCACGAGGAAAGAGCTTGACAAAGAAGTCATTAATTTCCTGAAAGACTGGTAGGCTCGGGTCATAGGGCACATAGTTCAGTGCCTCTGTATCACCGTGGTTCTGGCCGGCTAGGAAGCTCACATAGTCCTCTGGGCGCCCCTGGCGGAACATTACATGCTCGTTCCCATCAGCATCCTTTGCGCGCAGTTCGAGAACACCATTGCGACAGCCGAGAAGAGTCGGATTCACATTCAGTTTTGCCATGAACTCTTCCTCGCAGAACTGAATCATCGCCATTTTCATGACGGACTCTACAAATGCATTTGTAAAGAGCTGTGTCTGAATCTTAGTTAGTTCCTTAATCTTGTTTTGGAGATATTCCTTACGGTCCTGCTTAATCGTAGTTTCCGCAGTTTCTCTGTAGATTGTTTGACTCGCCGCGTTAATCTCACCTGCAACCTCTGTGCTAATCTTTCCCTTTAGTTCGATACCCTGATTAAGTCGCTTCCACATATTAATTTCATCATCATACTTGAACCACTCTGTGGTACGAGGGCTCACTGAGGCAATATAGTTTGTTCCATACATCTTTTTCATAAGACAGGCAAGATGGAAATGCGTACCATCCACCTCATTCAGAATAAAGTCAAGATTATCCTTGCTTACAATCTCCTTATAGACCGTTGGATTATCATCCCGCGCCCACTTTCTCAGAGACCGCTCAAGAAGACGAGGCCCATCACCACTCTTTCGCATTCCATGAAACCAGTCCTGTCTCAGCTGAACCACATTATTCTTTGAGGCCTTCCCAGACTTGTTACTGAACTCCATCCAGAGGTCAAACATTGCCTCGCTGTTATCAATGTTATGAAGACACCAGCCGACGCGAATCCACTTATCGTATTGCTCGTACCAGGATTCGCTGAGGCACTCCATAACGAAGCGACGAATCATTCCAAACTCGCGCTCACCCACAGGGGTCTTCATGTAGTTAATCACATCAATGAGACCTTCTGGGATTGGCACATCTGTTGCGGGAGCTGTCTCAGTCTCTTGACCGCCACCAACACGCCGATGAAGAAGTCCCTCATACAGTGCCTTCGCGCCATCATTCTTCAATGTATTCATGTCAGGTACAATATTGTATCGGACACTGAGAAGTTCCATGAGATCACGAGAACTGTAGCATGAGGGAGCCTCATCAATCCACTCATCCTCTGCAGGCTGATACTTGAAAACTGCCTCTAGTTTGTAGGGGGCAATGTTCGGCTTCGACTCACCATAGAAGATCCAGCCCTGTTGCCGCGTCATCGATTCATCATAGACATCCTCATCCGAGTTCGTGTAGCCAGTATCCTTGAAGGTGTTCTTCACGCCATTTTGACTCAGAATCCAGTTTCGGAGAACAGCCTGCTTGTCATTTGTAAGGGCAATGTCAGGACACATGATATGAACGCCGTCCTTGCGGATACCCTTGTCACTATATGGTGCTGGGCGAAGAGTTACAAAGAAGCGGAGTTCAGAATACGGTTCGATGTCGAAGAAGACCTTGAAGGCTTCGACGACCATCTGAATAAAATTCTCGATGTGATTCAGTGTAAAGAATCGAGTAAGACTCGTATCACCAGGATACCTGAAATCTAGATCAATGAGAAGGGGCTTCGGCTCATTTGCGCGTGGGCGCTCTACAAGATTCATGGGACGGCCATGATTTACAAAGAGATACTCGTGTAGAAGGTCGAAAAACTTCGTATACTCCTCGTCGTTAATAACCCACTTTCCACTGTTTTCCCCCATTGCAGTCATTGTCGCAGCACCCTTTTGATATGTTTTCCTCGCATTGAGAAACTGCTCGAGTTCCTTGCGACGATGAATATTTGTTGTTGACATAGGTCTTTCTAAGATGTAGCCCTATAGAAATCCGCTTCCAAATTTACTCGGCTCGCGAGCCAACAAGTCTAAAGCCTTATAGTCTAAAATATTAGAATTATAATTCTCAATGGCACATTTAAAGCGGCTTGCGAAGGATATTCAAACAATGGTTAGTGACGAATTATTATCGCTTGATATTCACTATTGGTACAATGAGATGGATATGCGAACGGGCCAGGGGCTTATATTTGGTCCCGAAGATACACCCTACGCATTCTGTCCGTTAGTATTTTCCGTAAAACTACCGAATGATTATCCCTTTGCATCCCCTGAGGTTCTCATAATGAGTTCCGATTCATCGACCCGCTTTCATCCGAATCTATATGTGGGTGGAAAGGTCTGTCTTTCGATTCTTGGAACCTATACGGGTCCAAAGTGGGTCTCGACAATGAATATTGGCACAGTCTTTAAAAGTATCTTTTCCCTTTTGAATGATAATCCTATTGTAAATGAGCCTGGTTGGGAAAATCACACCTTAGCAAATCCTATGGCGCGTCACTATGCTGAATGGGTGGAATTTAATCTTTTAAAATATACAGTTCATCAATACAGGGACTATTGTCATAAGGTTCCTACAATATGGTCGAATTTTAAGGATATCTTTGATGGGCCCAGTTGGAAAGAAAAATGGGTAAAGATTGGGGATAAGATCAAGAGGCTTGCCGAAAGAGGTGACAAGAATTATGTTGGAATACCTTATGGAATGTCTGGAACAACAAAGTGGGTATATTTATCTTTAGAGTATGATGCTGTTTCACTGTTAGCCGTTAGCAAGTAAAATTTGATACGACAACTTCTGACTTCCTAAATAGGAATGAAGTTTTGCCAGGTATGTCGATATTATATGTATTTGACGGTTCAGGAGGGGGGCGGCGCTGTTCGTCTTTGTAGGAACTGTGGAAATACGGAGGAGGAAGAGAAGGGTACTCTAGTATCAGAAACTCTTGTCAAGGAGCGCACGAGTGAGGGATACAAGATCTTATTGAACGAATTTACCCGGCAAGATCCGACACTGCCGCACCGTAATACAATCAAGTGTCCTCGTGGTGATTGTGCCTCTAATGGGGGTGGTGCAGAGAAGGATGTAATTTATATTAAGTATGATGCAGAGAATCTGAAGTATCTTTACATCTGCAATGTCTGTGGTGAGCAGTGGCGCTCGCGTACTGCTTAGATGTGTTACGCGCTACACAAATATAGTCTAAATTATTCGCAAAGTATAGGATGGGTATGCACTATACTCTGCGAAATAAACATAGAAAAAAAAGAAAAAATTTTTTACAGACAGGCGGCTTATTTGGTCGCCCTAGCACACCTGCGAGGCCTGTAAGACCGGTAGAACGCGATACTACTGCAGGACAGAGGGCTCTTGGCGAAGGAGTGCGTGCTGAAGATGTTGCTTTAAGGGAAAGACTCGCTCGCGAAGAGGCAACCTTAGATGAGGCAGTTGGTGCAGCGTCTGGCAAACTCTCTGCGGCTGCTGCTTTAAAGGCAAAAAAACAGGAAGAAAGTCGCAGAGAACCATTACATCCTAAGGAAGAAGAAGCAGGGGTTGTAAGACAAAGAACAGAAGAGGTTGAGGAGGCTGCTCGAAATAAAGAGCGTGAAAAACAAAGACAGTTAGATGAAATAGTTGCAAGATCCGCTGATGAAATGAGTAAGGTAAGAGATGATATTTTAAAAAGAACCGATGCAGAAAAGACTGCGGAAGCTGCGCTTAATAGTATTTTCGTACCTCTCCACGCAACTCCCCCACAAGAAGCAGCATACAGGGCACAGGTTTCTTTTGCAACAACACGCCTGGCTGCTATAAAACAGGGACTGGCTAGCACGAAGGCTCGTATGGACGCCTTACAGGTTGCCAGAGATGCTGCAATGCTAGTAGTAACGCAAAAGGCCGTTGTTAATAAGGCCATTGATGGTTGGAAACGAGTCGCCTCTGATATGCGAGTGAGAACTCCCTTAATTCAAGATGCTATAACAAATTCTCGCGCAGGCCGTTCTGAAGCGATATTATATGGCGCTAAATCTGGAGATAGAGTCGTTGAAAAAAGACAGGTTGCTGAATCTGTGCGAGGGGCTGTAAATGATTCGGTAAGAAGGGTTCGTAACACAGCTCTAGAAGGACTTGCGGACCCTGTCGCAGCGACACGCGAGATTACTAAGCAACAAACTATTATCGACACTCTTACAACTCAGAATAAGGTGCTTGGAGATCAAATGGGGTCCTTAGTTCATGAGGTGACTGCCCGTGCGGATGCCCTACCAGGTTTACTAGAGCGGTCCAATAATCTTACAAAAGCACATGATGAGGCAGTAAAGGCAAGAGACGCCCTTAAAAAACAGCTGGCTGAGTTGAAAGCCCCAGATAGGAAGACCTTCTTAGATAAACAGGCTGCAATAAATAAGGCAATATCGGATGCAAATCATGCAGTTCTGAGTATCACGCGTGAAATATCAAGAATTGGCGGGAAAATTTTGGATTCCGCGCGTGCCCGCGATTTTTTAATTGCAGCCAAGGCTGAGGCTGAGAGCGGTCCTCTCGCCGATCTATTTAAGAATGCCACTGGAACTGAAGCTGGAGTCAAAAATAGCAAGAATGACTACGATTCTGCAAAGGCAATGAATGATACTATTGAAAGGGCCCTATCAAATATTGCTGATACTCTAAAGCCATACAGCGAACATTTTACTGAATTGGGTACGCTGGTATCTGATATAGGAAATCACATCAAAAACGATATGACTCCTGAACTGGGATCGGCAACCCGTGTTTTAGGCGGTAAATATGATGAACTTTCTATACATTTACAATCACTTTCAGATACGATATCGCAGAATAGAACAGATATTCAGACACTCGGCGATATTAATACTACTATTTCTGAATTATTGGCGATTGATTCTACCAGAGCTGCTATTACACAACAGGTAAAAGATGCAGTGGCTGGTGCAGGTGATCTCATAACACGGCAGACTCTGCTTGATACTGGCTTTCGTAGTATGGATGCTATCGCGAAGGCGATTCTTTCACACATTACAGATACAGTAAATCCAGCGATTCATCTGGCTGGCGAGGAAATGCACACCGCACAAGAGGCCTTCCAGGGGGCGGATGGGGCTCTTAATGGAGTTAGATCTGATATTGGAACGAGTAATGAGGCCTACAAATCTCTAATTTCGGTGCAGAAGGGTCTCATTGATGCGATTTCTGGGAGAACCTCTAATATTCGTAAGGTTATTCATGATTCAAATATGATGGATTCAAAGGCGGGGGCTTCCGCTGCGAGTCAAGCATCATCTTCCGCGCGTTCAGTTTCGCATCAAAACAAGAGTGAATTTGCGGGAAAGGTGGGTAACTTTAAGGCTGGGGAACTTAATAGAAAGGTATTAGATAAGTCTAGCTTGGAAGCTCGTCTGGCGCCTGGTGGTGATATATATGAATCATACATGAATGCGATTTCTGATAATAGTAGAAATGGGTCCTTCGCTCAAGGAGCACTCGATGGAATTAGTAGAATTATAAATGGCCTGCGGCCAGGTTTACCTGATGGGGTAAGAGAGGGGATTCAACGGGATACTTTATTAAATAGGTTAAATGATGAAATAGGGCCAGCTATTAGCGATCTTGTCGTGAGACGAAATCAGCCAATTCAGAAGGTCGCGGGGCCGAAGCCTGAATCATCTGCAGGCGACCGTTCTCTCTTAGTTTTGATCTTTTTACCTGGAGCTGATCCGAAACCTGTATCTGACGCTAGAGATGCGAAGGCTGCTGCTATTACTTCAGCCTTTCCTAAAGGTGATGCTGCAGGCCAATTAGCAGAGGCTCAAGCTGCTGCAGGAGGAATACACCCAGAACCACAGAATCCGCATACAAATGGTACGGATAGAGCGGTATCAGATGGTGTCACTGCAAATGGGGATAGATTATCGGCTCTTAATGAGGCTCGTAGAACACTGACTGAGGATAAGGGGCCAGCACTTGAAGCTGCAAAAGAGGCCGTGAAACCGGCTGATGGAACGGCTGTTATTATGATATTTAATACTGTTGAACCTCGTCGAGCAGATATTACAAGGTTGGGTGAGAATCCTGGACTACCTACCGTTCCTGTTGATGGGACCAGCGGCCCACTTGCAGATGCTCTAGCAGCTAAAAAAAGTCAAGTGGATGCTCCCCACAGTCTTCCTGCAGATCCAGCCACCGTGGCTAGAGAGGCTGCTGCAGTTCCTGTTGGGCCCGATGGTGCTCGTGTATTAGCCTTAGAGGGGGACCTGACTAGCAGTAGAGGGCCTGCTCTACAGGCTGCTACTAAGGCCCTTGCTGATGCTAAGGGTCAAATTCGAGATTTAAATGAGAGTTCTGCCGCTTCGGAGGCCGCGGCCGCGGCAGCAGCAGGCGTGGCAGTAGTTCTAGGTGTAGGAAAGGAGGTTGCAAGTAGAAGAGCTGATGCAGTCTCAGATGCTTTAAAGGTGTCTGGACCGGCTGATGCGGCTAGAAAGGCTGCTGGAGCCATGCGTGGCGAAAAGCCTAGAACGGCAGATAGGGGGACAGTTCGATTAAGGCTATTTGGCGCAGATGGTATATTTTCTATATTTTCAAAAAGATCTTCAAAGATCCTGGAAAAGGAGGCTCTAAGCAGCAGTCTACCTGAAGTAGGTACTCCAGACAATACACGCAGTACCGCGGCCAAAGCAACTATTGAACTTGTTTTAGAGCCTGCAAAAACTAGAGTAGAGGATGCTATCAATAGAGAGGGCCACCAGGCTACTACACTCACAGGACTTACTAGTGGAGCGCATAATGCAGCAGAAGCACTTCGTGCCACTCTCAAGCCAGCAGATGAGGCTCCTCTTAAGAATGCTACAGGTGAAATGGGGGGTGTAACGACAGCTAGGACAACTGATAGGGCGGCTCTTGGTGAGCTAAAAGTACCTGGGGCTGATCCGAAACCTGTATCTGATGCTCAAGATGCTAAGGCTGCTGCAGAAGCGGCAGCGTTTCCTGTATTTACAGATTCGGCGTTATCAGAAGCTCGAGCTATTGCTGAAGGAATTCATCCAGAACCACAGAATCCGCATACAAATGGTACGGATAGAGCGGTATCGGATGGTGTTACTGCAAATGGAGATAGATTATCCGCTCTTGATGCAGCTCGTAGAACACTGACTGAGGATAAGGGGCCAGTACTTCAAGCTGCAAAAGAGGCCGTGAAACCGCCTGATGGAACTAGAGTGGCTGAGATAGGTGCTACAGTTGAGCCTCGTAAAGGGGATGTTGCAAGGTTAGGTGAGAATCCTGGACTACCTGCCGTTCCTGTTGATGGAACCAGTGGCCCACTTGCAGATGCTCTAGCAGCTAAAAAGGGTCAAGTGGACGCTCCCCACAGTCTTCCTGCAGATCCAGCTACCGTGGCTAGAGAGGCTGCCGCAGTTCCTGTTGGACCCGATGGCGCTCGCATATTGGCCTTAGAGCTTGATCTGACTAGCAGTAGAGGGCCTGCAGTTGATGCTACCTCTAAGGCTCTTGAGGCTGCAAAAAAAATGATTAGTGAATTACGGGGGAGTTCTGCCGATTCTGGCACAGCGATTATCATTTTAGCCGGCACATCAGCAAAGCTGAGAGCTTTGGCAGATATAGAAGGCGCTAGAGCTGGAGAGGCTGCCGGCGCAGCTGCATTTGGTGCTAGAGCTAGTTCAGATGGAGCGGGATTTCATAGTAGTAGGGTTACAGCAGAGGGTGTACCCCATGTAGCTGATAAGGCAACTACCTTATCAAGACTCAGTGGCCCTGATGGTATATTATCCCAACTTTCGAAAATCGATTCAAAGGTGAGAGAACAACAGGCTCTAAGAAGTAGCCTACCTGAGGTAGGTACTCTAGACACTAGAGGTAGTGAGGGGGCACTCGCGGTTATTGACCTCATTTTAGGGCCTGCGAGAACTAGAATAGAGGGTGCGATCAATAGAGAGGGTCCTCAGGCAGATGCACTAGCGAAACTTATAGGTGATGGCGTAAAACCAGCGGACCCAGTAAATCCTGATGGCACACATCTTACCGCTGCATCTAGCGAATTAAGTGGTATAAGAAGCGCTAGAGTAGAGGATAGTACCGCTCTAAGTCGACTAGAAGTGCCTAGGGCCGATTCAACACCTGTAAGAGACGCAGAAGCAGCAAAACCAAAAGAAATACTTGATGCCTTAGCAAGAACTGATATAGAGGGTGCGGGTCGTGAGATTCAAACAGGATTATCTGAAGTGTCTGCGCGATCTACTGATACATTTTTAAGAGGCGAAGATCTTGGTGGTACTACAACTAGGGTAAATGATACCGAGCACCTTTTAACTGTTATTATTGATTTAAATGGTGCAAAACTTATTTTACAGGGTAAAGAAGGTCCATTGAGTGATGCTAAGGGCCTGGCTCGCAATTCTGCATCAGAAGTAGCAGGCCTCAATGAGTTTATAGGTGGAATTTTTGATTCGCTTAGAGCAAGAAATGAGGAAGTTCCAGTGCGAGTTGAGGAGCCCTCTCATACACCTGAAGCAATTGAGGCTGGCTTACAGCAGACAACCTTGGTCCCTGCTGCCGCTGATGCTGATGCAGGGGCTAGAAACTCTAGTAGATTAAATAGTGATATAGGTGGTGATATTATTATAAAGCTTAATGAAATAGCGACTTTTATAAATAACAGGCTAACGGGCTCGGATACAAGAGCGCGCGAACTTGGAGTTGATTTAGCAGGAAGGGATGCTGCTCTAAACGGCGAAGGAGGAGCAGTAGGGCAACTCACTGCGGCCACAAATCTGAGAGATACCCTACAGCGCGCCTATGAAGCTGGTATTATTAATAAGGCAGAACTTACACAGACCCTATCAGATCTCGGTAATCTTTTTACAACTCACGGATCAATAGAGGCATCACGCATAAAGGCGAGTGAGGGATCATCAGCCAATTCTTCCGCTCGTGGCGAGAACGCACATGCGAGACGGGTGGCAGAGGAGGCGCCACGAGTTAGTGATAGGACTCCTGCGAGTGAAACTTTGGCTAAGGTGAGAGATGGTCTTCAGAAGATTGCTGATAGGATTAAGCTGCGTAAAGACGCGAGCGATGGCGAGGCTGATGCAGCTGGTGCAGCCGCCGCAGTTGATCTTACTGGCCCGACTGCTGGTGCAGCTGAGGCTACCGCTCTTGGCGAGGGACAAAGAAGTCTTCAGAGACTTCTTGAGCCACAACAGGCTGGAGAACTTGCTGCACTTGGTGCCCGTCAAGGCGATTTGGCACGACTTGGTCCGAAGCCAAGTGATCCTCTGCCAGTTAATGATCGCAGAGGTCCTGCTGCAGACGGCGCCCTTAAAGCAGCAGCGGATAGAGCCACCGCTAGAGGTGAAATGCCCGCAGAGGTTCCTCCAGCCAGTCGAAAACCTGTTGATGATGCGGAAGGTGTTAAAAAGGGTGCGATTGAAGATGCTACGAGGCCTCGAGGCGACCATGAGGCCGCATTAAAGGCTGCAAATGCTGAAGCGGCTGCAATTGATCCTACAGTGTCCCGTGATGCCCTTGCTGCTACTAGACTAGAGGTAGGACCTGATGGCGCACCCTTTAAGGCTGAAGGGGCCGCTAGAATTGCAGCAGAAGCCGCAAGACGCGCTCTAGAGGAGGTGAAGCGCCCTGCACTAAGCGATGCAGATAGAGCTCGTGCGCTTCAAGAAGATGCTGTAAGACGCGCCGATCCTGTACCCTTTGAAGAAGCTGTCGCTGCGCGCGAAAGAGAAGTTCCAGCACATCAGGATGCACCGCAGCATGAAGGGGTACCGGCAGATCGTTCTGCAGAGCTTGGTGCTGCCGCGGGAGAGGCGGCGGCGGCAGATGCAGCTAGAAGACTTCTTCCCGCTGCAGAAGAGCCTCGACCAGTAGATGGGCGGCTAGCTGGTGAATTGGCTTCAGATTTATCGGTTGATAAGATTCCTAAATTAACAACGGCGGCACAGGATCTTGCGGATGCTGTAGGGCGCCTTACTAAACTGGAAACAGACCAATCGAACTTAGAACAGGGGCTCAGAGATATTAATTCGGCCTTGGACGGTCTTAACGATCAGATTCGAGTTCGTGAGAACATAAGGGATCTTACGGATTCTGCAACACATGATAGTGCAACATATTCCTCTCTACGCAGCTCATTAAAGGCTCTCAAAGATGCTATGAATTCTAGAGTGCCGCTACATGATAGGACTTCCATGAGTGATAAACTTACCGTTCTAAAGGGTATCTTAGATGGTATTTCTTCAAGGAGCCAGGAACGAGCCGCTGCAGATCATGCAGTTAATGATGAAGGCGGTATTGCATCAAAACTCTCTAAGGCTCAACAGGATCTACATGATGCAGGTATACAAAAGGCTGCAGAAGAGGCAAAGTTGAATGAACCTTTTAAAGGCTCTGATGAATTTGTCGCTGAAGGGACGCAGGCTGCGGGGCTTGAAAGTGCCCTAAAGGCCCTTGGGCCGAAGCCAAGCGATCCTCTACCAGTCAATGATCGTAGAGGGCCAGCTGCAGATGATGCAGCGGCTGCTGCAGAGACCGCTAGGATTGCTAGAGGTGAAATGCCTACAGAGATTCCTCCAGCCAGTCGAAAACCTGTTGATGATGCGGAAGGTGTTAAAAAGAGCGCGATTGAAGATGCCACGAGGCCTCCAGCCGATGATCCGCAAGGCACCTTAAAAAGGGTACAGGCTGAAGCAGCAGAGATTGATCCTACAGGGTCTCGTGATGCCCTTGCTGCTACTAGAGCAGAGGTAGGACCTGATGGCGCACCCTTTAAGGCTGAAGGGGCCGCTAGAAATGCAGCAGAAGCCGCAAGACGCGCTCTAGAGGAGGTGAAGCGCCCTGCACTAAGCGATGCAGAAGCTCAGGCCAGGGCTGCTAAAGAAGTTCTAGAGAGAGTTCCTGTTCCAGATGAGGGTGCTGTTGGTCGTCGTGTAGAAGAAGTCCCTCCTCATCAGGACGAGCCGGTGCATGAAGGGGTGCCACCAGACCGTTCGAGTGAATTATCAGATGCCTTTAAGAAATTAAATGATGCAATTACAAAAAATGAGGATACTGAGAGTGCAATTCGGCGTATCTTAGAGTTACTTGATAAGGATGGTGGATTAAGAGGTGAAATTATTAAACTCTTGGAATCTGGAAATAGGGGCGAACTTGAAAATGCATTTAAGGCTATGAATGATGCAAATACTGCACTTAATGGTAAGAAAGGTGATATAAAAACATTGGAAGATTCTAATACAGCAGCTCTCAAACGGGCAGAGGATTTGAAGAAGCTGAATGATTCTATCAAGACTTATTCAGATATAATTGCAAAACGGGCGATCGAGCGTTCCAAAGCTGAAGGTGAGGCGCGGGCACGAGAAGCGGCTAGAGCAGAGGCAAAGAGTAAAAGAGAGGCCGCGGAAGCAGAAGCTCGGGCCAAGATTGCTAAAAAGGAGGAGCTAAAAAGAAATATGGAGGAGCTTGAGAGAGTAAGCAAACAGCTTGAAGAAAAACTCAAGCAACGTAAGAGGTCTGGGGAAGAAAAACTTGGAGCTGATTTGGAAACCTTGCGCCTCATAAAACTAAAGGAGAAACTTATGAAGTCTGTTTTGGGTGAAAAAATGCAGGAACTTTCTAGGAAATCCGATGAACTTACAAAGGCGAAGGATGAAAAGACAAGATTAGATGAGACAATAAGAAATCTAAAGGATGAGATTGCTAGACTAAAGAAAAAAGGGAACGAGGATGATGTTAAAAAGATAAAAGATTTAGAGGATGAACTTGCACGGAGACAAAAGGAGCGTGAGGAATTACAGAAGAGAATAAAGGAATTAGAAGAACGAGTAAAAACTCTTCGAGAGGAGACTCGAAAACTAACGAAGGAGAGGGATGCCTTGGAAAAACTAAAGTCGAAGCTTGAAGAACTGAAAAGAAAAAAGGAGGCGGACGAAGGACCACGATTAGATATAGGGGGAGATATAGGAGCGTTGGTAGGAGTATTTTTAGGAAACTATGGACCTGCTGCTGGTGGTATAACTGCAGGCGCTATGGCACTCGGATTTACTTTACCAAAATCTGGGGGAAGAGATACACCAGATCCAAATAAGAGTAATGACTATAAGTTAGGACTTGAAGATGGAAAGAGAGCTGGTATTACTGCTGGTAAGGCGGATGGAACTCCAGCTGGAACGGCTTATGCGGAGAAACAGTCGAGAGGAGAGGCTGGTTCTGGGTTTGAGGCAATGAGTGGAGCTGAGGGTGCTGAGGGTGCTGAGGGTGCTGAGGGAGCTGAAGAGGGTGCTGAGGGAGCTGAGGGTGCTGAGGGTGCTGAGGGAGCTGAGGGTGCTGAGGGTGCTGAGGGAGCTGAGGGTGCTGAGGGTGCTGATGAAGCTGATGAAGAAGACCCTGAAAGCAGAGCTACAGTAGGTGGAGCAAATACAAATGCAAATGCAAATAACTCTAATACAAATTCTTCTAATGCAAATGCAAATGAGAATCCAAGTGCGAATGCATCTAATTCAAATGCAAATGCAAATGAGAACCCAAGTGCGAATGCATCTAATGCAAATGCAAATGCCTCTAACGCAAATACCTCATCAGAAAGTCCTGACCTTCCTGAAATACCTTCTACTGAAACATCTCAAAAGTTAGTTCCACCAGATCCACTACCTGAGCCAGAGTCTATACCATACCCTACAGAAGATGCATCAAGATCCGCTGATTATAGACGGGGTTTTCATGATGGTTTTGCTATCGGATATCCTAAGGGATTTAAGCAAACATGGCTTACAGGATTTAATAGTTATGTACCGACAAAGATACCAAAGGGTGTACCATTGGATTCTGAGGATAAGAAGGGCCAGTTATTCCATTTGAAATCAGATAAATATGGCATTGATGATGATTTTACATACATTCAATCAAATACATCTGACTATTATGAATTCCAAGGAACGGATGATAATAATAATAGGGCTGTAATCGTATTGATAGAGGATATTGCACCTGATAGTGAGACTGAAACCACTAATAAGAATGCGAATGACTCTAATGCGAGTGAGAATACGAACGCGAGTGCTGTTGGTGGAGGTTCTGAAAATAATGCTGAAAATAATGCAACAGAATCTGCAATAGAGACCACCTCCACTGAACCTACACCAAAACTAACAGGGTTTGATACAACTGCAGAAACAAACAATTTAAACTTCCCTTTTTATAATATGAATGGCAATTATAGTAATAAAGAAATACAAAATGCAGACTATCTAGAATTCCAGAGTACAGATGAAAGTAAATATAAATTAATAATTCTTCTAAGTGATATTTCAGGTGATCCTCCAATTGTTGAATCCACTGAGCTCACTGGAGATAAATTGCCAGAAGTTGTTCAGCCAACAACGACAGATGAGGAGGTTGAACCGACCCCTGAAGAAGAAGAGAAAAAGGATGATGAGGAAGAGGTTGAACCGACCCCTGAAGGAGAAGAGAAAGAGAAAGAAGAGAAGGAAGATGAGGGTGATGAGGAAGAGGTTGAACCGACAATGTAACTAGCTATAATACCACTTCAATATTTCAATCGGATTTAATCCCTTCGCTTCGAATTTCAGATCAGATGTAATTAAATAGGTGAGAGCCGGTTGAATTACGCGGTAGGGTTTCATTTGCTCGATTAAAAATTCCATAAATCTTTTTGAAAGTCTATCCTGCATTCCAATTTCAAAACACGAATTTATAAATTGGTAGATGTCTCTTCCAGTTTTCGGACAGGGGTCAATTGGAGTAAAAACATTATCTCCCAAATTCACAAGAGCCTTTCTCCCCCTATCTCCAATACAGGAGAATCCAAAATCCAGTAGAACAACCTGAAATTTAATTTCAAGTAATTGTACCGGCAGATCTCCAAATTGAATTACGTAGTTCCTGGAATTCTCCAGCGGACGTATCCAGACATTTTCAATTCTAAGATCCCTGTGATCGAAATTCAATCTATCCTCTAGAATAAAAAGAATATAGCAAAGTTGTAAGATGCAATTCTCAATTTCAGCGGCAGAGTGCTTCCATATAAAATTCCTAAAACTAAGTCCATCAATGTATTCCATAGTGAATCGCACCTCATTCGCAAAAAGAAAGATATCATATGGTTTTGAAATGGAACCATTTAGTCCGTGCGAATTTACACACTCATAGCACAGGGTCTGAAGAAGCGCCTCGGGCGCGAGAGATATGGATGGAGTTCTAGGCCGTTTAACAACTGCTCTAGAACTAATTCCTGCCTCCACTCTCTTACATGCCTGTATGATTCCATAACGCCCATGATCCGCTATAGACTGATATTCAATAGAGCATCGTTCTTTGCCAACCTTATTGAATATTTTGCCATCTACGCGTTGTCTTGGAAGCGCCGATTCAGTCACTGAAAAATCTGATTTTACTGAGGCTGGATCAATATCAAAATCATTAAATATTTTATTATTTGGCATAGCTAATATAGGTTAAGTAGTTAGACGGCTGTGAGCGCCTCTAAGAGCTTATCCTCTGTATTATATCCCGCTTCAGAAAAGATCTCTGCATATATTTCATATGGGTGCTCTGGTTGATGTACCTTTCCATATAGCTTAACAAACTCCTTTGGCGGTTCATGAAAGAGTGTTCCAGCCTTTATATCAAACCATTTCACTTCCGTATTCTTAAGAGTGCCTCCGCTAGGCGGAAAAAGAGGCAGGGGTACATGCTGTCCGTTAAAGGCATAGAAGGGAGTGCCGATCGTATCGGGATTTAACCGTATGGAATCGAAATACTGTTCTGGAATTGTACCCTCTAAGACAGGGGTCCATTTCGACCTCTTTAAAAAGACCTGCCACATACCCCTGTTTCGGCGTTGATGTATATGAATCGCCTCATGAAGCAGAGTCTCCTTAAAACGCTCTGAGGCCGGTTCCTCCGAGCACATGGAAGCTGGAAGGCAGACATGTTTCGGAGCACGCGTATGCGGAAATCCAGCGTCAGCACTCGAATCGAGAATAACCATTTCGCAGCCCTTCAGAAGTGGAATACTCTGAACGGCGGCACTTAAAGATTGTTCGGCCTTTTTGCTGATATTAGAAAGTTCATACTTGTAGGCCTTTCTGGCCTGGAAATTAGAAAAACTCCCATTACAGGCAGTTATGTATCCATCAATCCCATCGGCTATATCAAGTACATTCATTTATCAACTGTATTCGGGCCAGCTTTTTTTGAGCTCTTTTTCTTCTTATCAGTATCAATCGCCTTGATAATCATCTTATCGATAAAGTATGTATTCATTGTTGTCTGTTTAGGAGCTGCTGCAGTTGTTACAGCTGTCTTAGTGAGACGGGGTTTTGCAGGAGAACTCGAAATCGTGGCACCCGCGAAGAACTTCTCGGCAAATCGACGGCCGGCACTCTTATCACAGACGCCGAGGATCTCATCGAAGATTGCTGCACTGGTCGCGTTCAGCCGATCGGCCTCCGTCGCTGCAGACCATCCCCCACGAGGCATGACTACACCGGGAATCTTTTCAGCTACGAGGGCAAAGAGCTGATTAATCGGATTCATGAGCTGGTGCTCGATATAGAAGCGATAGTCTGGCTTGAGACCCTTTTCCTTGATGAAGGTCGGCGTCTCCACGCGCTCACCCTGTAGCTTCGAGGCGAGCTGACCGACTGGTGGGAGCACATAGATGAAGGGAACACGCTCACCAGAGGCTGGTGCATTACCTGGATCGCGCTCCTTGATTCGCTCGGCCAGAACCTTGTGCGCCGGCGGAGTGGCTGAGGCGTATTCGGCTCTCAGCGACTTACTCATTGTAAGCATGTTTAGACTCATCTTTGCATCGACGAGCTCCTTCAGCTTCTCCTTCACGAATCCGAGAGCCTCAGGAATATTTTTCTTCGTGAGAAGAATCTGGAGAGCACCGCCATAGATGAGTTTGACAATGGGTGCATAGTCCCGTCGCTTCGTTGCGATACCCATCGAGTTCTGATAGTAGTCCGTTGGCGACTCCTCGTACTTGTTACCAACATAGCGCTTCTTGCTGAAGATGATGAAAGGGCTGAAGACCTTATCGTACTCGAAGTCGTGGGGAGGCTTCAGGCAGCGGGAGACGAACTTGCCGGCCTCTTCGGTGAGATGCATCGTGGCCTCGATTGCCGCCTGTCCCGTGAGAGTCTCGCCGGTCTCTGGATTACGGGCATTGAAGTTTACGAAGAGTGAGTCCGTATCGCCATAGACAGTCACAGCCGAGCACCTGGGATCTTGGGCGGCGGGACCATAGAATCGCTCGATGGCTGCCTTGGCGAACATGATCTGCTTGCGACCATAGGCAGTGACCGAGGCGGCGAGATGCTGTAGACGGATCTTGAAGGTGGCGGAGCCGAGCTGACCGTAGAGCGAGTTGGCCGTCAGCTTGTAGGCCAACTGTTCGGCATCAAGCAGGGCCTTTTTAAAGGGGTCAGTCTCGGCTGCGCCCTCCTTTCGCTTCGCCTTGCGCGCAGCCAGAAGTTTCTGTACGATATCTGGCAGGGCACCCTTGGTATTCCCAGGGAGCTGGGCGAAGCGACAGATACGGAGACCTGTCTTAATCTTCGCGGGATGCTTTCGCTTGTCCTCGGGATCTGAGCCCCAGATATCGAACTCAATGTCGGTCCAGCGAACGGCAGGATCGGGGTCGACGACCTCGGCGCCGAAATCGAAGCCATTGAACTTTCCAGTGAGACTGTAGTTCTTCACCCAGACGAGAGTGTCATAGGAGATATTCTCGCTGATAATTGTACTCGGATAGAGCGAGGCGAAGTCGGCCACACCGATTGGAGAGTCGAAGTAGAAGCCTGGAATCGGGTCGAGGACGATGGCACCCTCATAGGATTCGGCAGGAGTATCATCAGACTGCCGTGAACTCTCAAGAACCTTGATAAGCTGTCCGCGCTCGTGACACTCCTTGAAGATGAGTGACTCAATCTTGATGCCCTGGCCGCGCGTGAAGATGTAGCCGACGGGCACGGAGCAGGCATTCGCCATCGCCATGGCATTATTGAAGACATCCAGCTTCTTGTAAAGGTCAAGCACGAGTACACAATCCTGAACGCAGTAGGCGGCGACCTTGGAGCGATCCGCCGCCGTCCCGCGATGAAGCTTGAAGATTTCCTGCGGCGAGATATCGTCCTTTACCATGACCCACTTCACAGCCGCGCCAACGACAGCTACCAAGTCATCGGCATCCGCGGGAAGTTCCACGATGATTTCGGAGTTCTTATTCACATGAACCACCTTCAGTTTCTCCACGAGAGCATCGCCGGTCTCATCGAGAAGAACGATCGAGCGCCCAGGAATCACATCCGCAGTTGTCTTCGTCTTAATCGTCCAGGTCTCGGGGCCGACTTCAACACCCTTTAGAGACCCGCTCATGAAATGCTGACAGACATCGTCGAGCTTATAGGATGCAAGGGCATACGAGCGCTTCACATAATGATAGAGGTCGATCTGAAGACGCCCCTGGGCCGTCCAGATATACATGGTATTGTCGCCGAGCGCAGACGAACTCAGAAACTTCTCTTCCAGTGTGAATGACTTTCCCGTATCTTGAAGCCGTGTGAGTAGCTGAATCTCTTCGGATTCCGCGATGCCGAGCTCCTCTGCACGAATCCAGACATAGCGCTCATCAAAACCAAAGATATTGTAGCCGAGGAGGATATCAGTATTCCACTGGCAGAGTGCCTTCGCCCAGCCGAGAATGAGTTCACGCTCAGTCTCATAGGTATACAAGGTGGCACCCTCGACTGGGTCGCAACTGCCGAGAACGAAGATGTGACGCTCTTGTCCGCACCCGCCGCGCTGAAGGACTACGCCAATCTGAATGACAGGATCACCGGCAAGAGGAAGAACACGCTCGATCGTCTTCTTGAGGAGTGCATGGATCTCCTTTACCTTCTCATCGCGGCTAGTACCTACCAGACCCTCGCGTCCCTTAAGAACCGTATCAAGATCCGACTGGAAAGTGCTCTCCATCAGTGTATCGAGTGCCTTACGGTTTACTGGCTGGCCGTTGCGGTGATAGAGGCCGTCCATACCGTCAGGCGGATTTTCAGGATATAGAGCGGCGGAGCGAATAAGATCGGCTGCGTGTGCGCCATCTCGAGCGCCGGCGAACAGGAGTTTCGCAATCCGCTCATAAGTCTTTTTCGGCAGAGGAAACTCTCCATTCTCGGAATAACACTCAATATCCCAGGACGCGAGACAGAAGGGAGCCACAGGAAGAGGAGGCTTGGTACAGGGTGTAATATCCTCCCAGTGGCAATTGATCTGCTGCATATCACTATCGAACTCGTCTAGCTCAAGATCGGTTGAGACCCAGCCGCAGGGCTGGATATTGCGAAGATGAAAGAATCGGAGCATTGGGTCGAGATTCGCCTCGAAAACCTCGAGTGCACCCTGGCCCTTAAAGAGTTCGAAGATAGGACGACTCGTTTCCTTCTCGAGAAAGTAGGATCTGAGCGCACGCCAGGCGGCAATGGAGCGGACCTTGAGACAGGCAAAGGGAAACTGTGCGCCGGCGGTGTAGCCAAAGAGCATCTTCTTTTTGCAGAAGGTGATCTCGAAGTCGAGTTCACCTGTTGCAAGCTTGAGTGAGTAGTCACAAGAGGCCTTCACGAGGAGCTCAATCCTCTGCTTGAACTCCTGCTGACCTGATTTCGTATCGAAGGGGAGACGCACATAGAAGAAGGGCTCGAAACCTTCGATGTTTGCACGAACGGACTTTCCCTCTGCCGAAGTGCCAAAGAGATGAATAATCATTCGCTTCCGCTTCGTGGTCTTGGGAAGGGGTGCACGAGCACGGCGGCGACTGCGAACCTCACCGTCATCATCGGATTCGGCGCCAATGTAGGCCACCTCTCGAGTCGTATCAGTCTCGACCTGGATCTCGAGATCCTGCGCGTAAGCATCCAAAATTTGAAATGTCGTTTTCATTATGTCTAGTAAGAGATCAGAGGGTTAAGTCCAACAAATTTACTCGGAGGATGACGGCTCAGAATATGATTATGCGCGTTGGGATTGTCTATAGGAATCCATCAAAAGTCCAGTTGCTTAAACTCTCAAATACGCTATTTACTGGAAAGGGTGCAATCATAAACCATAGTATTACAATGGGATATGAATGTACAACGCCGATATATAAGTCGAGCTGTTGGCTAAAAAATATGGATGTTGTTTATCGGCTTACTATTGAAAACTACGAGGATATTGCCGAAAAAATAAAGAATTATCCCCCAGAGCTAAGTAACTGGCTGTAACGGCTAGTCCTTCTTGCTCCGCGTTTTTCGCTTTGAACGCTTTGAACGCTTCGACTTGCGTCTGAGAGCGAGTCTGCTGCCAATCGCGGCAACAGATAGGATTGCAGCAGGGGCGAGATCTTTTCCAGCGGAAAGGAGAGAGGCGTATAAGGATCCCCCAACAGCGGAACCCTTGCCAGTTGTAGGCGTCTCAAACTCGACATTCGTTGAATTCTCATTCTGCGAGTTTAGAACATCCGCATTCACATTTGGCACATTCGTCTTGGAACGCTTTTTTAGTAAAGAGTTTAAGTTTTCAGGAGTTAAAACATTATTCTCGCGGGCCTCCTCAGCCTCCTCATCAAGAGTAGCCGTCTCAGATTCGGGCTCAACAAGACTCGAGCCGACAACCTCCTCAGCCGTCACCCCAGCTAAAGTATTCATCGTCTTTACATCGCGAGGATTCTCAACCTCCTCTGTCTCACCATTCTCCACCTTTATAACAGTGGGGTAACCGCGTATAGTCTTGCTTAGATGCTTTAGAGGTGTATTCTCTAGTTCCGTGTGCTGAATACGGGCAATACCATTTCGGCGATTAGGATTATTAAGAAGGGGATCTATTACATCACGCTCAAGTGTGACACAATGGGGGCAACCCTCCATCATTACGACAACGAGAAAGAGGCCTCTCTTGTTCTTCTTTAAGAAGTCTTGTAACTCAACGAGATCGGCACTGCTCTTAACATGAACGCTATTATGATGCTTCTTGGAAGCCTTTTTTAATTTAGGCGCCATTTCTATTTAGAGCATTTATTTTACCTCTCGCTAACAGAAAGAAGGCCAGATGGCGAAGAATGTAGAAATATTTCTCCTGGGTCTAATATGTCTCGGGACCCTATTATATCTTATGATCTATGTGAATAATCGTAGATATTTGTACGAGGGCTTCAAGCCTGAGAGCTCAAAGCCCGAAGGCTTCCAGGTGAAGAACCACTGGGGGCAGCCAGACCCTGTTCCCCAGTGGGGTGAGAAAGGTTCTGGAATTCAGCGGGGTGAGAACGGTTCTGGGAGAACGGATGAATCGCCGCAGATTGTTACAGCGTCTGCAACAGTGACTCTTACACCCACGAATATGCCCTATGATACAGAACGCATTGATGATCTCTATGACTATGAGACGAACTATGTATATCAAAATGAGACAGATAAGCCCTTGACGAAGGAGCTGCGCAATAAACTCATGTCACAGTATCCAATGAGCTGGACCGGGCACCCGCCGTCATCCTCACAATTCCAGGCAGGCTTACGCGAATCCTTTGAAAATGCGAAACCTAATGTCCCGGATGATGCAAAACCCTATAAAATGATAAGTGGTGATAACATGGCACCACCTGATATGTCCGCGCTAGAGAGAGAGGAGAGAAAGATACTACAGACTTATAAACCGAGCTTTCCACCGACGGGTACAACCTATGACCCACGCGATGCTGAAAAACTCATACATAAGCTTTATGATGTTAAGGGGCTTGTACCACAGGTGAAGCATAAGGAAGGGTCAAATATCTATGAGATTGTGGGGACACGGAAGAAGGGTGAGAAGGTGCAGTATGAGGATGAGGTTGCGCCGGTTTCTAAGAACCCTGTTGCGGCGGCGGGAGAGGGAACGATAGAGGCGCCTTTTGCAGTGAATGATCTAATGACATCAACGAAGGATAGCTTTTATGATGCGAGTTCTGGAAAGAAAAATATGTGGGATTATACGAGCTGGACGCCGGGTCTTGAGCGTATGTTTGCGCCGACAGAGCCGAAGGTCAACTGGGAATAAGGAGCTTTTTAGAAAAAAGGAGCTTTTTAGAAAAAAGGAGCTTTTTAGAAAAAAGCTCAGCAAAAACCCTATGCTCTTTTTTTAAAAGAGCGCATCGGATTTTTGGGCTCTTTTTTTAAAAGAGCACATCGGATTTTTGGGCTCTTTTTTTAAAAGAGCGCATCGGATTTTTGGGCTCTTTTTTTAAAAGAGCACATCGGATTTTTGGGCTCTTTTTTTAAAAGAGCGCATCGGATTTTTGGGCTCTTTTTTTAAAAGAGCAAAGAGCAAATATAGCAATGCATTCTTCAGGAGTCTGTTCTATCTGTGGAGATTCCGAACATATCTCTATGAACTGCCCCGAACTCTCTAGAGAGGTTAGTGAGCCACAGCCACCCCAGCCTACTGGTCCGAGAGGACAGGGAGACGATGATGAATAACGGCGCAGTGACCTAAGAATAATCAACAAATATCTTATAATGGCCTGGCTCTGTGATACTCGCGAGCGGGATCTAATCCCCAAACTCCCATCTATCTCCACAAGGAATCTTCCTGTTGGAGATATCTGGATTGGCCTCAGCGGCGAAAATGTAGCTCCAGGCGGCATAGTAGCAGAGCGCAAGACTGTCGCCGATCTCGAAGCCTCTATTCTTGACGGGCGCTACAGAGAGCAGAAGGCGCGTCTTCTTACCTATTGCCAACAGGTCGGTGCACGCCCTCTCTATATTATTGAGGGACAGCTTGATCGTATTACCGGCAAATTCACAGAGGATGTTCTCCGTAAATTCCTAAACCGCCTTCAGCTTCGCTATGGAGTGGCCGTAATTCAAACAGACTCTCTCGATTCAACAGCGAGCCTCTGCAGAGTCCTCCTCGAACAATGGCAAAAGGACCCGACAACCTTTCAGCCAGAGGACGGCGCCCAGAAGGAATATTCACACACGGTTTCAGTTTCCAAGCGCGCTAATAGAGAAGATCCGAAGGCCTTTGCCTGTCTTGTTCTTCAACAGTGCCCCGGCGTTTCTGCGCCAATTGCCTCTGCTCTTATAGAGGCCTTTCATAGTTTAGAGGATACAATGAAAGCTTCTGAGTCTGAAATGGCGAATGTAAAAATTACTGAGAAACGGCGAGTGGGGCCGGCAGTAGCGAAGCGTCTTTATAATTTACTTCATCCCTATAAATAGATATGAAGACGAATTTTACATATCGTCGCCGTAAAATAAATACAAAGAGAACAAGAAGGGTTCAGCGGGGTGGCGATGGTGGTCCAGTGAATACACAGGCCCTGTTAAGTATAATTGCTATAAATGGACAGAATCTCATAAATATATTAACTGCAAATGGAACTATTGGTCCTATACAAACAATACTTATTAATTTAAGAGATATTATATTTGATCCAGTTGTATCAGCAGAACTAACAACTGCAATAATAAGTCTAAAAGACAATCCAGAATTGGCTTCTACTATTTTGAATATAATAGCATCAACTGGTTCTAGTGCTCTAAGTGAACCCCAGTTCATACAATTTTTGCAAACCATGCATTCACAGTATATTATGTTAACAAAACCTGGAGTACAAGATGTACTAAAAAAAGTATATGAAAAACTAATTTCCGGATTAGCCTATCAGAATTTAGTTCAAGCTATACTTAAGAGTGGAGCTGCATTTTTAACAAATATTTTACAGAATAATAGTATTAATGTTCGTATGAATAATATAATTCAAAATATGAGTTCAATTGTGGCACAGCCTGTAGTACAAAATGCTATTAATAATACAGCTCAAACTTCCCAAATAAGTAGCGGCCCTTCACCTACGACAACCGCAGGAGCCACAACGACTCTAGCCGCGCAGCAAGCTGCTGCAAGCACGGGGATCACAAGCCCTTCCCCGCAGGCACTGGGGCTATAAGCACGGGGATCACAAGCCCTCCCCCAGTGGCTGCACCCTAAATATTTGCCAATAGTAAAATAGATATGAAGCAGAGAGGTACGCGTAAGCTGCGTCCCGATCATCATGAGGGTTCAGTTAATCCAAAGATGAATACTTTTCATGGAGTTCAGCACTGGTTTGTATCAGTCTATGAGGAGTTCGGATGGATGGTTCTCATGAAGGCCAAGCACTATGACTATAAAGTCCTAACTTATAAGAAATCTCTGGATAAACTTATGAAGGCGATCGAGCACCTCAAGACAGAGTACAAGGACCATGATAGACTTCACGATCTACATGTTCTCTGGGTTGAGACAAAACTTCTCTGCGATTTTGCCAAGAAGCACCTCTAAGCTCCTGGCTTGAGTTTCTCAATATACGATGTAGCATAGATAACAAGAGCAGCACCAAGCAAGGTGAGTGTGCTGGGCTTCTCTTTCATAATAAAATAGCCAAATATAAAGGATGAAATTACTCCGAAAAAACTTAGAAGTCCAAAGATTTCCGTTTTCACTCTTGGTATAGTGTAAAAACGGAGAGCGTAGCCGAGAAGTCCAACGAAGAAATTGAATCCAACTATAGGGATCCAGGTGGCCCATGAAAAGCTAATAGGTATGAAGCCAAGAACCACTGCAGGAATCATAAGTGCAAAGGCCCCACCATACAGTTCTAGTGTAGAACTCCAGGGATTACTCTTCTCATTCGTCTTCACGGCAAAATACATGATCGACTCGGTGAGGGCCGCCGCCAAGGCCGCGAGACCACCTATAACAGCCCCCGCACTATTCTGCGTAATTCCGCGAATATCATCATAAATTCCCGTCGTCGACAGAAGAAAGGTTCCTATGATGCCGAGGCCCATATATTTGAAACTATCGGCGTGAATTTCTTCGCCGAAGAGATATTTGGCTCCTATTAAATTCCAAATAGGGTAGGTATAGAATATTGACATTGCTACGCCGGCCGAGAGGCTGGAAAAGGCCAGATAGGATACATAGACATGGGTCAGTGTTATTGCTCCTAAGAGCATCGTTCGCCCTAGTGCCGCCCAGTTTCCAAAAACCGATAGGAAATCCTCTTTTGTTGCGATAGCGCCGGCGCCGGCTGTAAAAGTTGCCAGGCGCGAGAAGAGTTGAGTCGCCAGATTTACGGGAACACTCTTAATTAGAATTGGATAGAGTGATAGAATAACTTCACTTCCTAAGAAAAGTGATTCTTCCACATTTAACATTCTCTCTTAGGCGCCGATATAATATCTGATTTTTGTAAGAATTCTAGCAACTCTCATTCTGAATACTGATGTCGGTAAGTGTTTTTTGCCCTCTTCCGTATCAGCAATAGCATAGCGAACCTCATGAAAATGAACCCCCCACTGTCTAAATAACTTATTAACTTTTGCATTATATGATCGCTCTACACTGCTCGCCTCTTTGTAGCCTTCTGACTGCTTAATTTCACTCTTGAGCGCCTTGAGTCTATCTTTAAGAAATGAAACATGTATTAACATATTATCATCCTTTAGTTCCTTCCTTACTTTAGTGCGAAGTTTTTTCATACAGGAACTCTGCTTTAAACTTACCTTGCGAATATCAAGCAAAACCTTTCTAAATTCTTCATCAGACTCGAAAAGGTGATTAATAATTTCTTTCTTGTTTTCATAATTTTGTATATTCATATGAGCCATATGCATTTCTTCGGGAACAATGTATTCGGTACAGTCTTCACAACGAATGCCACTGACTCCATGACCCACATGCCGCCCTAGCCAACACTCAGTATGAAAGGAGTGCCCGCAGATAAGACCGATTTTCGGTGCATTTTCTTTTGCTTCATTACATATACTGCAGTCCATTATATTATATAGTTCAGTAAGTTTTAGGTAACGGTTAGTAACTGGCAGTAACGGCTAGTAACTGTCTATATTACTGTCTATTAGGATTTAGAGAACACGCAAGTGGATATCGTGTAGTGAGAATACCATATTCCTCGATGCGCTTCTCAAAGAAAGTCTCTCCCTGGATCGGCATACCGTCCTGGCAATAAGTCTTAAAGCTATCCCAGAGTTCATGAACGCTCTTCATGGCTCCACACTCACCATAGAAGGATTCAACATTAATACCGCCATTATCGTTCCCCTCTGGAATATAAAGTGTGTTTAGAGGTATAGGCCAAACGGGCTTGTAGGGAGCCGTACAGATTATGTCAGCCCGCCAGCGAACAACAAGCTTATATGTAATATTATTCGCGAGACCATAGTTCTCCATTAGAGCATATACATTCTTAAAATGATAGAACATGCTCTCCATGTTATACTTTATTACGCCAGGGGCCACAGGATATCCAGAAAGATCAGGGCTCTCGACATAGGTTGTGTACTGGCTTGATATCACCCCTAGCTTTCCTACAAAGGCATTAAAGGTGTCCTCATAACATCCAGCCGAGCAGAAAAGATCGACATCAAGGCCCGTCGACTCCTTAATATCATCTTGCATCTGACGGAGATATATTTCCTGGTCCTCCCATGACTTTACACGGCCTGTAAAAAGTATGGCACAGCGCTCACTTGTTTTAGAAACCGTTGAAACAATCGGATCAGGTACAGAAGATCCGCTTACATCAAGAGTATTCCCGCTTACATCAATAGTATTCCCACTAACATCCATTCTATTTACTGTAACTATGTAAACTTCCATAAATCAGCGAGGATATCATTTGTTGGAGCAGCGCGAGGCACGACTGATGGGGGAGCCGGCGGCGGTGCAAGAGGCTTCGATAGATTCTGTATAAAGGCATCAGGTGGACGGTACTCCATTGCAGATCTCGGTGGAGCAGTATTTATGTTCGGAGAAAACATCAGATCATCCCTCTGTGAACCGGGTCCAGGTCCGGGACCTAGGCCAGGACCTCTTATCTCTATGCCGCGCTTTCCACCAGCACCCTTTTTGCTGGTGTTTTGTGTTGGAGCCATCGCCTGCACGATTGGATTATGCTGTTTATTGTACTCGGATTCATAGTGTTTCCATGATATGAAGAGTAGATTCGGATAAGTAAACTTTACCTCAAATCCCCCCTGTCGAAGCATATGAACGATATAAATAATACAGTCCTCTAGATCGATCGATGGGAGACCGAGAATAAAGGGTGGGACGGTGTAGGCCAGGCAATTTGAATTCCCTGCAAGCTGCGAAGTTGTATAGATGCGATTATAGATTTGATTCAGAATTTGATTATAGGCTTTCAGCTTTGAACTATCTCTTGCAGCCCGTTTTTCAAACAACTGTTTTATTTCGAGCCTGGGAGTACGGTCGGTCATTACTAGGGTAAAATACTTAATTTAAGTACTTTTTTACTGCCATGGCTGTAGTGTTAAAGACTTTATTATAAAAAGCCTTAGATGTTGCCACCGAAACGTATCGCACTGAGTGGGGGTGGAATAAAGGGAATATCACATATAGGGGCTCTAGAGGCTCTACATGAGCGGGGACTCTTACGTTGCGTAAAAGAATATGTTGGGACAAGTGCAGGAGCCCTTATAGCCTTTGCAATATGTATTGGATACACTTTATCGGAACTTCATACGATCTGCGTGGCCCTCGATTTCAGACTCACGCAGAATATCGAACCGGATAATGTATTTAAATGCCTCGAAACATTCGGGTTCGATGATGGGGCAAACACTGATAAGTTTCTTCTTGTACTTTTGAAAACGAAAGGGATATCTGCGAGTCTAACCTTTGAAGAAATGCAGCGACTTTTACCAAACGCCCCTAAACTGCGTGTGTATTCTGTGAATCTAAACACATTTATGATACACGAATTCAGCGTTGAAAAAACACCCCGAACAGAGGTGCGATGGGCGGTTCGAGCATCAATGGCGATTCCGCTTTATTACACTCCGATGAAGGATCTTTCATCAAATGAATTCTATGTTGATGGCTGTCTTATCGCGCATTTCCCCTTTCATCATTTGAATGATTCCGAACGGCTGGAAACACTAGGGGTAACATTTGCGCGTAATCCAAAGAAGATAGATACAATGAATCTGGAGATATATTTATCGAAACTATATTATTCAGTTTATTACCACCAGAATATGGATCTGTATAAGAGGTGGAAGCATCGTATTATAGAGGTGGATTGTGGAAATATACCGTCGCTACATTTTGGCGCCGATTCTGATGATAAAATCGGATTGATCGAGGCTGGCAGAAAGTCGACGGAGGAATTTATTTATAAGTGTAAGTGGCTCTCAGGGGCTGCACCGGTGAGAAGATATTCTCTGCCATAAGTATATAATGGCTGCTACTCGTAAGATGAAGGATAGCAAGAAGGCTACGCGTAAGGGCAAGCGCGCCCCGTCTGAGTGGAACAAGCTCGTTATGAAGGTTTACAATGAGCTCAAGAAGAAGGACAAGAAGGCCTCGTTCTCTGATGCGCTCAAGGAGGCTGCCTCGCGCAAGAAGAACATGTAACGGCTAGTACCGCCATCTACTTAACTTCAGTACTAGCCATTGCATAGCGATAAATTATAAAAAATCCAATATTTCAAAAATATTGGATTTTTTACCTCCGTTACTACCGCCATATACTTAATTTAAGTACATGGCTCTGATGGCTAGAACGAGAAGCTAAAGTCGCTCCAATGACATAAGGCCACAAGGTGGCCTTATCCATGGGGAGTACTTAACTTCAGTACTAGCCGTTACCTCTTAGCCCCAGGTAACGGCTAACCGTTAGCGGTAAAACAAGAACTGCCTAAGACGCCACCATTTCCGTGCTAAATAGCCTCTAAAAAGCGCTACGAATCTTAGCATTGGCTCCTTTTTTGCCTTCTTAGACACATGTAAAGATATCAGCTCACCCCCCTTCCGTTTTATTGTCTGGGGCGGAGGATTAACAAAAATCTCGTATTTCCTTTTCATATTTATTAGATCTTTGAAAAATGAGAGGCCTCTTACTCCGCCGCGTCGGGTGTCGTCTCAGCCCCAGATCCAAGAGCATCATTTATAAATTTGAGGTAGGCATCCGTATTGCGCTCGCCCTTGTACTCGACAATTTGACCCTCAGGGGACTCAAATAAAAAGGTGGGGAATCCCTTGATTGGCTTGCCGGCGGCCTTCTCAGGCTCCTTCTCAGGGCTCACCATCTGAACCGTGCACTTCTTGCCATTCACAATGACAGGGCCAGAATTGGCGAGACTCTGAAAGCCTGGCTTGGCATTCTTACAGTGTCCGCACCAGTCAGCATAGTACATCGTGAAGGTGTAGCCCTCTGGCTTGGACGAAGCGGAGCCCTTGTTCTGGAAACCCGATACAAGCATAGTGCGATTAAAATAAAGGTAGGCGAGAATGCCAACCACGACAGCAGCGAGGGCACCTATTTTCCAGTTAAACTGCATTATATCTCTATAATGCTTTGATAGATTTTACGGTGTTTAGATCCGCGAATGCATGGGCGAAGCGCTGGCTGACGGCTTGCGAAAGCGGCTCCCGCGGTTTAGGAGACGCGTATCGCTACTCAGCGTCTTCCATGTAATGCCGACACAGAGGAGAAGGTCGTGACCCGTATTATACCACTTCATCTGTGTAGTAACCGTACCGGAGATACCGCTCGGCCAGACTGAAATCGACTCATTCGTATAGCGACCGGCGACAACGGGGCAGGCTACATTCGCACAAAGGGGCTCAATCGTTGGGGTGATTGGGATAAAGGCGTAGGTGATAGCGAACTCGGCCGTGCCGTCCGTTACAGTCATATTTGTAGGCACCGTGTAGTCAATAGTAAGACTCACATTATCACCGGCCTTGGGCGTATCGGGCATGACTACAGCACTGTTTAGAGTGAAGAGCGAGGTGCCTGACGAGCAGTCCTTGACATTCGCGATAAAGTAGCTGGCGGAAAGAGCAAGAAGAAGGGCGCTGTTAAACATTCGCGGGATTCTACAGAGTATTCAGATACTGGAGCCTTCAAATTTTCTCGGAGGCACAGCGCCTAAAAATTCGGCACAATCCTATTATAAGAATGCTCGTATTTAGAGGTGGTAAATGGCACACTGTTGCCATGCCAGTATATGTTGATCCCTCCTGGGGATTTGGAGATCGCCAGAAGGTAGCAAGTATTATAGTTCGGGAAAGGGCTCGTGGGCTCTCAGAGACGGAGGCCTTTCTAAGAGCCGAGGGAGAGCATTATATGTCTTTAGGGAATAACATCGCCCCCCAGAGAACTAAGAAGAATATGGCAGTGTGAAAAAAGAAGCCGAGGGCCGTGGGGCATCCGCCATTATCAGCAATAGGAATTATCCATCCGAGAACCTTTTGTGTCATTTTAAAAGTCTCAGGGTTCGCTATCAAGAAGAATATAAGCGTCGAATAAAAGGAATATTTAGCCTTTAGAGCTATATTAGGCTCGTTTGCCATCTGTAGATGTCAGAGGTTTTATGTTTTTACGAAAGTTTTCAGTGTCTGAATATCAATCTTTAATGTGCTAAAAAGGGATGTTTTCTGTGATACTGGAAATCCTGCCCCCTGTAATTCTGGATTTAAGACCTTATTAAACTCGGGATAAATTGCATCAACCTTACCGTCTATATCTATAGACGGCACATTACCAATTTTATATGTTAATACATAAGCTTTCATCAAATCTAATAGGAATTTTCTCATAATACCAGTCTCCTTAATACTTAGTCTGTATCCATTATGGACTGCATTATTTAGTAGTTTTGCATATACAGCTTCCTCGTCGACTCCTGGATCAATACGAGGCCTGTTTAATCCACGAGCAATATGTGCCACTGTACGGTAAACATTATTTTCCTTCTGCCATTTTATTAAAAAGTTATTCATTATGCTCGATTTAGTTGCTTGATCTAAGAAACTAGTTTCTTCACCGGTTAAGGCAATGTCACTCTGTGTCGCTGCGCTAGCGCCCTTTTTTTGTGTCTTTGATGCATCAATAATTAAAAGACGAAGGGTCTTTGCATTGGAAGATAGTGGTGGTAATTCTTCGACACCTTCTACCAATCTAGATATGATTGGTTTCTTCATAGCAGTCGCCCGCCGTGCGACAGCAGCATCCACTTTAACAGCCTCTTCTTGAGAAAGGGGCGGCGGAGCTGCAGGCGCCGCGGGAGCCGCGGGAGCCTCTTTAAAAGGGTTTACATATATCTCGCTCTTTGCAGATGAAGGTTGCTCTGTAGCCGTATCTCGCACAGATAAGGGGTTTACAATACTTTGAGGTGTAACACCCTCATTAATATATTTATTCGACCCGCATCCTGCTACTTGATCCTTATTGTCAAGTAAATATTTTCTTGCAATAAACAAAAACTGTGTGAAAAGTGTTAAATACGAAATGGATGTCTTGTTTCCAAGAGCTGCAGTCGGTGTAAGTGGATTCGTTGAACCTGGTATACTGTATTGTATTTTTCCTACATTTTTATAGAATTCGGGAAATTTGCTTTCATATACTTTTTCAAGATTTGTAGTGATTGTCTTTCTTCTAAGAAATTCAATAGCTTCTGGGCTCGTAATCTGAAGATTATCCGATTTCAGAATTGAAAAAATGAGATCTAATAGGGCTTTCGGATCTTCGACACCCTCAATCGTCGCGATAATCTGATTCTTTTCACTGGATAACATTGGATTTGGAATAACACTAACTTTTCCAGGCGTATATGTAGGCGTAAAGAACAATTCACGAATAAAAAAGATAACAAAATAATTCAAATAACAAATATCAGTCGAATTGGATTTTATTTCAGATTGACTGGTTTTTTCCATAACTGCAGCGACAAGCTCCTGAAAGGCGGAATCATCTACAGGATTTGCAAAATAGGGTCCAAGAACCTTGGCCGATTCTCCAGACTTTATGGCTGAGGCCAACCCTCTCACCCTCTCTCGCAGGGCATTCTCCCGCTCTTCAGCAGCCGCTACCACTCCGTGGGTACCTGCAGTTTTGACATCCTTTGATGCTAACTTCCCCTCAAGCTCGGCTAACTTCGCATTCAAGGCGATCAGCTCGGCCTCCTTCTCAGCTAGAACCTCGGCCTGTTTTGCAAGAGCCTCACTTTCATCGGCCTTTTCGAACCCCTTTAATTTACCTTCTAGGGCTACCTTTATTTCAAGTAGTTTCGCATTTGTTTCCTTTAAAGATGAAATTTCGGCTTCCTTCGCTAAAATGTCAGTAGATGCAGCACCAGCCTCCTCGCCCTGTAACTTCTGCTTTAGTTCAAAAATATCTTCTTCAGCGGCACGAATTGTTAGCTGGTTTGCCGCAATCTTATCATTTGCATCCTTAAGTTCAGTAGATATATCTGCAGTTATATCTGCAACAGGTGCTCTTAGAGCGGCAATTTCAGCCTTCAAGGCCTCAATTTGACTATAAAGTGCCTGTGACTGCCCTGCAGCGGCTACAGTCGCAGCCCTTGATTCGTGTAACTGCTGTTTTAATCCTGCATTTTCTGCCTGGGCCTTATCTTTTTCTATCTCAGTCCCTGCTAATTTTGCTGAAAGTTCTGTGATTTTCTCGATTTTATCGGTACAGTCATCTGCCTTGAAAGTGAGTTCCGCAATTTGACCCTCCAGTTCTGCAAACTTCTTTTTATCAACTGTTGTATTTTTTAGAGCCTCCAAGGCGGCGGCTTCAGCTTGAAGACCTGTAAGTTGAGCTTCCAAATCCCTCTTCTCCTCTTCGAGTTTACCATTCTTTGTTGTGGCCTCAACCACTTCATCCTCCGCTACCTTTAAAAGATCTACAAGACTGTTATACATCTTCTGTGTAACAATTACATCATCCTTTGTTTTTATAGCATACTTGGAGGCCTCTACAACTTCAGCTCTACATTTTTCAAGATCAGCTTGCAATTTTACAAGTTCCTCTTCCACTTTCTTTACATCATCAATACCCTTTGCAACAAGAGCATCATGAACTGTCTGACTTACACCTCCCTCTGTAGGAGGCGCTGCTGCCGCCACATTGGTCTGCGCTTCAGCTAATTGAAGTTTGAGGACTCCTTGAGATGCCTCCAATTCAGCTAATCTAGCCTTTAAAGCGATTTCAGTTGATGCAGCAGCGTGTGCATCTGCAGTACCTTTTACAGCATTA